GGTAATTTCGTTAAAGGAAGCATATTGCTATTCCTTTATTCACTATAATAATATATATTTGAAGAATTAAAATAATAGGAATTGTAGCATAAATAATAAGGTAGCATAGAAAAATAACTCATAATATATTAAATTTTAATATACATATTATTCATAAGATGGAATCAGGAACCCGAATCCATCAAATAAAAAGAAAGGAGATGTATCTATGAGAATGAAAACAATAAAGAGGCTATTCAAAACGTACTTAATTACATTTATAATAGCATTCGTATTATTTACGATAATATCTACTGTAGATGAAGAAATCAATTTTGTAGTAATGTTCATAGATGTATGTGTGCTGATTTTTATGATTGCAATATTGTGGTTTACTTATAAAATCACCATGAAGAAATTGAATGATGCAATTGTAGATGATGCATATGAGATAGCTACACAACTTAAGCGACATCGTTATTGTAATACAGAGCAACTCGATAATATACTAAAGACGGTTGAAGAAATCAGAGATCAAAAGAACAAATGAAGCAGGGGCAAAATGCCCCTGCTTATGTAAATTATTGATCGTCATCTGAGGATTCTATATGATGTTCTTCATCATTAAACTCAGTACCTGTAAATCCAGGAGCAGGACGACATTTTGGGAATTCGATATCGGGTTTCAGTTTTCTCAATTCATTTTCCAACCAATTTTTGTATGAGTTGTTATCAACAACAACCCACGACATCAACTGGTTGATCCTGTTATTGAGAACTGCTATCTTGTCCCCAAGTTCTCTGTTTTGTCGGCGGAGTTCATCTGACTCCTGCTTATGTGTGTCGGAAAGTTCTTTTAATTGGGTACGTATGTACTCATTCATTTTCTGTTCAGATTCTTTCCGGGCAGACTCTGCTTGCTGTTCAAGCATGCTTGCTTCAGCTTTATACTTCTTTGAACTAATCAGAGATGTTACGACTGTTGCAATTCCACCAGAGCCCAGTACTGCAGTGATTATAGCGATAATCATTTGTGCGGTATCCATAATTCACTTTTCCTTTCCTATTATTTGATTGATTTTATGCAGGCTCCAATGTGCCTCATAACATCACATCTTACCATCGTGTTTTGAATAAAAGAGCTGGATCTCATAACAATAAGATATGGTGGATTGTGAGCATAAAAGCTCATTGAAACCAGGTAATCCTATCAGTTTTAAATGTGTATGTGCATTTTAACGCCAGACGAGACGGAAAGGTCCAATTGGTCTAAGCGTTGGGTAAATCCAAATTTATATATCCAACGTCGTAAACGAGTAAACCCCAACTTCAAGAAAGGATGTTTAAAATGAAGAAATTTTATAACGAGGAGAACGATAACAAGAAGGGTGTCAGTCGAAAGAGATTGGCTGACATATTCCGTTACAGAAAAGATACATGTCTTGGTGTAATACTTGGAATGGTTGCTGTAATTGCATTGTCAACCATTACAGTATTTGGAGCAACAACGGCTCCGTCGGTTGATGGAACGGCTGTTCCGGAAACAATAACTACCACAACATGTACAACAACGGAGTTGTCTACCACATCTCTAAAATCGGCAAAGGTTTTAACAACCGCAACTACTAAGACTACAACTGTTAAGACAACGGCATCATCCTCGTTGAAAATGACAACTGAGGTAAAGACTGAGGCTAACACAACGGTTGCTGAATGTAACAGTGGTGATTATACAGAGGAATATAATGATGCAGATATTCCCACTGATGATTATGCTGTAGCATGCTTTGCGGCTGTTGATGTTGATACATATGAGGAAGACGATACTCCGGTAGAAGAATATATCGTGTACAAACCCTCAACAAAATATGTTCACCGATCAACATGTCGATGGACAGACAGTTCATGTTATGAGATTGATTCAACCGAGGGAATCGAATCACGTAAATGCACTGAATGCGATCCTGACATTGAGATTGTTGAACAGTACGTAGAACCTGTTACAACGCAGCCGGTAACAAACACGAGTGGTACAACATCTCTCAATTATATTACTGAAACCGAGAGAATTATGTTGTGCAACGTTGTGGGTGGAGAATACGGTAGCGACTGGGTTAGCCAGTACGACAAGGCATGTGTTGTTGCCGTTGTAATGAACAGGTACTATGACGGAGGTTGGCAGGGTTATGGCAGAGACAATACTATCTATAATGTCATAACTGCTCCGGGACAATTCGCATCATATTATGCAAATTCGTCATATAACTCGAATGTAACCGACAGCTGCATATCAGCAGTTGAATACTACTTTGAGAACCAATCCATGTTTCCGCATTATACGAAATTCTATGGAGACGGTTCAAAAAACTACTTTTCATAATAACATTGGAGGATAGGATTACTGATGAAAAAGTGTGACAAGATTGATAGAGTGGAAATAACCAAGGGTTATGTTTCTGCAATAAAAGCGGATGGAACACGCGCTAAGTTATCACGGTCTGAAAGGAACGTGTTAGCAGCGTACTGTAATCCGAACTACGAGAAAGACATTAGAAAAATATTTGGTAACCCCGGAATCTTGACAGATTCGTTTACTGTCATCAAAGATGGGGTAGTTAAGTATCGTACATACACAGCATGAAGAACAGATGGTCGGGGGCATATGCCCCCGATCCTGTTTTTCTTCTTTTTCATTCTTCGCTGCCGGGGTTTTCGATCTCTGACACAACATCTTCTGATACATCTTCTTCATCAGATGTCCCATCACATACGTTTATTGAGTCCCCAATGAATTTAATCATTTCTTCAGGACTCAACCCATGAGCTTCGTCGGTCTTGTTGAGCTGTTTACCAACCTGATGAATGCCTGTTGCTGCAGCACCCGCAGAGATTCCGATGAAGATTGCTTCAACAATGTTGTTGCCCATATCAACACCTGTCGTATAGTATCCTGCAATACCGAGGATGATACCGAACACGATTGAACATGCGGGTATGTACTTTGATACATCTTTCTTAACAGTGAGCTTCGCAATGGTCTTAGTACATTCGTTAAGCAGTGTCACGAATGATGTGATCGTAATGATAGAAAATTCTAACATATAATTTTCTTCCTTTCTGAATATATATTATTTTAATGAATGAAAGGTAATAACCAATCATTACATTTAAGTGAAAAGGAGGTATAATTTGTGCATCCAACCGAACCATGTCCGGACAATAAGTTCGTTGACAATGACGATGAGATCAAGGTTGAGTTCGTTGAAGAACCAACATACGATCCAATGACAGCTGTGAAAGACACAAAGAACCACAAGAAATAAACCGATTTAAGAAAAAGGAGAAGAACTATGGATCACAAAGACTTTATGGATTCAGTCATTGCAGGTATGACTGAAACAACAGACAATGCTGAAACACCCGTGGAAAACAATTTCCCCAACCCCGATGAAGAAGCCAACTCGATCAGGCTGGAACTGTCAACAGGAGATACTTTCCTTGTTGATCCCAATACGTTTGATTGGGGGAGGGCCGCTGAAAATCTTGGACAGATGACTGCTAACGAAGCAGAATTCAGAAGAATGGCTAAGAACGTCATAAATGCATCACACGATACATCTCCCGAAGCGAAGTTGTGTGCTGATAAGTTCATCAAGGATACAATCGATGCGGTTGCGGACTACCTTTCAGGATATCAAATCCGCATAAATTACAGAGAAGCTTATCCCGGAGCGACTGATGTTGAGATCGCATTGATTATGATATTCGATGCAAACAACATAACGAGAACAATGGTACATCACACGATGGTATTCATGCTGCTATCAATGGAAGCGAAGTCATCGATGGATGACGAAAATGAATATCCGGACGGATTCGATTATGTACCGATGTACTGCGTAACGGTAAAGTTCGCTGAGGATGATGGTGAACCAACTATCCTATCTGTAGAAGAGACAGATGATTGGAAACCTGATGAAGTCGGTGTTGTCGATGACGACGGCCAGGACAGATATACAGTATACATTCCAGCATCCAGCCCAGAAGAAGCGTCAGAAATCGCATTGAAAAGTTTCAAGGAAGGCGGCGATGCGGAAAGCATCACCGAACTGCTGGTAGATGAACACCTTGAACACGAAAGGTATGATGCAGAAGATCAGTATGATAATTCTGACGAAGACGCAATTATCGAAGAAGGAGAAGACAATAACAATGAAACTTGTTAAACCCGGGATCCGAATTGTGGATCCCTTTAAACCGGAAGAAATACTCAAGAAGATCGAACTGGCGGCTCGAACATGCTACCAGTCGGTCGATGACAAAAAGATTACCGATCCCGAGAAGTTCATCCGTAACATCATCAAGAGAGGACATACATCAGTTACGGAACATGTTTCCATATCATTCCGTGTTATAACAGACCGCGGAATTTCTCATGAGTGGGTAAGACACAGAATCGCATCATATTCACAGGAATCAACCAGGTACTGTAAGTACGACGACGATGTTGTATTTATCAAACATATCAATGATCCGATGCAGCATATCCTCTGTGAGGAGTATGAACATTGTGAGGAATCATATAACAGACTTCTCGAAGCAGGAGCTGCTCCACAGATAGCTCGGCAGGTGTTGAATAACGGTGTTAAGACGGAGATCTATGTTACGAAGAATCTCAGAGAGCTGATGAGTTTCTTTAAGCTCCGTGCGGACAAGGCAGCTCATCCTTATATGAAGGAGTTAACAATACCTTTCTTACTTGAGATGAAAGATAAGTTGCCTTGTTTCTTCGAGAACATCCCTTACGATGAGGAGTTCTATGAGAAGCGACTCAAAGGCTATATTGATGGTATTGTAACTTATGACACCGAATACGCGACCAAGACCAAGAATCATCTTGACTGGGAAAGGAAGGATTAATCAAATGAAGATATTATACCATAAGGATGATGATGGTCGTTGTGCGGCAGCCATCATCCATAGAGAATTCAACAATATATTCGATCCGATGAGTAAAGACGATTTTGTTGGATACTTTCATGGAGATAAGCTTGTTACTCCAGAGCTCAAACCCAATGAGCCGGTCTTTATAGTTGATATCGCCTTAGATTCAACTATAGAGAACTTCATTACCACATGTCTCAACAATGGTGCCAAAGTTGTTCACATCGATCATCACAAAACAGGAATTGAGTACTGGATGAAGTTACCTGAAGAATCAATTCTCAGGACATCTGACAAGTACAGGAGGTTCTTTAAAGTAGGAACTTCTGGTACGTTACTCTCATGGATTTACACATACATGACAGAAGAGGAACGTGAACATGCGACTGAAGTACCAATTGAATTTGCGCAAGAGTTCACACATGTCGCAATCAATTTCAATGAAGAAAATCCCTCTTTGATGAGAGAATACCATATTCCTCATGCTGTCCGTTACATTGAAGATTATGATCTATGGACGTTCTTGTTGCGTGAAACAAAGTATTTCCATGCTGGATTGGAGTCTGTTAAAGACAAACATCCTTTATCGGATATCTGGAACAAACTCGTATATGACAACGATCCTCGAGCAGTTGCTGAGATTATTTCCGCTGGTCGTCATATCGAGGGCTATAAGGAAAACCTTTACAAGAGATTCATGAATTCAGCATACGAGTTTACGTATAATGATGGTCTGAAACTGTTGTGTGTGAATTCACCTATACATGGTTCTGCTATGTTTGGTGATAAGGTCGATTCATATGATGCCGTGTGTGTTTATCATTATGATGGAAATCATTGGCATTATTCAATGTATTCAAAAGAAGACGGCGCGGACGTATCCAAACTCGTTCAAGAGATTGCATCACGAAATCACGCAGTATCAGCCGGTGGTCATGAACATGCCGCAGGTATGGTTCTTTATGAACTCATTTTCGAGTAATTATAAATATCCGGGGCAATATGCCCCGGATATCATATTTATGCCTTGATTATTTTTTCCAACGGAGTTGTCGTTGGTTCCTTACCATTCAATGTTTGCGCAAGCCCAGTTGTCATGCTTCGGCTGATGTCTTGGAACAGAATTCCTTGAAGAACTCCTGACTGTTGTACGGCATCACGGAAACGTAATTTCGAATAACCCATTTGATCTACATTTGCGTCCTTACCGTATACCGCAGCAAATGATCTATCACCAGACCGACAAACACGGCGCGCCAGTAATTCATAAGTGATTGCAGGACCCGTAAGATCAATGCCATTGATGTCAAGACATCTAAACATCATTTCAGTCATCATGTTATATGGTATCTGAGGTGACTTGGAATAGAGGTAGATTTGGTTGATGAAGTACTCAACATTCGTGACATTCTTCTGTATACCGAGAGAACATATATTTGAACCCGGTTCATATGTTATTATATAATTATCCGGGTCCTCTTGAATATCATCGTATATATTGAAATTAAGAACAGCAGGGACAACCATGCTCGTTGACAATATCTTATTGTCATTCTTATCATAAAATTCAACAGGGAAAATTCCCATACACGATACATTGGTAGGCTCACGAACAAATCCATCCAATTCTTCAAGTAATCGAGGAATAAGGAATTTAACCTTTGTTTTGTTTATCAGATTACCATTTTCGATTGTACAGAACTTATTTCTGTCCAAGAACAAATACTCCTCAGGAATAACACCGGCATTCTGTGACAGGTCATGTTTTGCTTTCAGTTTCAGGTTGAGGATTTTCTGTGTTACCTGAGTTACAAGCAAACCAACATTCGTTACACCCAGATTATGGAAAACTCTTCCTGCACATTTACCGCAAATAGCATCATGTTCACAACATTGTGGAGAATACAGTTGAACTGTCTTTCCGATGTAATTGTTTATATTATGAAGATCTGTCAATACACGTTTTCCATTATCATTGATATATCTAAATAATGCATACTTCGTGTTCTTCTTTGTTATTGTTAATGGAATCGTCGATGTTGTTCCACAATCCGAATCAGGATCAGGATCAATGTGTTCGGATTGAAGCAGTGCGAGTATGATCTTCGCCATGTAACCCGCATCAGCAGTACCAACGGCAGATGGATATGCGGCGGCAAGTACCGAGTTAGCAAAGGCCGTAATGTCTTTCTTCTTAATACCATTCATGAGTGAATTTTCAACAACATCATATTTTTTGGTGCTGTTATTGTATACGGCACCTCTCATGACATTGATTGTCTTGTAGTTATTGTCCAGATTACCATCACCAGATCTGTAGAGATCATATCCGGGATCATCTTTTAAATTACCACGGACAATACCCATTAACTCATCTTGTATTTTGTTAACGGTCATTATCTGTGTTACTGGGTTATCGGAATTCAAGTCAGCCTGATATTGTTTAAACAATTCTGCCTTTCGTTGGTTAACGTTATTCATAGGACGCACCAATGCTGGAGATATAGAAACTGACAAAAATGCAGCACACCAAAATCCCAATCTATCTCTGGAATCTATATAGTCTCCAAGCTGATTAATTGTTGTCTTATCTAATATTGCAAGGTTATTTATCTCTGCATTGAGAGTTTTTAATCCCTTCGCATCGATTGGGGTATTCCAGTATCCAAGATACTGTATTATTCCTGGCCTTTCCAAGATATATCTATTGAATATTAACATACCCAATGTCGTATCAACTTTTCCATTAACCCATTGATAGTCGTTTTTTGTCAAAACAATTTCATCGGTTGGGTCGAAGTTTGCTTGGTGGAATTCACCAGTTTCCTTATCGTGATAAGCTGCAAACATGTCCTCTATAAATGTCTTCGTTATATCTTTTATATCTGCATTGAGTATTTTATCCATTGCAAGGGAAGCCATTTTATGATTCACAACCTTTCTATTATTTTAATAAATTATAAACATATTATTTATACGGACAAAGAATGAGTGTTCATTTGTCTGATTATTTAAAAGGAGGTCTAAAGAATATGCTTAATTTCATCAGATGCAACAATGACGGTGGTGATGATGACGATGATATGACGTACGACGATCTGAATGATATCGTCGAAAGCGTGATGTGATATTATGTAAAAACGAAAGGAGAAAGTTCTATGGAACTAAAACAAGCAATCAGGGCAATCTCTACGTTCAATGCTTTTGTTCACAGAATAGAGAACTGTCCTGAAATAAAAATTGACCACGTGATGATGTTGTCCAAACTGGACAAATCCCTTGGTGAAGATATCAAATTCGCAAGGGATTGGCTTGCTGGTAAATGTTTATTACCAGCAAACGACACACACACAGATGCATCCAAAGATGAACCCACACAGGTATTGCCGGTCGAACCGGCAATACCCACTACAACAAACAATGTAGAACCGCAATTCTACAGTAGTGAGTTGGACGTCGAACCTTATGCGGAGTGGAGAAAGATCAATGATCTGAATCTTATGGTTTCGGAAAATGGAACAATATACTCCATAGAGAAACATAATGTCTTGGAACCCTATTTCATTGATGGTGATCTTCGTGTTCAGATTGGTGATGATGATAACGATATTAAAAGAGCATCCGTGCTCGTAGCCAAGGCATTCCAGATCCATTCGGCAAATCGCAATGGTGACTATGTTATTGCGTTTATGGATGGAGATCGTCGTAACTTATCTGTGTCTAATCTTTATTGGGTATCATCAGAAAGTAGACCGACTTCTTCATGGAGTCTTCTACTCATCGAAGACATTTGTCGTAGAATCATTGAGCATAACGGTGACGTGGATGTCATTTTGACTCGATACAAAAACAGCAAGCCTGTTGTAACACGTAACGCCATTATTGCAATAATTAACAAAGAACTTCATTCGAATATCTCGGACAAGTTCTTTACGGTGGTAAATAACGATATTGTTCCGTATGGAGCGGAATTAAATGATTGCCAAAACAAACCATCATCATCATTTGATGTTGGTGGATTCTTCTTGACAACAAATGACAGAAAAACTTCGGCTGCTTTGTTGAGGGATAAAATAAAGGCAAAACAGGAATTATCTCTCGTAGAGAAGACCATCATTGTATTCATCACAATCGATATAATCGGTGGAAAGCATCTTCCTGATGTTCAGAAGATATCCAAGGTTGTGAAGGATCAGTTTGGTGTAACTATCCCATACGATATCATTGACCAGATTAGGAATGATTACAACTCCGAAGTGGCCAAGATGTTTGGAAGATAAAGGAGGGGCTTATTAATGATTGACATTAGATGTCTGAATGATATCGTTGATATGGCTATGGAAGTAAAGTCATTTACAAAGGTCATTCGTGAAACAGGAATAACAATGGATGATATTTCAGAAATCGGGTTACTTGTTCCTGATGTTGACAAATCAATTCAGAAGATAAAAGATTGGTTCATGTTCATACCCGAGGTCAATAATATCATTGCTGTACATGAAATAGTTGATGAAGTTGGTGACTTCGTGGACAACGTACTCAACGAAAAACCCGGTATAGAAAAGCCTGAAAAATCTGTAGCAGAAGAAGCTGCTAAAGCAGAATCAGATGACAACACTGATGACATTGATGATATTGTGTTATCTCAAACAGGAAAGATTGATCCTAAAGATGCTGCCATTGTTTGTGAATGGATCGCGAGGAAATGTAACGGACGCCCTTTGACAGAGGCGAGTAACATAGCGAGTGCGACACTCAAAATAAACCGTCAGAATATTCTGCGACTCATTAGAGGTGATACATACAAAAAGATATCTCCAAACTATTTTGACTTTGTTGATGGTGTTGTAAAATCAAAGATACCATCTATGGATAAATTACCAATCGAAATATCCGATATGGAAAAATTCAACAAAGTAATGAATGGCATACCCAAGGAGACATGGTTACCTCTGATGTATGAATTAGAGAAATCCAACTGGTGGGTACAGGAATGGTTTAATCATCGTAGAGAAGCAAACGAACTAATCGACAAAACCGATCTCGTTAATGCGGTCACACTCCGTGTTGCTGTTGTTAACGGAGGATGTTCGGTACCAATGGTTTTGCCGGACTTCGATGTCTCGATTATGATCGCAGATGCCGTGAGTCATGTAGGTAAAAAGAAGATCGCTCGGTTAACCAACTACTGCATGAAGAAATGGGGGATAAATCCAAAACCGGATCATGTGTTTTTGGTGATAAATAAGAAGGTTGACGCCATCATAAGCGATTACTTCTTCAAATAATTAATGTTAATTAAACCGGGGCGTATTGCCCCGGTTTAATTATTCATCATCTGTTTGAGGAACACCATGTTTCACTCGATCTTTTTCTTCTGATTTTTTAGCATTATTGAATCTGGTAAGATCACCAGCAAGGTAACCTGTGACACGACGGATTCTCACGAAAGGAACAGCGGCTTTGTGGATTTCAAGATTTACATAATCGCCGTCAATCCGAATTATCAAGGCTGATATTTTATCATCTGGATACTTCTCCTTGGCGTATTTTATGTATGCTTCACGCTCTTCTTTTGACATGCCTCCGCCTTTAACTTCCACTTTCATTATGATCATTCCTTTCTATATTAATTATAAATCATATATATATTATTATCATGACAACAAGAATCAGAACTCGTAAATCGAAAGGAGTTGATATCATGGATAAACACACATTGTGTATTGGTAAAAGACTGCCCGACGGCAGAATCATCTGGAAACCGATAGAGATTAGCCCTCCATCCCGGGGCTAATTAAACACGATTAATGAATGATTTTACATAATCATTCCCACACGAACATCCACTCAAGTATCTGATTCTTGATATCATAATTATTATCATGTAAGGGGATATGCAAAATGAAAAATTTCATAAAACTCACAAATGCAATCCAGAAGAATCACATAATCATCAATATTGATGATATATCTTCTATCGAGGATGTCTCTATTTTCGAGGGTAACGGAAACTCACTGGTTGAATTAAAATCTGGGAAGAAACTCGTCGTTCTTGAAAAGGTTAATGTCATCACCAAGATGATAAAAAAGAATCGGAGATCATCTCTGAAAGGAAAGGAACATGTCAAATGAAAATATTGAAATCTGACAGGGATATAGATTTGGTATCTGATTTTGATGCAGTAACAAAGTATCCCTGTGTGTCTGTTGAGAAACATAACAAATGGAACTCGCTGTATCTCGTTACTGAGGACCATGAAGTCTTCAATATAGAGAATGAGGTAAATGCCACTCCCTCCCGCTCGAATACATTCTCACCGGAATTCATACGTATCTGGAATGATTGCGTTTTACAGGGTGATCATTGTTGGTGTCCCGCTCATGTATGTGATGTGTTGAAAGCGTTCAACATGTATATCGGAGTATGGGCGTATGCAGCTCTTGTAATGATGTGGGTAGAGCAACATATTGAACAACCCGGATTTGAGATCGACTATCTGCCTTCAGTCGATCTATACCGGTCGGTCGTTACACCTGATACTGAATATGAGCCCATATACAGTGATGCCGATTATCTACTTAATATGGTTAGAAAACCGGGCGACATATCTCTATGTAACAGCTTCACAGAAGAGGAACGTAAACAGTTCAGGTATTATGTACCAAATCCCAAAATCCCGGATGACTTTATTCTTCGGGAAATTTCTTCTGTTAATAAGAAGACCGAATATCCTTCATATAAAAAACAAGAACTTCTGACACCTGAGGAAACAAAGGGTATTATTTCTGATCTGAAGTCTTTGTCAGATAAATATGGCGTTGTTATTGAAACATGTGGACAGAAGATTCACCCGTTTAAGGATTTTGAAAATTGGGGAATGAATGAGGATGGAAATCCTATACTGTTAGACAAACCAACACCCCATCCCGGAGCTTCCAATAGTTTGGTGAATATATCGGATCATTCCGTTTCAGTCCATAACGAAGGTGATGCCTTTGCCAGGGTTATGAGATATCGAAAACCTGATGATGGTTCTGATAACGATACAGATGATTATTCCGACATAACAGATTACAAAGGTTTATTGCCGATACACAGTGAAGAAGCAATCAAGGAACTGGAAAAGATTGCGTCGGATGTAGAGATAAAGAGTGACATTGAATCAGCACATATTAAGGCTGATCAAGTGTTGTGTGATCTGTTGACAAAACTCGGGTACGCTTTAGTTATTGAGAAATGGGATGCCATAGACAAATGGTACAGTTGATTCTACGTCAAAGATGTCTATTTATCATAAATAATATAATGGAGGAAAATCATGAAAATAATTACACTCGAACACAGGATCGATTCGAATCGCAAAGATGTGGATGGTAGCATCGTATCAATCCCAATGGGATTATACGACACTGAAACCAATGAATGTTGGCTTGAATATGGAATACTCCTGGGAATATTCCAACATCAAAACACCGGCAAAATCAGATATCGTAGTATGGTATACGTCAAATCGGATGGGAAATTGTATGATGTTGAAAAATTTATCGGCTTAAGTCACATTGCGGAAGAAACGTTTAAGGTCAATATTGTCGATGCGCTCTATACAAAAACGTCACAACTCCGAGATGAGATGTCGGTCGTTCATGATTTTGAGTGTTTGATTACGAACATAATGAATCATGTGGGTATGCTATGTGAATCTTTGCTTGTTCGTGTTATTCCTTTGCGTTTTCCATCCTCATCTGAATTCCGAAAAAATCTCACACAATTCGCCAAGGCCGCCATTAAAATGGTTACTGAACTCCCCCCGAAACTTGTTATCAACAATGACAACAAGATCCCCGGTGGTGAATCAATCAAGTACGGTAACTCGTTGATTCTAAAATTTCCCGATAGAAATCATATACCGGGAGAAAATACCGTGGGAACAGTCAAAGACAAACCAAGTCCGTATGTCTTAACAGATGAACAAGTAAAAGAAATGCTTGCTGATATGAAGTCTCTTGCAGATAAATACGATACCCTGAGAAAGCTATTCAAAAAACTGGCTGAACATAGAGACATGAAGCTAATGGTTAACGAGATTGGTGAGAAACATGGCATTAAAATTCAATCTACAGAAGGAAATTCACATTTGGGTGATTTTAGCTATCCCAAGGAAGATGAACAAAAGTTAATTTCTATTCTGGATAGTTATTTAATTGACCGAGATGATCCACAACCACCAGTAAATCCAGTTCAACCTGGGAACACCGGGAAAGGACTTGAAGGTTTGAAAGCCACGGACTCGGACAAAGTAGTGATTGGATATCATATTGCACCACCTACCACAAAATGGATTACAGACACCAATACCAAGATAACTACGGAGGATGCGAAACCGATCTTAGATGAACTTATCTTAGATACACCTCTCTACGCATCAGCGGCATTAATTATAGGGGTAAGAGATTTAAAAGAAAATGAATGTTTTGTTTCTGGAATGAAACAGGGTGAGACTGCATATATCACCAGTTCTCATGTTCCAAGAAAGTGTGTACGTTGTTGTGCGGTTACACATATTAATTCCGTGAGAACTGATCCGGGTATGATATATGTCGGTTTTGATACTTTATGGCGTCTTTACGTCAAAGGCCTTAACACACCATGTCTCGGTACCGTATTTGCCGAGCAACCGAATGGTTTTGAGCTTATAGAGATTTGATTTAAATAAATTATGACGGGGCAATTGCCCCGTCATATTATGTTATTATTTTTTCTTCTTTAGGCAATAATGTGGGAATTCTTCATTGAAGAACATATATCGAATAAGGTCATCAACAATGATAGCGACTAATGATAGGGGTATCCAGTAACAAATTGAATGATGTAAACATATCTGACCCATCAAATTAAATGGCCGATCTGAATAGTCCCACACATTCCATTGGAGGATTATATTTACTATGAGACCGGATTCTAATTCCAACCACGTTATTATCGATGCTCCCCACAGGCATTGCCATTGAATCGGTATATCCCATTCATAGTGTTCATTAATCAAACCTATCGAGATGAAACACAGTCCACCGACAATAAACATCGACCAATGGGAAAATCCTCGCGCAAGCAATTCGATGCCTACATAAACGAATCCTCCTAAACAGAATAAGATTATCTCCTTAAGAAGCGTTGTTATTGACTTCCTCATTGTTATCACCACCATTATCAACAACAGATGAATCTGTTGTTCCATCATTTATGTCAGGCATGATTGGTTGTTCGGTTTCTATCGTTTCTCCAGTTTCATCAGGAATAATGGGTTCTGCAGGTGTGTCATCATTTGCATCAGGAATTACCGGCTGATCTGTAATGGGATTCTCTTCTTCCAATACAGGCTCAGGAACTGGTTCTCGCGGAAGTGAACTTATATCGACTTTCATGAATAACGAATCGTAATCGAATTCGTCATTTACTATTGGGCAACTGATCGTTACCCCACCCATTATTGTGGTCAATGTATTGTTATTAGCTTCATTAAGTGGGTTTCCATAGTTGATCGCGATGATATCATGAGCGTTTTGTAACTCATTTATCTCGGATTTAAGCAGGTTGAAATACGTTCTGTTGTACGTAATCCAACCAAGAGCGGTTGTAGAAATCTGAAGGAATTCCTCAGCTGAATACATTCTACATTTTTCTCCGTCAGCATGATAGAAAATTGGTGTCTCTGGGGACATTCTTGCAATCGATTCAAGTTTAATCAACTCAATCTGATCGTTTGCTGTAAGAGAATAATGGGAACCGTTGACATCGATACCTTGTTCGATAAGAGAATGACAAATCGAACTCATTTGATTTATCTTGATTGAACGAATTGTTTCGATGTTTTCCTGATATCGGTCGATTGGTTCGCGATGAATGAATTTGCCATCGATGTATTTATAATCGAGGATATCATTAATGATATCCTCGGAAATATTATCATCGATTTCAAACCCATTATTCTCAGGCATTCCACCGATAAATATCAATTCAACGATATTGTGATCATCGTCTGTTCTGATATACATATATTTTCATTCCTTTCATTACGAGTACTTCAAACCATAAACTTCGTAGATTTTGGGCGAATAAGCAACAGCTGATGCATTTGCTGTTGAACCCTTTGCGGTCATCAAAACATCTGACGCGCTGATACCAACGGTATTCGTGCCCGATAATGACGTTAATACGTTTCCTAACGAGACCGAGGTTGATCCGTTTTGTGACGGGTTTGGATATGTTACAAACGGATGACGAACATATATGTTTGTGCCTGACCCATTTGAGATGTGATGGAATAATGTCACACGCGTAGCACCACCATATGGGTCACATATGATGATAAGAGAATCATAATTTGTCCAATCATCCGTTAACTCAACCTTGTTAGATCCCGATCCACTATATAAACACTTTGTCAGTGTTATATTATTGCTTCCATCGAAAGAAACTCCATTAATCGTTCTTGCAGTATTAAGCTTTGACGCGCTGCTTGCAATACCGTTGAGATATCGGGCATTTACTGTTCCATTTGGAACATGTAACTCACAGTATGAACCGCTTCCACCATTGGTCCAATAATTAGTTTTAACATATAGACCACCACACATATTCACACCACCGGTATATGTTGTACATGTTGATGCGTTTGGGATAGCACCAACAGTACCAGTAGTATTACTTGGATTTGCATTAGACGCTGCAATCAATAACGGCCTTATGATACCATAATTCGAAGATGATGTTACGTTAAGATTGGTTGCTGTCACTTTAGTGTCAGTATTGGTATTGACGTCGCCAACGAGTTCATATTGAGCACCGTCATACACGAATGTGTATATTCGGTTCGCTGCAAGATATCCAGCGCTTATAGCAGCATTTCTATAATAGATTGGTTTTGCTCCAGTTCCATTAACATTCAGCGTAGGATTTGCTGCAGTATTTGTGACTGAGAATCTTACAGTTATTTTTGCACCTGAAAGAATAACAAACCCCGGACAATCAACCACCTTTTCAACCGTAGCGGCTGCTGTAGAACATGTGCCGTAATGAATTATACTTGCTGAACCATTGAATGAAACTCCATCTATATTCCTTGCCGTTGTAAGCTTAGCAGCAGATGATGCTGTGCTTGCATTGCCATCTAACGCACCATGGAATGTCGTAGCATATGCATTAGCCCATTTGTATGTTGATGTACCTAAACTGCTCGCGTTAGTTGTGCATGGATAAAAATGACCTCCTGATGTGAACACCATAGCCTTCCTGTTGGCGATCGTATTACAGTTGGTCATGATCCATACATCGGAATCACCCGATAGTATCAAGCTTTCTGTCGTTTTACTAATCTTGGATGATGCGTTTACAGGTGAAGGTAAACCTGCCTCAGATGTTACAAGACCTTCAAGACTGGCAGCAGATTCACCGCCACCAACAAGTGTTAATCCTCCTGTACCACCTATGACAAGCATTTGTCCGTTTGCATCACCATCAACAACTTTGACTGGTATAGATGTTTTTGTTCCGGTATTAAACTTGATTTGTCCTGTCATAGTGCCACCGGCCAGAGGCAAATAACTGTGAGTATGATTGCCTAAAGCAACAGATGCTGATGATGTTCCGGTAGGTATACGTGCAATCGGTACCGTTCCTGATGACAGATTAGAAGCATTCAAAGACGTCAGACCTGCTCCAGATCCTGTAAATTTAGTAGCGGTGAGATTTCCCGTTGATGGGTTCGCTTTGAATTTCGCTGATTTCTTAACACCAGTTGTTTCATTTGTATCGTTTGCTGCATTGGATAATATCAACCTAAAATCATAGTTTTCTGTGATGTTGCTTTGTGTTACTTTGGTATCTGTATTAGTATTCGTTTGACAATAGATATCTGTCGAAGTTCCACCAATCTTAAGGGTTCCTATTTTGGTTCCACTTGTAAGTGTTGATGTGAAAGAAGTATTAGACGTATCAAGTATTTTATAAGATGCTGTGGTTTGTGCAGATGGGTGTTTGTATAAGTCACCATCAACATCACTCATTCCTATCGAACCGAGTACACCATTGGAGTTTTCAAACCTTAGAGACGCAAAATTTTTAGTTGTTCTTTTTATTATCAATGGACCGAAGTTTGAAGAAGTTATTGTTCCGCCGGATAATGGTAAATAGCTATGGGTATGTGAAGTAGCAGATGCACCAATTGATTCAGGAGTAATGTTTATTGTTTTTGCGGCAGAACCATCATATGTTCCTAATGAAGTTCCATTTCCCTGAATAGTAATAGCATAGGGATTCTTCAATGCTGTATATGTTGTGTCAGTGAATTTTTTCTTTGTCCATGCGCTCCATGTTCCTGATGAATATGTTCTTTCATATTCCGAATTGACATTTCTAAATGTCTGTCTTGTAATATAATCAGTCGCAGAAGCCCATCGAATCAATTCAACATCCAAAATGAAAGGTAAATTTTTAACAGGGATATTGGTAATATTTGTGGCACCGGCATTTGTTATATTAATATAACGCTGGATATGTGGCTCACCACTTGCGAGGGTATAAGTGTTTACGTCAACTGTTTTATCGGTTATATTGATTCTGTTATAACCAGCAGAATACAGAGCTCCGGTAGAAGGATTGAATTGTAGCTTGGTCGACTTCTTTGCAACGTTTGTTTCGTTTGTATCATTAGCAGAATTAGATAGCAATATTCTGTAATCATTTGCATCCGTTACATTGTTTTGTGTGACCTTAGTATCTGTATTTGTATTGGGAGGAACTGACCATGTTCCATCTTCTCTAAGGTACTTCGTTGTACCAGCAGTAGTAGATGGAGCCGGAACAAGACCCGCCTTTGCACCACTACCAGATTTAACAAAGTTGGTATATGTTGTATTATTATCATTACCCCATACGGCAGTACCATCAGCACTCCATCTGAGAATTTGTCCACTGGATCCACCCGCAGGAATGTGCTTGTTTCCGGCGGTGGTTGGATGGGTGTATTTATTTGCACCTGTAGCGATTCCATCGAGTTTGGTTTTATCAGCAGCAGACATAAGACCTGCAGCAGATTGTGTTGCTGCTGAATATGTGGTATTACTATCTGTATTGATATCGCCTACGAGTTCGTATTGTGTTCCGTTGTAACGGAATGTATATGTCCTATTGGCGGCGAGGTATCCGGCAGAAATTGCTGCCCCCCTGTAATATATGGCTTTTGCACCAGTACTATTAACATTTAAAGTTGGAGATGGTGCTGTATTTGTGACAGTAAATTTTACCGTTATTTCAGCGCCAGTCACGAGAGCAAATCCAGTGCATGCAACAACTTTAGCGGCAGTACCAGCCGCAGTAGAACACGTTCCATAATTGGTTCTGTTTGCTGTTCCATCAATGGATAAACCATTGATATTACGTGCTGTATTCCACTTAGTGGCAGACGCAGCATTACCATTGACGGGTAACTTTGTGCTGTCCTTTAACTGAATTCGAGAGGTTGAACTATCATCGAGGTATGCGTTTCCAGTTGTTGTGTCAATCAGAATTGTTCCAGCGACTTTTGTTGTTGGAAGAGCCGATGATGGACCTCTTTTAAATATGACTTTTTCGTTAGCCATGATTATTATTTTACCTCCCTAAAGATTTTTATAATATCAAGATGGTCCCCTTGCCGGGGACCACCCTGGATTATAATTAGCGTATGTTCAGTTTTTCTTAATTAAAAACTTCCCCATACGAGTGCAACGTCGGTAAGTTCATCCTTCGTCGCATATGTTTCAGTGATAACATTTCCAGCGGCATCCTGTGTTGCCTTTGTTGCCTTACCTGTAAGATTACCAACGAATCCACCACCAGCAGTTACAGCACCGGTTGCTGCGTTCACTGATACGGCCTTACCTGATGCATTTACAATTGATACACCACCGTTTCCTGCAGCAGCAACACCTGTAAGATACAGTGTACCTGTAGTTGCAGCTGTTGACGTTACCTTTGTATCGACGTTAGGATTAGCGGGCATTGTAAGTGTGTAAGTTGCTGTACCAGAAATATGACCATATGCATCATATTTTATGGTATTAAGTGTAACCGCCTTACCCCATTCAAGAGTCTTAGCTGTATTGAGACCTGATGTATTTGCAGTAATCGCGGCATTGGAGTGTCCGAACTTACCGCTTACAAGAGAGATGCCTCTATCAGCAGCATATGTTGTATTAGTAGGAACTACCCATGTACCATCTCCTCTGAGGAACGCCGTCTGCTTACCTGCAGCAGGGGGAGGAACGAGACCCTGTGTGCCAGCTGCATCAGCTGTAGCGGCACCCATAATCGGAATGGTGAATGTTGTTGAGCTTCCGCTACTGGGTTTCAAGGTTCCTGTGTATCCAGCATCAGCATTAGCTCCTGAAATGGTGTATGTTGTATTTGCAGGAGTTGCCCATGTTCCATCACCACGGAGGAATGATGCTTGTTTGCCAGAAGCAGGAGCAGGAACGAGACCGCTCTTACCTGCAGCAGATGCGGATGCAGCAGTCATAATAGGAATGGTTACCGAAGTAGCAGAACCATTACTGGGTGTCAGTGTGGACTTGAATGTACCATCAGACTGGAGGGCACCAGCGAGTGTGTAAGTAGTATCAGTAAGTTTAGAACCAGCAGGAACGCTCATTCCAAGAGTAAATCCAGAATCCTTAACGGAACCAGTTGTTCCATCGGCAATAAGAACATGTCCAGATGTATAAGCACCGCTCTTAATAAGCGCACCGTCAATGTTCTTCTGAATGATATTCCAGTTAGCGTTGATTGTTGATACATTGGAAGATGTTGCTGCAGCAGTATTATCGGTCGTACAAATAATCATGTCACCGACTTCAACGTTCTGACCATTTATCTTACCTGCTGCAGATATTTTATATGTGTCACCACAATTAGCTGCAGGTGTATAGATTCCAGAAGCTGTAGCCGCAAGGACGCCCTTGTATATCATTGCATCATTTGCACCGACGATACCATCAACGTAGTTCTTGACAGCAGCAGTTGTAGGAATACCTGTACCTGTCTTAATGTCCGTATCAGCAGCTTGTACAGTACCAGAGAGCTTATGACCTCCCAGTGATACAGTTTTAACAAATGATGTTGCACTGCCTGTAACAGAACCAGTTCCGCTTGTTTCCGTAGGAAGTGTAAAGGTCTCAGTTGTGATATCGATATTGTGTGAAGAATCACCCTTTGTAACACCGGTAACAACTGTGATGGAACCACCATGTGTAAGAGCACCACCAGCTGTAGCAGCAGGAGAATCTACCGTAATTCCAGTCTCTTCAGGAAGCTGGAACTTCGCAAGCTTCTCAACAACGGTATGTGAACCGGAGCCCTTAGACACATCGGATACAACAGTGAAAGTCCCGCCATGTGTAAGTGCTGTTGCAGATGTAGGTTCTGTTCCTGCTGTAACGCTTACAGCCGTTTCACCCGGAAGCTTGATTGTCTGATCTTCAGCATCAGTGATTGTACCATGTGCATCATAAGTGATCTTAGGAATAGTAATGTTTCCGCCGTGAGCAGGTGTAGTAGATGCATTGGCACCGACAACACCAGCAGCAATAGCAGCGGGAAGAGAACTTATCAGTTCCCAACCAGCACCGTCCTTGCTGTAATAAAGCTCGCGAGAACCGGATGCAAGTTCCTTAATGAAGATTGAGTTAGGAGGATTGTATCCCGTAGGAAGAGTATCGCCGTGACCAACGGGACGTGTATATTCTACGTCTCCAACAAACATTCTCTGTTCATCGGTTGTGAAGTATACAGTGTTGGCGTCCTTGGCTGCGATTGCGTCAAAGTTAGTCTGAAGACCATACTTAAACTGAATAACTGAATTCGTGTTAGGCATATTAAATCATCCCCTTTTTATAATTTATTAGACATTGGGTAATTGTTTCCATGAAACAATGTCTGCAACACCAGCTTCGGTTGCCAATGTCTTTTCATCAGGTGTCGCGGCAAATGTAGCACCTCCTACCTTAACACCTGAATCTTTGATTGCTCCATCGGCATCGAATGCAACGAGATTGTCGACAGTTCCGACAACTTTGTCGACCTTGTTAGTTAAAGCCTCGGTAATACCGGCTTTGATGAGTCCAATTGTTGCAAATCTGTTTGAATCCGCACTTGCCCAGTTAGCTCCGTCTGTCAAATATCCAGGTGACATTACATACCATTTCTGATTGTCAAATGTCACCTGAATGCAGAATGTCTTTGTATCGAGATACATGATATTTGCAACCGCATCGTCTAATGTAGGCATAGTTTCAACGGGAATAATAGACGTTGTCATCTGTGTTGTTCCCTTGAAGATCTTGCCTTCGTCAGTTACAAAGTACAATGTATTTGACTCTTTTGTTGTTATACCGTCATATGCCGATCTCGTAAGGGCATAGAAATTTACTTTGTTCTCTGTACCTTGCCAAACAGTGTCATTCTGTGCAGCAGATTCAGTCCAGTTATCTATATTCGAAGGATCATTTCCTTTAAACAGCCATATTGTACCTGTATCTTCACGGTATACCTGTTGACCGGGTTTGACATCGGATACAGCAAGCATAGCTGCTTCGTTGGCAACAAACAACATCGGTGTTGCGTTACTACCGATCTCTTTCAGTGTACCGTCACCCTGGATGAGGTATGTGTTTGCGGTTGTTCCATCGAATACATATACCTGTTGACCAAAGTAGTATTTAGAATCGGTTGATCCAACCTGAACAGCAGTAGCCGCTGCAGCAACAGCTTCTTCATATGTTCCAAACCATGAGCTGATATCAAGGGGGAAAGCAGCATTGCGATCAAACGAGTTTGACCAACCAAGCTTTGATTTAACTTGAGAAGGATTAAATCCAGTAGCCATTTTCATTTACTCCTTTCCTTAGATAGTAACAGTGTATGTCGTTGTAGCACCTTGTGCACCGGCAAGGTCCTTAACATAAACACTATAATCCTTGCCATTATCGCCGGAAGCATCAAGAACATTTACAACCGACATTACGAATGAATCCTTAATTTCAGATCCAAACTCTTCAGCAGATGTAATTGATGCGACAGCCCCAACAGAAGCCTCATATGCTAATACGACACGCAACGTTCCTGCGGGAACGGATATCGTGTACTTCTGACCTTTAGCAACTTTCTTGTTCGATTTACCAACAAGACCTCTTACGAGAGCAGAGTCAACAGTTCCATCCTTGGATGTAAGCGCACCGTAGAATCCCTGGCGGAATCCAGTAACATGTGTAGATGAAGCTGACTTGGTACCGGCCTTGATCTGTGCAGCGGGATAATCCGTTCCAAGATATGTCTTAGGTACATCACCATCCGAATGAGCAACTGAACATGATACAAAATAATCTGTTGCATCAAGTACAGTGAATGCTTCGAAAGATCCTGTTGCCGTTGCAGCAGAATGTGAATCATTGTCGGTAACAGTGTATGCCGTTGCAGTTACTCCAGATGCTTGCGTCGTTCCATTAGCTACATACTTACCTGCATTAAGAGTTACGGCCCATGAAGGAGTAAATGTTGTACCAACTTCCTTAGCTCCAGCATTAGTCAATGTAATTGTTGCAGATGGTTGTGTGGCAACAGGATTACTATCCTGACAAAGCATCTTTGTGAGGAAATCCTGAAGGTTTGTCACAGCTGTAATATCTATAACATCACCCTTCTTAAAATTTCCGACAGGAGTTGTTACTGTTATATTCTGCGCCATAGCAACGGTTGACGTTGTTGCAGATGTTGGAATAAGATCGCCGAGATCCACCTCAACAGGTGTTTCTACTCCAGTAACAGAGAGTGAGAGGATGTGGGTTGTTGGATCATACGATGCCGATGATAAGAACAGATCAGCAATAGTCACAGACTTTTCTGTACTATCCTTGGCGGTGAACTTAAGAACGGTTCCGGAATTATCATCCGCTCTTGTTGCCACAACGTCAACTATTGCAGAATCATAATCTGCAAGTTGAGTAGATATGGCTTCTTCAACAGCAGCAACCGTGGGAATCTTTTGATCACCCGTTTCGGTTTCCGTAGTTGATGTTTGAATTACTCCGTCAGCAAACGCATCAAGATTCTTGATGGCACCGTCACCAACTTCGTCGCTGCTCACGGGAATAATTTCCCCGTCTTTCTTTGTGTAGAGAGATACGGAATCTGTTCCATTCGGTACAACATACAGCTTACCCTCTACCGCGGTTTCAGCAGTAGGAGTTGTATCCACGAATTCAATAGGACTTACCGTTGCATCAGAGATAAGGGTTTCGCCCTTATATATTCTCTGTGTATCTGTAATGAAATACAATGCATCAACGTCCTTAGCCGCAACCGCATTGAATTGAGCCTGGGTACCATAATTGAAAATTATGTGAGCCATAAGTTAATAACCTCCTTTGATAAATTATTTATTTATTACCGAGATTATTCCAATCAACCTGGTTTTCAAGAGTTGTAACTCGAACATTCAGCTGACTAACGGTTTCACTGGCATTGATTGCCTTTATAACCTCGTTCTCGATAATAGGCTTAATTTCCTCAACGTCCATGTTGTTGAGACTTACATATGTTTGGGTTGTTGTATCCCAAAGATATGTCAGTTGCAGATCAGTTGCGACGTAGAGTATTCCAGAAACGCCCGTCTCCGGGAATGCGGCTCTAACATCAAATACGATCTGTCCGCTGTTTACGAGCGTCTGCAACAGCTGCTTATCTTCATCGGTATAGTCATTGGATGAAAGGCCCTTACCCTCTTCCTTGTCTACCTTCTGAAGCAGCAGGTTATTGACTTCTTCCTTAGTGTATGCATCCACAGGTGCACCAGTAGTACCCCGTTCGAGCTGATCTTCAATAGCATCAATCTTAACCGTGATATTCGATATCTGGGTTTTAATATCGTCGATGCTCGTCGTGTTTGCTTCCACATTCGTCTTGATGGTCTCAATATCAGAGTTGATCATTGAGATAGCTTCTTTCGCCCAAAGATGTTTTGCCTTAAGGTCATGGATCTCTTCCTTCATGATCTCCATTTCCCTAACGAGCTGATCGATCACAACACCACTACAATCATTCAACGCAGACCACATGCCTTCAGTATTAGGAGGAACGATCATTTTTGACAGGAAGGCAACGAATGACATTCTGAAACGTGTTGTAATATTAGCATGATATTCGAATGATCTGTTAACTTCACATGATGCGAGCATTATCTCATAATCCGGACGTACTGATTCGATCGATTCATGCTGAAGGAGAATGCGCATGTTATTCTCGACGAATGTGTAGTAAGGATTCATATCATCCAAGATATGAGCAGCTGTATCAATAACACCAACAAATACATCAACTGTATTGATTGTTATTGTATACAATCCCTGGAATGTCATCTGGGGAATATTGGAAATAACTACTCCCTTTGCAGATTGAATATAGACATCTCTTATATCTGTGAAGTGGAAGTAATTATCATATACAAATTCCTCAATACTTCCCTCATGAACAGCACCGCCATCTCTGTCATTAACCGTATAATTTATCCTGAACTTAAGGGGGGTCTTGATGATAGGAAGTACTCCATGAAGGTCCTCATGCTTTCTCGCAGTATACTTCTCCAAGAAGTTTGTTCTGACGATGTTTGTCATGGTGCTGTCGGTCATATCGAGTGTAGCAGTAAGATTTATACATGACGGATCGTTTCTCTGGGTAACCTTTGTATTTACGCTTTCAGCATAATGGATAAATTTACCGTACTTTGTAAATGAAGTATCGACAATGTATGGATATGTATCTTCCAATACGAATCCAGATCCGATGAAGAATCCATCAGTGGGAAACTTTACCGGCGGAGGGGGTGGAACAGGATGATGATTACAATCACAGCAGCCATCGTAGCTATCATGTGAAGGTACCATATACGGATATGATGGATTATGATGTGGAGGAGGCGGGAGTGGCATAAATGACGGTGGTATATGGGGTCTTCCATCCGGACCACAGTCACAAGTTGGACGCAAGGATGATGGTTTCATTTCATATCTCTTCCTTTCTTATTTGATTTTTAGAACTTGTTTTATGATGTAAATGACGATAGGAGTCCACAGGTAGATCTCTCGCCATTCAGCATTATCAAACAATTGGTCTCCTGTATACAATGACAGCTTGTGTATGTCAGTCAGTTTACCATACATGAAATCATGAATGATAGATATGTAATCGAACCTTTGACATTTGTAATGTTTATTGCAACACCCGTTATATTCACAACATCTACAATCTTCACATCTACATGTCCTGGTGTCTAATTCATTCTCGAATATAGCCAAAGCATCATCTGGGAAATACTTCTCACATTGAGAAGAGGTGCACCAAGGATCAATTGGTATCATTATATCAACCGGATATCCATACATTGCAAATGACGAATCAGGATAACACCATTCACCGAGTATATGGTATTTGAAGGAATCAAGATATCTGGCAGGAGCATCTCTTTCAATCCATTTATAAGGAGATTTCTGATACAGGAAATCCATACGGGCATCACGTATCTTATTAGGATTAAGAACAATATTGCCGTTTTTCCCATCATTGATCATGACTCCGTGTTTTGCCATAAACATATTTCCGCAGACATCAAACAATGTTTTTCCATTCAAATGAAGAAGGAAGCAGTTATGAATATTATCATAATAACGAGCAACATAGTTTTCCGTCATGTCATTCACCATAGATATCAACCTGGATCGAAGTTCATGATCTTCCTTTCCAATTATAGGTGTAAGGTCCTCACCACCTATTGTTTGGAGATCCATTATAAAATGCCCTACAGTCTGATCGTATATCTTATTGATCTCTGGGGGATTTGTAGAAAACAACTCATAGTTTATCCTGTATGAACCATCTGTATTTAAACCATCCTGGGTTACTTGGGTAACTCGGAATAGATGGTTCATGTTAAGATGTTTCACTATGAAGAAGTCATTCTCCTTTGGCATTATCGTTCCCGGTATTATAAATGCCTCTCCCGACAATCCGTAGTTTCTTGCGGTGGTTGTTGATGCTTGTTTTTCTTCCGGTTGTAATGGAGAGAATCCAAGCAATACCATGTTATCAATCTCATCATATCTCAATGGAGAATCGTTTCCAAGTACCTGGTAATGGGTATTAAAACCCAGAGAAGATGTTGTATGGGCATCATTAATATTCCAATACTTTACGATCGTTCTTCCTGCTCCAGTGTACTTGTTTACACGAGAATGAAGATATTGATCATACTTATACACTTGACCATCAACGAGTGCTTGTTCATCATACACTAATCCCGACATAATATCACCTACTTTCATTTTGTATTAAATGGATAAATAATAATAAATATCCCAATAGGAACCTTATGATTCGGTTTGTATCTATTATTTTGACTTTTAAAACATATATTATTTATATGCAATACGGGTCGATTGTGTGTCAAATTTTATGTTTTATTCTATCTAAAAAAGATGTCAATACTTACGGATGTAACACACATGAGATATAATGTTATCTGCAAGGATGTTTAAACTTAACTAAACAGAATTGATTGATAGTGTATTGCGATTATAGTTACCAGGAGGGTAACCGTACACTTATTGGGGGCGTAAAGCCCCCATATTACTCATAACTTATTTCTTGTATTCTAAACGAATTTTCTATTTTTTCTTTTTCTAAATCTATATATAATAATATTGACGTGGGTAATAGATAGGTAAAGTTATTTTAATATCCTATAGATATCCAGTTAATACGAATAACCAAACAATTACACATAGGAGGAAATAAGGATGAAAGTGTACTTATTATCACAGATAAGGAAAGGTGAGAATGGAACAGATACAGTATTACCAGTAATGGTAACATATGAAGCCATTTCTTCGACCGAGAAAATCCATGTTGATGAGATCGAGGTTTCTGATTCTGCAACAGAGATATGTGTTATCTATCAAATCGCTTATGGTACTGGCATGTATGGCAACATTGTCGTTGTCAACGAAGACAGAAAAGAAGCCTACTTAGAGTTGAGGAAAATGACGAATGTTTGTATGATTGACAAATTTACTTCACCGGCCGATGCAACGATCAGAGGAATATCAAATGATCGGAAAATCCCGCGTCAGTATGAGAAGTATCATGTCAAGGCATCATTAATCAAGAAATTTGATAATACTTTGATTAATGATGACATAATACTATATCATACAAATGATGTTATTCATTAAATTAATAGAGAAAGGTTCTGATATTATGAAACGCAGAAAAAACGTTAATAAGTATTCGATTGGTGAACATGGTCAGATCACTAATAACAATCCCCATATTTCCGAAAGAACAAAGATGGTATTAGATTTGTTGTCTTTTGGAAGCATGGTGAACGGTGGTTTGTTTACCAACGGAGAAAGTTACACCGTTGATGATGTTGATGTGACGGAAGAAGTTACAGAGGCTGACACAACATCGACTGATGAAAATATCAATGAAGATAATAAGGAGGATATTAAAGACGAAGAAGAATAACCACAAAAACCACGTTAGGAGGTTTTGTATAATATGATTCCATATATCGTTAAATATGATTATGATGATGCATATGGTTTTGGAGCTGTGATAGTATACACAAATAATCTTGATGATGCCGTTTATCAATTCAAGAGATATATGTTCAACAAGAAGGATCAGAAATGGATTGATCATACGTATAGATACTCTGACTTCAAACACATTGCAACAAACGCATATGGATGGCACACATTCCTCAATAGTCCTGTCAATGTTGTCTGTTTGAAGATAAGGGAGATCAATATTGATCATGGACCCGTTATTCCGATACAGGAACATTTCGAAATCCAATAGATATATAATTAGACAGAAGGAGGTATCAACCATGTCAGAAAAATACGAATACGTATATCCGGTTGAAGAGTTGGATAAAATCATTGAAGAAATGATGAATGGAATTCAACCAATGCTGGATGACCAAATGGAATTGGAGGTAAAACTTCGATGGAAAGAACGGCAGAAAGAAGAGTTCGGAATCGAGGACGAAGATGAAGTTGATGCTGCTCTGTTAAGACAACATCATGAAGCAATCAAAAAATCGATTGAGAACGATAAGAGGAAAGCATCCCGTAGAGATGTTATTGAGCTCAAGATTTCTGATGAACAAAAAGCAAAGATCAGAGAAGAGATGTCGTGCTCGATCGTCAGACCTGATCCAAACGATCCGTACAATCTACCCGATTCACAGGTAAACGAAAACAAGGAAGCCCAGTTGATTCGTGAAAGATTGAAAGGTTTGAGAAACTGTTATTACAATCAGACCGATTATGTCAATGCGATCAAGATAATCACGGATGCCATTGAATTGTCTCTTGGTAAATATGGCTCGGGTGATTATCCGTGGTTAACTTATGAGGAGGCAGTCAGGGAATTTAATGCGGGTAATATTAAATTCAAATACTGTGAAATCCCTAAGTTGTATATAAACCATTCGCAGATAATCACGGATCCAGAGATTCTCAAAGGTGTTATATCTGGAGACATAGTTCTTAAGAACAGACACGAAGAGAAAACTGAACAGAAACGGAAGAATGGCGATAGCAGACCTGTACATGTTAAATACACAGTCACTGGAGATGACGAGTATGCAGCAATGGTTGCAGCCCATCGTCAGGGATATGATACACCGTTGTCAGCTATCATCCGATATAAGTCAACTGTTTACAGTCCCAAGATGTCGCCGTTTTTAAAGAATGACCCTCTCAACAATTTGGATTCGAATGGAGAACCGATTCTGTTTGATTGGATGCGAGAAGGTGCAGGTGCTGAATACTATGATCTCGTGAAATGTCGTAAGCCATCCACGACCGACCTCATTAGAAGTGTTGATAGTGATAACGGTGGAATGTTTGATTCATCGGTATATGGCAATGCTGGAGAGTTCCTTAATAGCATGAAGACAGAGGCATTACAAACAGGCGGATATGATTATACGCTTCCGAATTATCTACAACCTCCCGTTGATAGTTTCAATTATAATGAAGATGCTGCGAAAATAGAACGGGAATTGTATGACACAATCAGGATGAATAATCCTATGAAATAAAATCACATAATTGTAATATTTGTAGTATAGTCAGTGCTATGAATGTTCCTCGTCGTAAAATTTAAGTTCCAAAATGCGACGAGTGTATGGAACAATATATTGTGTTTGTTTCTTTCTCGTCTACACAAGTAATTACCGGGGCTGCAGCCCCGGTAATGAAAGTGTCATTTTTGTTTAATATTGATTTTACTTAAGGATAATTCAATGTAAGGGGGAAACTACATTGGATAATCATATTGGGATATCCATTTTATAGGACAAATAACCTGCACATGTTTGTCCTGTATCTTCCTTTTTTCTTTTAAAAATATTCATAACTTGGGGGTCACATGACCCCCGGGAAATGAATATTTATTTTGCACGTCATGTAACATGTGATTAATATTTGGGAAGGACCTGTTGATACAACAATTATGATCGTGAGAATAGATCATCGATTCCTGCTGAGATTACGGAACCTCCTTTCGTTTTTACATTCCCAGATATTATCAATCAGATCCGGGAACATTCATGAATTGTCCTTTCTGACGCCATATGGACAAACCACACCCTCATGGATTTCCGGATCATTCGATTGATAAAATTATTGAAATAATATCCCGGGCTTCGGCCCGGGATTAATTATATTTTTCTTTTCATTTTTCTATGCTATCGGATTTGGTATGCTACCACCTATTATTTCAATCCTCTAAATATATATTATTATAGTGAATAAAAAGAAAGGTTCCACTCACTTTCGACTTATTCAAATTACATATTACGCAGAAGGAATAACTGCGTATCAAACCCACGTAGAAGGAGTATATATGGAATTCAAAGAAGCACTGGAATTTGTCATGGCACGTATGAAACAGATCGAAGAAAGTCTTCCTACCAACACATCTTTTGATGGCGTTGCTGATATTGAAGACCTCTGCAAGATCATTCGTTTTAACAATGACGCTGCGGTACAGTCTACAGAGATTGGTCTCTTCTTAGCCAAGATAATCGGTGATCCCGCTTATCAGTCTATGTCTGACAAGCTTACCGATTCTGACGTGAAGTTGCTTAATGCAATTCTGTCTAAGAAGATTCCTGAGCTTCCTGATCCTACTTCTACGAAGTAAGGATATGGGCGGAGGATAACCCTCCGCCCATATTTTTTATCTTGTATTCCCAATTAGATGAATTGGCTTTGTTTTTTCGTATGTTGAATGCAACCACATTCCCTGGTACTTTTTATCAATCAGGACATATACACCCGAAGTGATAAATGGAATAATCTTAACAGTATTCTTTACGTCATCAATCAATCCATCCGGTTTCTTTGAGATGTAAAAAGAGAAGTATTTCTCAACAGGTCCTAATGTATAAACGAGGAACATACCAGTCGTTGTAACAGATAACTTATTCCAATGAGGCTCTGTCAATTGTTTAGCACATATACGAAGCTTCTCATTGTTTATCATAGAACGATGTGTCCTCATAAATAACGGATTTGTGGTCTCTTCAATTTTCCATATTTTATCAAAGGATTCGATTATTTTTTCATTCGGTATTTCCGAAAGACCCAATCCCTGTAATTTAGTATGGAATAATGTTACTCCATTTATTGATGGAATGTTGTACAGTTTGTTGTAATCCTTAATGGTTTCATCGAATGAAACATGATCAAGGATATCCTCTTCAATGTCGTGATTATTTGCCGAAGGAGTAATGTTTTTTGTGTAATCATGGATTGGCCTATGGACATTTGTATTGAATGTAAACATTATATCCTGATTGCGAATCTTAGAATTGCTTAACATAGCCAGTCTATAATTAGAATAACTATTACCGTTGATATCAACATATACGGTTCCTTCATCCAGTAATTCATTTCCCGTATTGAAATCATCAACGAGTTCGATTGCCTCAAAGTTCCTTAATGATTTCATGTTACGAAGCTGAATAGATGTTGGTGAAAGTATCGTTATATCCTTATCATTAATGACACATCTACCATTAACCCAGAATTCATATCTGTCCCGTGATAACGGTGTAGGCAGATATCCTGTCATGTCTATCATACCGTCAGTAGGAATCCTATTCAATGAGTATCTACATATTCCAATATATGGAGATTTGACAATACTAACGTTGGGATTGATGTCTTCATCAATAACAAATCGTTTGTTGTTGGAATTAGTTCTGACATCAGAGATAGGTAATCTTGTAAAGTGTTTATTGTCATAATAGTATTCGAAAGGATTCATCAAGTTGCTGTTATCGATGTCTATGATGTCATCAGTACGTTTGATGTACTTATTTTCCAATGTAACTTCAACGATTCCTTCTGTTGGATTTTTCATAATGATTTTGAATTCCTCAGGAATCTCACGATACTTCATGTATGACAATGGAACCTGCAACCAGTCTCCTTCGTAAACAGTATCTTCAATGGAAGATACTTCTACTTCTATAACTCCACCTACAGGGTTATACATGTCATCCTGGAATACTGTGCATATGAACTTACCAGAAACATAGTTTGGCAATGTGGATTTAGTAATTAAGATTGTTTGGTTTCCTTCATCATCATACGCGGTTGTTGCATTGAACATAACAGACGAGATATTACCATCATATGAATTGATCTCATTATTTGAAATACATATGAGTTTGATTTCCTTGTCGGGAACGAATGAATCAATCTCCGAACATATTTTTGTGTTGTATACCGGAGTATGGAATGTTCTGGTGGTTGTTATGTCCTTGAATGGCGTCCGCACCAAGAATTTATCGATATCATCAAATGTGTGTTCACCATTGATGTCGGTTATCTTCATATCACATACTCTGAATACTGGGGTATTTGTGTATTTACCGTTACGATTTACTCTCTTAATATGGATATCACTACCATCTACCTTGTATTTTTCATAACCATCGAAGTGTTTCCTTATACGTATATCACGATATGGATCGTAATCCGTTATCTCATTATCAATAGATAATAACGGTTTGAACCGGACAAAACAGTTTGGTTCATTCATCTCAATTGAATTGAATACATTTGATTTCTCGTATGAGAAATAAATGAGTATCTTATTGGAAAAAGAAAATCCTTCCTTCGGTTTGATTGTCAATGTATGAAGAACACGGTTTGTTGTGTAGTCATCATTTTCATCAATACGAACATTATCAACCATTTTGATTGACACGTCATATGATGAAGGATCTAACCATTTCTTGTGTTGCCAATCATATAAGAACACTTCTAATTCATTTGAATAAACAACATCTCTTATGTTAGAAACGAAACTCGGAGAGAATCTATCAGCACGACCATTTGAAATGTATACAAGTGATGCTTCATATGAATGAACATTATACCACGTTGTCGGTGTTTCGAGTTGACGGGAATATTGTTCCATTCTCTTTTGGTATTCTTGTTCCCGTTGCATTTTCCGTTTTTCTTTATCAACGTTTAACAGAGCAACTTCTTTTTCATGGATTGTTTTCGCTTGAGAATATGCATACATCGCGTTGTTATAATTGCGATAATAAGTGTTCTCTCTCATATGAGAATGCAATTGTTCGTCACGGAACAGATTCAATTCCCTATCCCAAATTGTGTGGTCGTTTGGTTCACTTCTTAAGATAGGATATCTTTCCGGTATGGTTGTATTGTTGAAATCATGATTGATCATGTTGATTTTGATCTCGTCATTATCATTCATGATGAATCCATTTGCAATGTATACAAAACGATACTTCTTGTGGTCATCATCAATAAATCTATTTGGTACGACTTCATTGAATATCCACTTCAATCTTCTATGGAGAATATTTGAGTTTGATGAAACAAACATTGGATCACCTGGCAAGTCGTAACAATTGTCGATATTACTTATGTCGATAACTTGATTGGTGGGATTTGAATATATCGGCATATCACTATCAGAGAACTCATCAAGGAAGTTTCGCATGTTGTCATCAATAACAGAACATTCGATCTCATTCAAAAGATAATTAGAAATCATATTTGGATCGGTAATTTCAAACCATTTAGAATTCCAATCGTCAACACGAGCTTCAATGAATCCTTTGTTTATAGAATGATCGACTTTGGTTATTACAACCGGGAATATTGTCATACCATCATTTGTTTGGAGATAGATGGTCTCACCTTCAAAGTATTTACCATTTACAGAATCAATTGATCCATTCTCATTCAATGGAATATGCATAACCTGAACGGGTTTAAAGAATACATTAGAACATACCTTATGACCAAAATCAGTTATTGCCATACGATTGATCATCTGGTTTTCAATGTATATTCTATCGATGGAACCCTGTAGCCATGTTGTTGGTTCCAATACATATTCAATCTCATGATCGAGTTGGGTGAAATGATTTCCAATCAACATCTCATAATTCATGTCTGCATGTTTCTCATTTACAATCAAACCATTTACAACATCAAATGATTCATGACCATTTTCGAAATCAATTGCGGTGGTTTTTCCATTTGGAATCATGGTGAATTCATTCACTCTATCTGCGGTAGAACATGTTCTGTTAAATGTCATCGAAACATTTTGTGTACCTATAACAATACCATCTTTGTCCAGTATAGTCATTGTCAAACCTGTTAATGGTGTACCATCGAAGAACACATATTCACATGTGTTTGCTAATGATCTTATCATATATCCATTATTGGTTTTATGCGTGATAGGTTGGAATATGAGATTTCGTGTTCCAGATATTATAACACCGATCGGTGGTTTTGTGTGTTGTGTATCAGGGATAGCTACAACCACGAACATTGGTTTTGATTCATACTTAATAGAAGCATCATACTCAACTGAATTCATTGAGTACATATCGAATATGATTTTGTTTATTACATCATCACATAATGTTGCAATGGGTGTAATATGATCTGTCTTGAAATCACCAGACAAGCTCTCAATTGATGAATCCAATTCATTAAGTAAACCGACAGCATTGTCAATATAAGCAGATAAAGCATTACCCAATATTTTGAAGACATTGTTGCCGATGTCATAATTTTCATTATTAGAAACCAATGAATCAAGGTTTGTTAATGTATGAAGATCTATATCAGTTAACCATTTCTTGAATGTGTATGCATTCATTGGTTCATTGATCTTCTTCAGGTGTATGTACAGCATACGTGCACGTTTGTTAATATTGTTATTGAAACCAAAATTAACGTACGCACGTTTTAACGTACCAAGTACATGCGTATTTATGAACACGCGAATTGATGAATTTGTATTGTTATACCTGATTACATCGATTGAATCAATCAATGATTTCATTTCATTCAATTTACGAATAAATTCATTATCATTGATAACGATATCAACAGCATTACCAAAAGATGAAACCCCATCAATATCATCAAGTCCGTTATCAAGTATATGTGTTCTGATGGTTGAAATTCGTTCGTTCATTGTGTTTATAGCAGACTCAATCACGGTTGACTGGTTGAATGTTGTTTTGTAATTTGTCTGTAATTCAGAAATGTAGTTGTAAAGATCTGTCAGGTATAATGTCATCAGATGTCCGATTTGAATATTGTTATGATAAGAAACAACCCGTCCAGCATAATCTGTGATATTGTCATATTGAACATAGAAAGACCCATCAATATCGTTTTCGGATATCATGGGATACTTAGTATCTGGATCATAAACGTTCAAGACATATCGGTACGGTTCATACAGATTACTTCCTTTTGAATCCAATATCAATGGTAATCCATAATATGCGAATATCTTTACATCCGGTTTCGCACAACTGTCGGGGATTCTTGATGGAGATATTGTGTATTGAGAATAACTGATGGGATATCTCTCATTGTCAATGATGGACGAGATATCAATATCAGTATATCTATTATGATACTTATTATGAGTAAGATATCTATAGAAATACGATTGGAGTTTATCCTCATTATTATTCAATAAAGAGAGGGTATAAAACAGGAAATTTATTGAGAAAGGACCTCGTTCAGTGTTTTCATCATAAGATTCCCAACTATCTGAAGAGACATTTGATTCTTCATAGTTTATATCAGAAGGATATAATTTGAGAATGTTATCTCCGGATATTTTCCGTTTAAGAATCTTTGATAATACTTGAACACATGTCTCATCATTGTATTTCTTATACATGATTTTTGATAACTTCATCAACCGACATTCCGCATCCCAGTAACGAATCATCCCGATATGTTTCTCTATTTCCTTAGAAAACAAATCAAAATCCAATACGGTATTAAGATCCATATGTTCAATATCCTTTTCATCAGGAGCTTCGGTATCACTGTAAAGAACAAAGAACTTGAATATCTCATCACCCTTGAGATTCGAATCGACATAGAATGTGTTTCCGATCCCATGGAAATGTTTGATGTCCGGATAATCAAACAACCAACAACCATCATTTGTATGGTATCGGAGTGCAATGAAACACTGCTCCGATATTGGTCGATTGAATCGAGTTGTGTTGTTATCAACAAAGAAATTGTTCTTGATTGATTTCATGCATGCGAATGGTAGTAATGCTGTATTCCTGAATGGGTCTGTTATAGTCTTAACCGTGTTTCTATAATTTTCTCCGTATAATTCATCGAAGGAATAATTCTGAGAATGACGGAAGTCTGTCATGTTTGAAATCTTATGGACTTTTGACAAAAGGTCGGAGAACAGCCCAAGTTGTTCTGGTTCAATCAATGAAGTTATGATGCTTCCTTGTTCATAGATCTTATACATTGACAACAATCCAGAATAGATTTTCTGCAATATAGGTTTGAATGTATCCATGAAGGAATCTTGGTTGCCATATAGCAATTCTTGTCCAACACGGATTAAATCACTTTCATATGACATCATGTCATCATACATGGATAAACACCTTGTGATGATATCAAATGAATATGATACATCTCGATCAAGACATATCGGTGGTGTACATACTTCAAGTTTGTTTATGTTCTTCGATGGTGTTGCGACAACGTTATGTCCCTCGGTTGTTTTAATGCTTTCGCTCTTTTCGTCATACACATTCCTTGTATCCATTATATCGTAATAATTGATAGCGGGATACAAGTTGGGTATTTCATGAAAGAATTTCAAGGCATATACATCAACGGTCACATTTGATGACGACAATCTATCAATCATATCAGATGTGGCTCTTTGTAAGTTCCTTATCTCCAATCCCTTTTCGGTGAATATACCGAAGTTAGGAACAGATGAAGTTGTCTTGATAAACAAAGGATCAAACACATTTATGATGCATTTTAATCCGAGCATCTCTTTACCAACACCACCAAGTACGTCATAAGGAATCAATCCCTTCTTAACATAATCTGGTGATATGTTATTGGAAATCATTCTACCATGATCCAATTTGTATACAATGAAATCAACATCCGAAGCATAAGGCCATCCTACTTTGAATTTAAAACCTTTATCATCAATAGCAACTTTACAATCGTTACAAAAATAACCATTGACTGTGCATATGATTGAGAAATCAAGGATCTTGGTGAATTGAGTGGAATTAAATCGGGGCATATCAACATAATTACCATTACTGATATTATGCATTTCCTGGAGCTTTTGACGTATGAACTCATCACGGTGTCCAAAGTGTAATTGATTAAAAGGCGCATCAATTATTCTGTAATGAGTGAACTTCTCCGCAGTAACATTCTTGGTATCCATATTGGTACAATGAAACATAACCGCATGAGTATTAACAAGGTTTCTACTCATTGCAAAATGCAATGAAACCCTGTATGTATCAATTAAAGAATCATTGATATCTTCGAATGTATAATTAGATCTACCCATCAAATCAATAAGTTTATCAAATCCAGTATTGTTACCATGAACCAATAGTCCTTGTGAAAGCAATTCGGATTTCATATCGTCAAGTATTTGGTAACGCTTGTTGATAGTAACCCACTTAGTATCATTAAAACCCTCAGAGTTATCGCGGATGTTTTTCAGATACTTATGTTGATTATAGAACCATTTATTGTAATTCATAATCACAAAACATCATTCCTTTCTTTATATTTCAAATTAATAGAAGCTTACCTTGGCGTTTTTGATTATTCTCATTCTGTAAATATATATTATTTATATGGACAAAAACAAAATCCCATTGTCCGGAAAGGAAATTTAAAAATGAAAGATACATTTTTCAACATGCTTCCCATGCTGGCTATGCCTCCCTACGGAATCAATTCCGTATTTACAATATCCCCTGAAGGATATTTAAACATGTTCATATGCGTTTCATCATCCGCAGAGGACCTATTCAACAAATCCGGTTTGTTGAACAATCCTCTTCAGGATTACATCAAGGTCGATGATATCGACATATGTGATACATCAAAGAGATTTCTCGGTGACTTCGCATTGTGCTACATGAAAAGAATAGGTCCATTCACACAAACCTCCATCAATGAAGCAATTAAAATTGGTGAAGAAGGGGCCAGAATCATTTCTATCTTGGCTCCTGTGTACACCAATGATTTCATGACTGTACGCATATTATTAGATATACTTAACGAACTCTTCGAAAAGTATCGTGATGCCTATAAGTCTAATGAAATGCCTGGTTCGATTAAAGCCTTTATGGACGACTGTGCGTCCATAAGAACAAAGTGTAACTTCCTGAAGGACCAATCACTAAAAGATTTCATGTTTGATTCCACACAGAATTTGTTAAAAGACATCAGAGAACAAATAAATTTAATGGAAGGAAGAGCAAAAGAGTTATTCCCTTCTTATGCTGCCACTAAATGGGTGAACATATTTGCTCCTTTCTTAACAAGTATGGTACACGAAGCCATAGACGTAGTCAACATTGAAAATGTCGCCGAAGAGAAACTTGCTGAAGAGCAAACAAGAAAAGCTACGGAAAACGTATGGAGGGAAATCCTCCGAAATAAACCTAAGGAATTGACGCGGATTTATCGTATATATTCACGAAGTATAAAAAGATGCAAGAAGCGTCTCGACAAAATGAGAGAGAAATATGGCGATGACGCTGTCGAAGCCATTATAGAATCTCTCGATGAATGATGAATAAGCAAAAAAATAACATAACACCGGGGCAATATGCCCCGGTGTTTAATTTCTTCTTCCAGACAAAAACCAATTCCTGGTAGGTTGATGTTGGGTTTTGACCGCCCAGACATCCATTTTTCTTCAATTTCATTTCGTTAGAGAGGGTGTTTCTTAACAGATTGAGGTGGATAATCCATTAGAAACTATTCCTGGAAGAATTAAAGTATAGTGATACGTTTTATTTTTTCTATGTTGTACCACCTATTATCCTTGTTCCCACAGTTCCTTCACTTTGCGTTTTAGCTCGACAAGTACTTTGTTCGCCGAGGCAGTGATAATGAGTGATGGGATCATTCTCTTCAAGATACAGCTCGGAGCAACGAAGATACTTACTTCTTCTTCGGGTCGTGTTTCGGAGTACGGTTCCAGTCCTTCAGGTATTACTTCCGAAAGAACCTGTTTTGATGCACCATAGATGGCCAGCTTGTCACCAATAGATGCTTCATCACCATGTTCGATGAATATCTCAACCAACACATCACATGTTATACCCTTGATCGTTGTACCCTTGAGAGGTTCTGTTGGTAATGAATACAACGTATCCATTTTATACACGGAATTAGTTTTGTCATGTTTGTCCAATATTTTACGACGTTTAACGTTATCTTTGAAATACTTATCAAAGATATCGAATAATGATGGTGACAGTTTATCCATACTCTTGGTCGTATACATTTTGACGTCAACAACAGTTCCTGCATTCTTGGCTTTAATTACCCTCTTTGCTTTGTTTAAGACATCATCAGATGAATCCTTACCAAATGATTTAAGGAAATTGTCTACTGCCTTATCTCCTGTACCACCCATGCCGAATACAACTAATGGGTCACCGACCTCAACCTCATCACCAATCTTGACGATACTTTCTACATCATCCATTGCATTGATTTTGATTTGTTGTTTCATTGAATACTTTGTGCCAAGTTTCTTAGACATCTTGGTTGTGATAAGACCAGCATCTTCATATGTTGAATACAATCCAGCGAATGCAACCTTTGCAAGAGGTCCTATGTTCATTCTGACAATACCATCACAATCCTTTGAGAAATACTTCTCATGATATGCAAGGATATCTCCTTCTTTGAACTTGTCACCCATCTCAACATTAGATGTGAGTTTGTTATCAACGAAGAAACCTGAGCCAGAATTGAATGATTGTTTGTGATTGATATTAATCGCTTTCTTTTTTCCACTCTTGTATTGGATAATGATGTAATCCTCATTCATGTCGATTACTTCACCATCTTCTCTCGCAACATACGAAAATTCCTCCGTCAAATACGCAGGAACAATCTCATCAACACCATTGGATACCAATACTGGTTGAGCGCCTTCGGTTGATACGATGTGCGATGTTTGGGATGTTGCGATTGCAGTTCGGATAGCATCGTCTCTGGTGACTGTTCCCGGTGTGAGTAATTCCGAGAAAGATGCCAATTGGAGATCATTGAAATCGGATTCAGGGCCATCTGTTGATGTATAACCACGAACAGATTCAATCTTTGGATCCGCAACGAGCTGACGTGTAACGCCTACGGTTCCATTATTAGGAGATGATAATGCCATCTTTCCAATCATGGAATCCTCATAGGTACGTTTGTCCTGTGTGTATGAACGATCTGAGTTAACTCCCTTGAAGCCTTTCTTTGTTACATTCTCTCTGGCATGTAATTCATTTATAGGATTTAATGAAGACATCGGCTCTACATTATTAACCGCTAACAATTCATTCATTACTTCATTCGGGTTGAATGCGATTGAATGCCCTCTTGTTTTGGATCCGACACTATTGTTGTATTTTGATATTGCAAACGCTAATCTGTAATGTATGATGGCCGGAATAATTTCCGATGAGCGTAGTCTGTACAATGCAGCATTGTTTTCTGAAGTATGATTGTTATCAGCCAACAGATTAGAGGCATATATCAACATTCCGGCAATGTCATTTGGAATATGATAGTGATCACATACATCCGCCGTTATTGCATCAACGAAGAAATTATAATATGTGATAAACGTTGTAAGCTGTGAATATTGCTTGAAGAATAACTGGTTGAATATATCAACATAGATCGAATTTGAATTCATAATCGGTGTTTCGAATTCCGATGCCATGTATGATTTCGTATTAATTCGATAGAAACCGTTGAAGATCAACTGGTTCGCAACGGAGCTTTCGATCGCAAGATTCTTATCTTTAAATGGCATAACGAAGTATCGTATGTCATCAAAGTTCTTATCAACATACTGATATTTTGCACCGCTCTTCTTTAATAAAGAACCCATTCCTTCCCATGCAGCAATAGCAACTCCAAGGGGAATTGTAACTCCTATAGTGATTTCAGAATACATTGACATCTTACCTGGTTTCTGTTTACGATATGCATTCCTTATGTCTTCCGGTAAGGTCTTTAATATGGTATCCGTTATAGTGTTACCGTCTCTTGTTAATCCAGTATCGGTATTCAGGATAATAGGAACTTGATTTATCATTCCACAACAGAACTCATTTGGTTGTACAGTAACAAACGAATATGCCTTGTCACATTGTGAACGGTTAAAATATATTTGTAAATTAGCTTCCTTGTTAATGAAATGAACCCACTTCCTTGCATACTCATCGTACTCAATTGTCGATACATATCGGGAATTGGTATTGGAAGAATTACCAACTCTTACATATTTATTTTTTCCATTATCATCAGTCAATTTATCGATTACTTTAACCAACATACCAAGGTCAACAAGCGATCTTGTGTCGTATCTTGTGCAGGTAATTTTGTTATAGTTACTTGTCAACATAACAGTTTTCTTGTTGATTTTCAGAATCGGTATTGGGAAGTCTTGTTTTCCGATGTTGTACCAAACACCGTTGTTATAGAATCGACCATTGATAACTCGGGGGACTCTGATGTTTATAATTGATTGACGATCAGATTCTTTGTTTTTAAGTGTAACCTTCCAGTTATTCATCAAACTTGTTACCGTTGAAATGTCTGTCACTTCAACGTTGGTAACATAGAAACCATCCGGAAGTTTGGAGAAATTCATGAATGTTGCAACTATGTCTCTGTCGAGTAGTTTGTCTTCGTACTCTTCTGCAATGTGTGCAAACGATGAACCATGAAGAGCTCCTGGATTTGTGGTTGTGAGATTTCTTGGTCTGACCGGCTTAGGTTTAGGAACATCTGTAATTGATGTCAATGTGTTGAATGTTACATTGTTCAATTTGACCTGACCAAGTTTTTCTCGTATCTCACGCTCTCGTGCTGATGATGTTGCATTCATAACAGTTTTTACATTCGACGGTTCAACTTCCGAAGACATCGTCTTTGCAGCATCTTTCATTATGTCTTTTTCAACGGTATTAGAACCACCAGCAACCATTGAATCAGAGAGTTTCTTATAATTCGAAACAACTTCGGTTGCAGGATTAATCCGTTTTATCAACTGGGCGTTGATATCCATTGTTTTGACATTATATAATTCCCGATTTTCATCAGGTGCTTTGTCATCGTTTTTTACCTTACCATACTGAGTAGACAATTGACTGATCGTGTCTTTGATTGATTTAGTCTCATTGTTATTCACTTTTTGAAGGTTTTTAACCTCTTCGTCTACCTCAGGTTTATCTTCCGAATCATCAGCATCGTCATTAATATTAGCAAGATCCGGTAATTCTGGTTCGGAGTTCTTCGTAAATGAATCAAAACTTTCACCCGCTTCTTCGGATGTAGTTGCAGTCATTTCAGAAGGTACTCCTATTTTTCGTAACATAGCTTTCATCCGTTGAACATCGCGTTTCTCGAACAACGATAAATCAAACTTGTAATCAGCATCAGGGGCTCTAAAGATTATTACATAATCAAGCTTCTTGATCTTAGCGGGATCATTCATGATATATGCAGTCAATAATGCATTTATCAGGTCTGACATGAAAGTATCGAGAGTTAATGTTTGATAGATCTTGTAATGCCGGATGTCGATAATGAGAATCTTATTTTTTGAAAAATTAAAGAAGCCCATCACTTTGTTAAACAAATCAAAGATGTGTTCTTGGATGTATTGTTTCGAAAACGTTCTCATGAATGGTGTGACCATCGGGATAATCTCTGACATTGATATGTAAAGATTATCCTTGATTGTTTTCGGATAAGGGAATCTCAATGGATTAACATTCGGCATAAGTTTCTTTTTGAGAATATAAGAAACTTTGCGATTGAAGTCGTTCATGGAACTATTGTATCGAAATGGTTTAACACCGATCTTATCCATTACACGATACGGAATTATAATATTCTTATAATCCAATTTAGGGGTTGGCATATTTTTTATCATTTCGATATCATATTCGAATGAGTTTGACAACAAATATATCGAAGTATCAGCCTTCTGCATCGGTAAACGGTATCTCGTCCTTTGAGGTAAGAAATTCGTACCGCGTGAAAGATCTACTGCAGCTTCTTGGTAAAACATGGTACATTCTCCTTTTTTTTGTAAGATTTATCAACTATCAAGAAAGAGGTGATTAAATGAGTGAAACATATTATTGGACATGTCCTTATTGCAAGGCAAATTTAGACCCTGGTGAATCTTGTGATTGTCGAAAGAAATCTGAAGATGAATCAGATGTTGACAATTACAAATCAGTCCAAGTAGGTGATAAAGATGTTCAAGAGAGCTAACTTTGATAGGTTCGTGTGTCTTAGTGATATAACTAATCGACTCGAAGAATACAACCCAGTGATCTACAATCCTGCTAAGGATCCGATACCTTTCAGGGTAGAACTGTTATTCAGGACCATCAAAGAACATACCGGTGTTGAATTAACATCGGAACAGTTAACGGATTTGACGAAGTATGAGATTCATCAACTCAACGAATTCGTTGAAAAGCTACGTAAAATACTTATCGAAGCCAGGAAGTAAAAAAATATCGCGGGGGATTATCCCCCGCGCTTATTATACAATCTCTTTGAATTCCGCTAACAGAATATGCCCTGACATGTTAACCAGTCTGGTTACTGTCGATATTGATATCGTCAATTTCTTTTTCTCTTCCTCATTCTCAAGGCTATTGTACTTCGCAACCAGCTGAGCAACATTGTTCACAATAGTTGTCTTGAGAAACTCCGTCATTTTGCTTCTGATGAGCGTTGGTGTAATCTTAAAATACTCAATGACGAATTCGAATATCTTATTGAAGTACACCGTAGGTCCTGTAAAAACCCACTCGGATACGACATTGGTCATGTCTGCTGTTTTAAGCGATACCACACAACACATGTTTGGTTGGTACTGTCGTAAATGCGTTAATATATTCCCAACCTTAACAGCAGACAAAGTGTTCGTTCCAGAGTTAAGTAGTTTTACGAGACGGTCATTCAATGATGTCATCTTTATGACGCCCTTTGTCACTGCATCACATAACGCAGCCATGATAATATCATTGTTGACTTTCGCATCAGTATTGATGATCGGTCTTGGGTCTACCATACTCTTGAGCTTTGTAATTGATTCATCGGATACCATTGCTTTGGCATCTTCCAATGATATATTTCCCATATACCATTCCTCCTTTCACACTAATAAAATATATATCTAATATTATTTTAAAAGAAATATATATTATTTTTATGAACAAAGGGAATTGACTCTTTGAATTATTTATAGGAGGTCATATCTATGACTACATGGGAAAAAATGAAAAAAACCGCGTCAAATGTTATCCACGCAAACGAGAACGCGAAGAAAGCGGAAGAGTACAAAAGAAAAGCAAAGCGTAACGCCGTCATTGGTGGCGGTGGTATTGTTGCGACATTGGCTGCATCGGTACTCGTCGCTAAAAAGCACACGTCGTCCATTAGAAGCGTATATGATAAGTCGGTCAAAGACCTGTCGATGCAGCTGGAAGAGATGCATAAGTACATCACAGACCTGCCGGAGAAAATTCCTGAGGAACCGTCGGTGAAGACAGGCGGGGACTTGTTTAACAACTTTGAGGAGGTTGAAGATAACAATGATTGATGTTACTATTGTGGGTATTTACACGCTTGCCACATCGGCGCTTGGAGCCAGTGCTCATATGATGACGTACCGCAAGATTTCAGCAATACAAAAGGCATTGAAGATGCAGCGAATTGAGCTCACAAGCTTAGAGGTGTTAACACTGCTTGGTACGGGTGTCAGTGCTCTTGAATCATATATCTGGAAACGAGAGTACAAAAGAGCTAAGCAGCTCACGGATGAAACAACAGCCGCGCTGATGTATCGAGTTAATGAGTTGACAGATCGAATCAACAAGCTCAACCTGTCGACAATAGATTCGAAGCTTGACAAAGTAATCGAATCTACAGCAAATAAACAATCCGACAAAGAAACAAAAGAAAGTTAGTATATCGGGGGCCTCGCGCCCCCGACAATTATATTTTTCTTCTTTAATCAGATACGGTACCTGTCGTACATCGATTTTTTTGGTATTGCCTTACATAAGAAATCCATCTGGTTCAGACAATATTCAACGATTGCCATATTTAAACCCTGTTCGGTAGAAATTGGTTCATTGTTAATAGCCGATTCTGTTACGATGGCGCCACAGAGTCTTAATATAACGGATTCCTGTGTAGTATCTTCTTCCTTGACCTTATCGGCATCTTTTTTTACCATTACTTCGTCAAGGTCATCAAATGTAGGAGCATCATTTCTCTTTGTGATTACTCCCGCAACATCATCAACAACCTTGTTCGAAACAACTTCCTTGAGCTTATCTCTGAACTCTTCATAGTCGGTAACATTTTTCAAGATGTCCTGGATATTAATCTCGCCGTTAAGCGCCTCTTCATCATCCTTCGTTTCCTTGATTTCGTCTTTAACCTTATCGGTCTTATCATCAATCTCTTGGATAATGTCGCTGAACAGGGGCGACTTCAGACGATCACGTGCACCACACAGGTATCCATAACAAGAGCCGTTATACTCTTGATTTATATGTCTCATTATAGAATGATCGATCATATCATCCAGATCTTTAGTCTCATCATGCATCATTGCAACAACGAGATCATGAAGAACATAAAGGCTCAGCTTCTCGCGGAACTTACCCGAATCGAATGTCTGCGGATGGCTATGTGAACCAACGGGACCGATGGATGTATGACCACCTTTACCCTTGGGATATGAGTTGTCAGTATCATCGATAATCGAATCGAGTAATGATTTAACATCGTTTGGCATTATTCTTCACCTTCCTTTGTATCATCTGTATCATCATCCGATGATGCTTCATCAGACTTATCATCAGATGTATCTGTATCGTCATCATCGAAATCCGGGATATCAGTATCGGATACTTCAGTTGTTTCGGTATCTTCCGGTACCGACGGAGTATCCGGAGTCGGTTCATTGTTCATAGTGGTAGCAGCTGCCTCATCTCCGGTATTGATGAATTCATTAATGGTATCAATGATTTCACCGGAAAGAATTCCTATACGTTTGATGATTTCCTTGTTTTCAACATGATCATCAATGACCGTTTCGATATAGTCCGAAATAAGATCAAGCTTATCCGCCAATTTTGTTATGAGCTCCATGTCATCAACACCTTTCTTTCGAATGGCTTTGTTGAGAAGCTTAAGAGCTGTGTCGATATTAATGGCGTATTTAGCATAACCGGAGTATCCGTGATCGGTACCGGGCATATTTGCACTCTTTGCAGAAGTACCGAAGTTAATGTATGCATTTGTTGATTTTGCAGAATATCTTTTTATGATTCTACCTCGTGTAAGGTTTCCTTCATCATATATCTTTTTGAGTTCCTCCATATTACTCTTTACGGGGATAAGGGCATTTGTAATCTTGTCCTTGATATTATTGAGAAGGAATGCTTCCTGTTGAACCTTGACCTTCGGGTTAGCAAGTTTTGTTTCAACAATCTTTGCAACAACCTTGCTTGCAGAAGTAAATGCAGCAATGTTTGTTTTTATTGTTGAAACCTGACTCTGATCCTTTGACTTCTTGAGAGACATCATGAGGTTAACGAGACTCTGGTTGAGTTTCTTGATGGACTCGATTTCATCGGTGCTGAATGCTTTTGGCATTTTAGCAGCCTTAGAAAGAACTCTGTTGAGATGACGTCCATTGAGTTTGAACTTTGAGATCAGTTTATCAATGTTCATCTTGTTGTCATTCAAAGTTCCCAAACATTTCCTGAGAGAAACATCAATTTCTTTATTGATATTCTTGGGAGTAAGAATGAACGCTTCCTGAACAGCATCAGGATTGTTTGATGATATGAAGTTCTTGATCTGTTCGATTGTCATACCCTTCAACTTCTCCGAACCCTGCTCGATGAGATCATCGATAGTCATATTGTTGATATCGATCTCTCCATCCTCACCATCCGACATTTCATCACCTTCGGTATTTTCAGAAGCATCAACATCAGCATCGCTATCGGTACCATAACCGCCACCAAGTGAACTATCAAGATCATCGAGCTGATCATCTACAGACGGTTCGTTATCAGCACCATTACTTGAATCATCTGATGTATCATCATCAAATGTTACGTTAGTATCGCCATCACCCGAATCAACCGCGTCAGCCTGGGTCTGGTTAGCTACCTTTTCTGCAATTGCATCTGATACATTATTAACAGCGGCAGTTTCCTTGTCTTCATCCCCGCCTTCATTGTTTTCAGTATAATTACTCGTATCATTGTCAGTATTAACGTCAGTATCTGAACCACCAGTGTTATCAGCAGCATTATCGTCGGTCGGAGGCATATCGTTTCCAACATCACCAGAACCAACATCAGTAGAATCACCACCATCGTCACCACCGCCGAAATCGATTGCCTCCTGGACGAAACGGGACAAGGGTCTTCTCGAGAGTCTTTCTCTTCTTGCGATAGATTCACTTTCCTGAATGAATGTAGCATGGTTCTCATACCTGTCAGCATTAACAAATGATTCCATATTTATTTTTTCACAGTTTTCTATGCTGCCGCTGTCGTCGGATTTATTTGTCGGACGTGTCCAGCCGAAGTATTCTTTCTTGCCAGTAAGCTCATTAGCGTATTCGAGAACAACGCAGAAAGAATCACCATTTCCACGGGGAACAAATAGCCTCTGTGGAGATACAAGATCCCATACGTTCGATCCTTCAGGAACGTCGTAATTGCTTTCCATGTATGCCTTGAGAGAAGGACCAATGTTCGTAAATGCTCCTTCCTGAACAAGTTTGAATGAATCAAGCTGTTTCTTTGTGATGTTGTGATCCCCATCTGTTGCAAAGAAAACTTGGAGTCTTCCGATGAAAGCAGTATCACCGTTTTCCATATAAGGACCAAAGTTTATGTTTGCCTTTGAAGGAATCTTATCATTTGAGATATTGATTTCACCGAAGCCGTTCAAACCGAGCTCAGTGGATTCATCACAGTATTCTGCATACATTTTGTCAGCGACTTGTCTGACACGTTTATCGTAAGATGAGTCAGATTCCCTCGTGAATCTGTGTACCATTTCAACAGCTTCCTCATAGAAAGAATCGTATGATTTAACATGTTCGTACCCTTCAACAACAGTTGCATCGCCGGGGACATCACTGATTCTTCCGTCATTAAGATTGAATTCCACTGTTTCAATTTCAAGATCATCTTCCAGCGGAATATCAATTCCCAGAGATCTCTCTTTACCAGCATCAGTACCTTCAACAGAAAGATCATCAAGCTCCTGAAACAGTTGTGCATATTCAAGTATTGCTTCATCGGGCACATCTTCAGGTTTAATACTGGTAGGTTGTGATTTCTGAGGCTGAAGTTGCCGTCTAATATAATCAAGCATATAATCAGAACTCCTTTTCAAATATTCTTTTTGATATAAATATATCATTTTATTGATCACGGACATAATAGTCCGAAATCTACTGATTAGTCATACTCTACAATAGATATCCGAAAGTTTCGAGAAATATCTCATCAACCATTTCGGCAGTCATTTCGAGTATTCCTATGTCAGAAAGATCCATGTCGGAGGTAAGTTCAACTCCGTTGATTGTTGGACGATTCTCAAGTTCATTATAATCATTCATGAATTTCCCTCCATCATAAGAAAGGTAGTGGTAACTGATGAATGTCGTAGAAAGATATCAGAATCAGATTGTTGAGATGTATATGAAAACACATCCTAATGCTAATCTGAATTTAGTACGATCACTCATCGATGAACTTACGAATGAAAGAATTCGTAACATTCCGTGTACGATGCATAATAACATCACACAGGAATTGAAAAACACATCAATGATCGATGTGTTTGACTGGATAGGGCAACGCAATCCCATCATCTCAGGTAACGGTACGTTTTTCAAACAACATGAGGAGTATTTGGCTCCTACTGTTAAAATGTTGGAAAAATTACAAAAAGACCGTAAAAAGAAAAAGAAGGAAATGTACACATATGGGAAAGGTACGATCCAATACACGAATGCAAATGTTGCCCAGATGTCTATTAAGGTCATTATGAATGCTGACTACGGTGGGTCTGGCACCCGACTGTCACCATTCTTTTCGTGTTATATTCCCCCGGCTACCACCGGAAGTGCAAAGAATATAACGACGAGCTTAATCTGCTGTTTGGAGTTCATTTCCGGGAATAACAACCAATGGGCGAAGTTAAATAACGTGAATGAATTGTTTGACATGATCTTTATCGTACTTGAGGATACTCGTGAAGATAGGGTATTGATTAACGATACTTATCGTGTGAATGATGTCCTCAAATGGTTATTATCAAGGACAAACAACATCACAGGAAGAGATATAGAAACTCTTCAAATGTATTTGTCCACATTGTCAAATGAGGAATTGACGAAGCTCATGTTGGCGTTTAATCCGAGACTTATCATGAGAAAATATCTCGTAAATGAGATAAAGACAATATCGGATTATCTCAAGGAGAATCAATTCGATATCAATGATATATCAGAAGAGACTCTTCATAGATGGGGTTACGGTGTTAAAGCACCCGAGGAGATAGTATCATTGATAGAGTATGTCAGCAAGGTTATTGTTGACAATTGTGTTTATCCTTTTATACCGAATGATTGTGAAATCAGAGCGGCTAATATGGAAAGAGTCATTGTATGTGTTACAGATACAGATTCACTCATGGTTCAGTTCGCAAGTTATATAAATGACTTCCAATCATATGTTGGATCATTCCTGTCATCATGTCTTGTTGCATCTGCTTTTGGTATGCGTTTATTTATTGAACATATCATACCGACAATGGTAGGTTACATTGCTATGTATTGTAATATAAATGATGAATACTATAGATCGAAGTTCGTGTTCAAGAATGAGTTCGCATTCTTATCAATGGCTCTTATTGCGAAGAAGATGTATGCTTCATCTATGTTCGTTCAGGAAGGAAAACCTCGTAACCCACATGATATTGCCGTATCAGGTTTGTCATTTAAGAAACGAGATTCGGCAGAATTCCTTGAACCGATAATGATCGATATATACGATAAATATATACTAACAGCTGATCAGATATCCATTTCGGGTGTATTAGATGAATACAACAATCTGAGGAATCGACTTATCAATGAGATAGGTTCGGATCCTTCATATTACAAGGTTTTGTCTATCAAGGACATCAGTGCATATGATCCCACAAAAGTATTACCAGCACAGATGCGTGGTGCGATTGTTTGGAATAATATAATGCATGATGAAGAAATGCTTCCAATGGACCGTGTAAGGGTAATTCCGTTATCATTTGATCTATTAAAGCAACATGCAAATGATTTCTCCAAAACATCAGAGATACTGAGGTTGTCATTAGTTGATAATGCGGATGAGAAAACGGATCCTTATATATGTATACCTGAACATTATCATGATATACCAGAATGGATTCGTCCGGTAATCGATATCGATTATGCGGCTGATAAATTGCTGATACCATTCCGTCAATTGTTTAATGCATTTGATGTGTATGTTGCGGATGTTCCCGGAGGCTTCAGACCTTCGAGAATGGTATTCCCATAATTAACTCAACATGAAAGGAGGTGATATAGATCATGTGGCCAGAAATATATAATTTCTTCGAACAGTTCGCTGGTGTATCATATGACTTTGTTGAGGACATCGATGTCATAATAGGTGATACTGTTTTCATTGATCCTACCAGATGGAATAATACGGTTTCTCGTATTCTTGACAATCTGGAAGATGCATTGGATTGTATCGAGGAATATGGACATTTCCTTGGTGAAGATATGCCAAGTAAAAATGATCTGAAAAAGTTTGTTGCGTCATATGTTCTTGGCGAACTGGTATCAAACATCAATTCAATTAAAAGAAAATTGAATATTGAAACGGAAGATATCAGTAACTTTGATGAACTTGAGCAACAGCTGTACACAATCGGTCAACTGGTAGAGATGTTAAAATCAAATTCTCTTGATGAAATTCTTGAGAAAGATTTGTTTAACACATATCTCGTTGAGGATGACGACGAAGACAATCCATTTGTGACAGTATTGGGTCTTCATGAAAACGATGTTACGAACTTGAGTTTCACCGTAACAGCAATCAGGGATGATTACTTCGCCCAACTGGACGAAGATGAATCATAATATAAAGTTCCTATATTGGAACTAAATTTTACTATTATTGAAAAGGAGGAAATTGTTATGGCTTTCAATCAGAATAACAATTTTAACAACTCAAACAACGGAGACAAGAAGAAGGAAAACTTCCCGATTGGTAAACTGTGGGGATCGGATGGTCAGCTCGTGGTTTCTATGTGGATTCCTCCCACAGGTGCTCGTGCAATCCTTCGCATCAAGTCAATTGCTGGCAAAGATCCTTCTACAGGTGCACCGATGCTCGAACAGAGAATGCCCAGCGAACTTCCCGGATTCTTTATGAACCTCGATCTTCTTAAGGCGTTCCTCGTTACTGTTGAAAGTGCTCAGGACTACGGTTCACTTTCATTTGTGATCGACAAGGGTAACAATAGCAAACTCACTGTTGTTGGTCAGGGTGGTACAATCAAGATGACGATCGATTCTGCTAAGAACGGTTCAAGAACAATTACATTTGACTCTGTTGCTATGGGTAACAAGAACGTTCATGCTGCATTCATAAATCTTTGTGAGTACCTGAAGATTGCATACAGAAAGGCTCTTACGAACAAGCTTGATCCTGATGAGTTTGCAATGGCTGTAGGTACAGACAATGGCAACGATGACGATCTGCCTATCTGAATCTGATTATGTTTGATCTCAGAGACATTGGAAAATCTGGGATTATAATACAATATGAGGACATAATTTCGATGATCGGATTTAATGTAGCTAAAGCATTTAGGAAACAAGGTGTTTCTGATAAACTTGACAGCATGTCCGTACAGGATGTGCTGTTGAGCTACATTAATCGGGAAGACGAAGATTATTCAAAATGGTTAAAAAAAGAATTTGATATTTTAATTAATCCCGATGATATGTTAACGTCTTTCTTAACGATGCAACCCAATTTATTGTACTCATATAAAGTATTTACTGCATCCCATGATGAAAACATAAATACTCTTTACATATATTCGAACAATTATTCCCCAATTGTCGAACAAGCAACAGGATCATATGGTTTCCCCGGAATTCAGTATGTTCATGGTAATATCATTGAATTCTTAAATGAGCATCCCAACTTTACTTATCTCACTTCATCAGTAGATAATATTAAGAGCTGCGAAAATTTAAAAGCTCCTGTATGCTTGGTCATATGTGACGATTATTTATACATTTCAGAAATATTTAATTCCAAAGTAGACGAGAAGTTGAAGGCTTTGCCTAACATCTTCTTACGTTTTACCAGCATAATATCAGCAGGTATTTTATGAAAAGAAAAAAGGAGGTTACGGGAGTCATGGCCAAAAAAGAACCATCTTCCAAGACACTCACGTATACGTATGACCCTGATGCGACGTATACGTACAATGCAAAACATGGCACCGAATATCCTTATAATGGATTTCCAACAGGTTTGCACGGAAGGAAATACAAGAAAACCCGATTCATTGATTGGGAACCCATTCCGGAAGATATAATCATCCGTCACAACGGTTCTCAAATATTCGTGAATTTCATGGCATTGTTCCCGGATGATGTTATCGATCCTTCCATCCAAGTATTTCAACTTAGAGCCAAAAGAGTTGATTTGCAGAATTATATCTGTGAACAGATAAATTTCTTCACGGCATTGTATGATGATGACAATGATCTCATCACTTCAATGCTCATTGCAAAGTATATCACGGACAGTGAAACTTATACTATTGCAACCTTTGAAGAGTATTATAAGCAACTCTATGAGATACTGTTTCCTGATAAGACAATGGACAAGATCAAAAAAATGGTTGAGGAAAACGATGTCGGTGATGATACAGTCGGATTGTTCCCTTTGGACTTCTTGAGAGACATGTATATCGTATCATTCATGATAAAGGTTATGCATATCTTTATTGAACATTTTATTGGTTTAACAGGAAACTCCCCAAAGAATATGTATGAGTTGTTTGCTCGTGCGTTCTCATATGCGATGAATCAAATCAACCCACACATGTACATTCTGTTGTATAACTATGTCAACAAGAATGTTATTCAGAGCATATCATCAAATGCAAACATTTACGATATGCAGGCAGTTGAGGGTGTTACTGCGCCAACAACAACACAATTCGTCATGAGAAAAATCCTTTTGTGTGATGGACTCATTAAGCTCACATTTGCTTCAGCATGGGATAAGATCAATAAACGTCCGACGTACTCATGTGTCGGATTGATAAAGGCAATCATCATGCAGGCATCGTTCTTGACGAGAAAACGTCAATTAAGATATTCGCTTGTGAATGTTGATGATGTGTCACAACTCTTATCCGATAACATCAGTTCCAATTCACCTATATCAATGATCCGTTCATTTAACCCCGGTGAATACAGTTGTATGCTGAAGGACTTGAATATCATCATCGCTCATATAGCGTTGGAGATTGATGTAAGTCCTGTCGACTATTATCTCGAGCACATACCACAAATGAATGATCTTTCGAAGATTCTTGTTGACACGGTATTGTACAACAAGTTCCATTCATCAATTTCAACAAACACGTTGAGTATGAGGCAGAAGTATATCCTGTTGCTGTATGTCAGACATCTCGTAATGGATATCTATGGTCTGTCAGAAGAGGACACTCTCAACAGTCCCATCATTAATATCCTTATGGGAAAAACGGTTTCAACCACAACGAGATCATTGACACAGAAGGACATCAATGGTATCAAGAAATATGTTAAACTCAACAATCTTAAGGAATATTTGCTTTCTGAAAAGAACGTAAATGTGTTTGTTGAGAACATCATGAATTGTGTGTTGTCTTCATACACGATCGTCAATCATAATGATGAATCGTTATTGGACAATCCATTGATCTATGAATCAGGAAACATGACCTTGTTGTTGTTGGACATGGTTGTTGAATTATTTGAGCTTATGAAATAGGAGGATCATAGCATGGGCGTCACACTTGAAAGAATAAATCTGGAGAACGAGTATATCATCGACATGATTACCCACAATGGGTTTTTAATCAACGAAGAGGAAGATATGTATGCTCCAGTAAATGTTGATCAACTGATCAATTCTTCCAAGTTCATGGACGTTGAGTACAGATGCGACTGTGGTGCATTCATCGGTCAAGATATCATTGGCCGAGTATGCCCACGTTGTAACTCTGAGATCACTCTTCGCTCATTGAACTTTAAATATACTGGATGGGTTGATATATCTCCACACAAAGTTATATCACCAATCTATTATTCAATGCTCAAGAGAGTATTGTCTGTAAATATGTTGAAATATATTCTCGGAGACTATAAGGCCGATTTCTCTGTTCCTTATAATGAGAATGATACGAACTTTGCAGAGAACAAAAAGAACCGAAAAACAGGTCGTATTGCACAAAACGACATCGCATATATCAGGAAGAAAATACCCAAGTCGAAACAGATTTACGAAGGTCTTGGACACGATGTATTTTACCAAAGATTCGAAGAGGTATTGACCGCTTGTGGTAAATCAACAGAGGAACTTGCGACATTGATCCAAGAGAAAGAAGCTGTGTTCACTTCGAAGATCCCGATCTACTCAACAGCATTCCGTCCTGTATCTAAGACATCAGAGACGATGTTCTACCCGAAGATCAATAAATGGTTTTCACAAATCGTTTCGATTCAATGCAAGTTGAAAGACATGGCTTTACCAATCGAAACGATTCAGGCATTGAACTTTATTCAGAATTATTGGGTTGAAGCTGCTGAGCATCTGATAACGAATGAGGTTTCAAAGAAGGATGGTTTCGTAAGATCAGAGATTGTTGGTGGTACGTTTTCATTCTCTGGTCGTGCGGTAATCACCCTCGATATATCATTGAACGTCGATGAAGTTGATCTGCCATTGCCAATGTGTATTACCGCATTCCAGTACAAGATAACACACATCTTATCTGTCAGATATAACTTCACTCTTGAACAGGCATATCTGTATGTCAGAGATTATAAGATTCATCCCGAGGTAGTCGATATCCTTCAAGAGATACTCGACAAAGAACAATGGATCATGATCCTTAGAGAACCGACAAACAACTTTGCTTCTATTGAGATTGCAAAGATACGTCGTTTCAAGGTAAATGATGATACGATCAGTTTACCTCCAGAACCACTTCCCGGTTTTAATGCGGACTTTGATGGAGACCAACTGAATACTTTATTCCTTGGATGTAAAGAAGATGGAATCGTTCAGCATTTCGAAAAGTTCCACTTCTCTTGTGTAACTAACTACGTTACCGAAAAGATCGAATTACCTCTGATGGATTGGTCGACCATCTGTCTTGGACTTATGTCTTCTTAATCATATAATATTCAGGGGGTGTTAACACCCCCTGAATTTCATTTTTATATACATATATTATTTTTATGAACAAATGGGATTCCATTTGAATTATACTTAGGAGGAGATAGTAATGACAGACAATGACTGCAGAGAAAGACTCCCACATGTTGGGATTGTTGAACCCCTTAAATCATGCTCGAGTCTACTACATGAGCTCGAATTCAAAGGATTTATAGTTAGGGATTACAATGATCCTGAAGGAATTGATTACCTCATTATCCCGTATCTCAGTTACATGGATGATACTGTCAAGTATTGTATGCAGCAGAAAGATGTTAGGATAATTACTCTACAAGGTACCAGTTACTTCTTAGGTTTACGAGTTTAGAGGTATGGTCGATGTGGTGTCCTGATGATTGTGAGGCACCACCACCAGATTTACCACCAATAACGAGAAAGGAAATGATCAAATGATTATTAAGGTAATGATCTGCCTGCCTATGTCAGGCAGAACAGAAGAAGCAATTAAAACCCGTATCGACGAGATAAAGAACACTTATGGTCCTTACTTCACAAAGAAGTATGGTAATGTTGAATGGCTCGTTAATATGAAATCTGACGACAAAGACATCGAAGACATACACAAGGATGCATCGTTGTATTTCCTCGGAAGAGGAATAATGGAATGTATGTCGGAAGCCGACATTGTTCTGTTTGACTCAAAATACGAGCTCTCTCATGGATGTTGTGTTGAGATGGATATCTGTACAAAGTATTCAAAACCGTTTATGATCGTAAATGAGAAACATTTAGCCGAACAAATGAAAATCGTGTCACTTGGTTTGACTCTTCCGGGACTGTATAGACTTGACGTTGCTACTTGGAATAGACATGTGCTGACAAAAGAAGATGAACGAATCATCGATATCATGGTCAATTGTGATTACATGGTGGTTATCGAAGATCCTACCATCTTTGAAGTGCTGGTATTTACCAAGGGAAAAGTGACAAAGATACAAATATCGTCCGACCTTTTCAATAAGTTAATCAAAGCAGGCTATGTATTCAAAAGATACGGATAATCTCGATCTGTTATCAGATGAATAAATAAGGAGATTTATCATGTATAAACTGTTTGCAGTAAAGGAAGGTCATTTAACACCAAATATTTTTAGATAATATTATTACAGTAATATACACATCGTCATTGGAAGAGTGATGGTGTGTTGACCTCTATAAATGGACGTATCATAGGAGGCTTCCCTCGTTGTTAGGTAAAGGCCATGATGCGTCCCATTTGCCTGAGTGGCGGAATTGGCAGACGCGCGGGCTTCAAGTACCCGTATCGAAAGGTATGTGGGTTCGAGTCCCACCTCAGTCACCAACGAGGAATGCATTCGATAGGGAGACCATCAGGTGTGGCGAATGTGGTGATCGTCTGGGTTGGCGATTACAATAATAAATGAAATGTGTTAATAGTTTAAAGTTAATGAGAACACCAGACCTCAATGTACCATGGCTATGCATTGAGTGAGGAGGAGGGGTCGCTTCCCGAGCCCCGATACACATTTTGTTTATTATATATTTTTAAATTCATACTACATAAAGATGTCTTGGTAAAGGATGGCATACATGAATATCAATCCATGTCCTCGGTGTAATTCTGCCGATAAAGTAAAATATGTAACACGCGAAGTGTCAAAAGGAGATAAGAAATATGTAATAGGATGCGTATAGTGTACCAATTGCTCTCTTTCAACAATCATGGCAAGGGAAGGCAATCCGACAATCAGTAAAGACGATCTGTTTGATGACTGGAACAAAGGGATATTTGATCTATTTCCATGTACACCGTATGTAGATCCCTTGGCAGACGTATAAATATAAAATGACGCATGTAGCTTAAGGAAAGTGCATTATCACGACGATAATGAGAATAGTGGTTCAACTCCATCACCATCCACCAAATGGGATATTATTTTAGCGGGGAAAAGTATACGTTGTGCACGGCGTTATGACGCTGGTTCGAATCCAGCATATCCCACCAAAGTGGATTATGTGTATCATTAGTTTAAAATCCGAGAACACCAGAAGTTGACACACTGCAGCTCTGTATCAACGGAGGAGGTAATGTGGAATATAACGGTCCATTAAAAATACACATCTAATCCACATGATCCCGTAGTCAAGAGGTTAAGACAGTGGTCCGCAACACCACGATCTCCAGTTCAACTCTGGACGGGACCTCCAAACTGGCGCGTTAGTCAAGTGGTTAAGACACCGCCCTTTCACGGCGGTGACGTGAGTTCGATCCTCATACGCGTCACCAAAATATTGTGGTATCGTCAAAACGCAATGGGTCATAAGTTTAAAGGCAACCAATATACAAAAGGGAAGTAAATTGGGGTGTAGCAAAGCGGTAATGCGGCGGGCCTTGACCCCGTAATTCCCCCAGTTCGAATCTGGGCATCCCAACCATGTGGTATTGATTTGACTCTGTCATTCCGGAGATTCGAATTCCTCTACCACAACCACTCCGTGTTCTACAAACTACGGAACAAATTTATCCTACTAATTCTTTCTCTAACGCCGGGCATAATGCCCGGCTCCATTTTTCTTTTTCATTTTCTATTATGCTGGTTATTATTTATATTTTATAAATATATATTATTTATGCGAATAAGAAGAAAGTGGTTGCTTTCATATTATTCATACTTAAAATAATTAATAAGCAGAACCTGTGATAGGTTCGGAAGGAGAAAGTTATGAAGTTTAGCGAATTAGTTATTAACAACCACGTATTCGAAGCCGGTGTCGATGTGAAAACAATCATAACGAGATTGATCGAGAAGGGATTTCTCCCGGGATTGTCTCTGAATGATATTGAAGAAATCAATGAGGATAAACTCATGAAAAAGATTGACGATCTTTTGTCAACCATCGGTGACGACACATTAATCGCTTTTGGTTATAGGAATATATTAGGAGTTTCTCCGAAATCAATTAGTGAACATACAGGAATGACATTAGTATCCCAAAGGGTTAGTATCCCTACCGATAAGCTGAAATCAAAGTTCTGGAAAACTGAGGATATCCGTTTATCGAAGTTTTCTCCCGACGTCACAATCTCACGATTATGGTTAGAACCAGACCTACTTGAGATGGTGATAAATAACAACCACATCTACAAGACCGTGCGTGAACTTGCGAACATAATCGCTTGTGCAAAGATCTACCATTACAAAGAGAATCCTTATTTCACACGGATGGAAAAGATGATATCCAACATATACCCCGTGCAATATAGTCTCTATCCATGGAACTTAATCGCTGCAGCAGTAGACGGTATGGATTTCTTTTCAGATGATCTTGAAATTATCGGAACAGATACTACAGATATCGAGCTCTTTATTCAAAGATCAATTAGACAAATTAGAGATATTGATATACTTGACAAGAGGTTTATTGATCACATGACTCTGACAGAGATAGCAAATGAATACAATCTTACTCCGGATAGAATAAGACAAATAGAAGCCCGAGCACTAAGGACTATCGTTTATGGAGAACACAAAAACAAGCTGCGGCATCTTGTTGAAAAGAATTCTACACGCTTGGGTAGACGTGTGTATGAAAACATATACAACATGAGATATCTCGATGACAACCTTTGTGACGTCGAGACTGTCGAATTTCTGATCCATATTTTGGGTATTGATACCAGACAATCAGTTGAAGAAATATCGAACGCTATTATCGCGGACAAAAGAGCGTTGATGATTCTTAAGTATGGGGTACTGCGAACACAAGAAATTTCTCTCGATGTTGATGGGAAGATACCTGAATTTACAGAGGATACGGATATAGATTTAATCGACTTAAGTGTCAGGACTTTCAATTCCCTGAAATGCGGAGGAATCCGTACAATTGGTGATATATTATCTACTGCTCCTGAAGATATAATGAAGATACGAAATCTGGGTCGGAAGTCTTATAAGGAATTTATAGACAAGCTAAACAAACTGGGATTTGACGTCTCTCGATATTATGACATTTTATCTCAACAATAATATGTGACGTATCGGTGAAGTGTAGTGCTGAGCTTTTATGTTCTGTAAAGGTATTGCGTTGTGAGGGCATGTTGTGTTATGTATGGCTAACGGCAACGCATGGTGTCATATTGTCATGTTGGGTAATGGTAAGGTGAAGTATCGTCGTGTCACGTGAAGTTTTGCCAAGTAATGGTGCTGTGAGGTGACGCTTTGTCTCATAACGTTCAGTAAAGGTGATGTGAAGTATGGTCAAGCAATGTCAAGTAATGCTTCGGTGAGGCACTGTTTGGTTTTGTCAAGGTTCAGTAAAGCGGGGTCTTGAACGTAATGTTTAGCATAGGTGATGCGCGGTGAGTTGCAGTCTGGTATTGTTTCGTAATGGTATTGTGATGTACAGCATTGGTAAGGTAAAGCAATGTCAAGTAATGCACTGTGCTGGTATAGCATGGTGGTGTACCGTAGAGTGACGTGGCGTTCCGGTATAGTGTCGTGATGCTGTGTCGGGCATAGTTTCCGCAAAGGAAGTGTACAGAAAAGTTTTGTGATGTTATGGGTAAGGCCGGGTGCGGTATGATTATGTAACGGTATAGTATAGTTTTGTTCCGCCAAGCCAAGTAAGGGTTAAGTAAGGTGAAGCATGGTTGCGGTATCGGTATGGTGACGTTTTCTCTGGTAATGGTAAGGTGAAGTATCGTCGCGTATTGTGATCTAAAGGTAATGTTCAGGCATGGTTTGGTCCTGTTCTGTGAGGTGTCGTAAAGGTAAAGTGTGGTCTTATGATGCCATGTGAGGGTAATGTTGGAGTGAAGTCGAGTAATGTAGAGTAAACGGTGCGGTGAAGAAATGCCACGCTTGGTATCGTATAGGCAAGGTTAAGCAATACCAGGTAATGCTTAGTAAAGGTAAAGCGGAGCGGAGATACGTTGCTCATAGTAAAGTACAGGTAGAGTCGTGTTTAGTCACGCAGTGTACATTAATGGTACAGTATGGGATAGTTTTGTGAGGGTGCAGTTCGGTCAAGTGGCGTTACGTTACGTAATGGGTTCCGTGATGTTCCGTACTGATTCGTATTGTATCGGTAATGTATAGTCAGTTTACGTATGGTGCTGTGATGGTGCAGTAATGCTGCGAGCGTAATGTTTGGGTAAAGCCAGGAGGCGTAGAGTAATGTTTTGGTAAGGTCAGGTGCCGCATGGTCACGTAACGGGTAATGTTAAGTATAGTAATATTGAGCTTCGTGTTCGTATGTATCGTAAAGGTAGTGTGGCGTTCGGTATTGTTCTGTATTGGTGTTGTGTTGTGATAGGTGGCGATGTCATGTGCAGGTAAGGTGTCGAATGGTACCAGTAAAGGCTATGTCCTGTAACGCATTGTACCGCGTGGGTATTGTGAAGTTATGGTGTAGCGTCGAATAGTGCTGTTGCGTAAAGGCATAGTTCAGCCCAGTATAGCGGTGTTACGGTGCGGCGATGCCAAGTGTTGTAAGGCAAAGCGCGGTTTGGTTCAGTAATGGTTCATCAAAGTTGGGTCTTGTAGAGTAATGGTAACGACATATCTTAAAGAAAAATAACCTCCTCCCACCTTACGGGGGTTATTTTTTATTATATGGAAAGGAGTGATAAATTAATGAAAGTCAGGATCCCTAAGAAGATCAGGAAAACCATTCCCGTCAGAATCAACGAATGTCTATCATTTAAAGACTTATACAAACATATATCTACACATGGTTTGGTTGGTATGAAGGTTGTGAAGGGAACAGACTGTAAAACAGTAGATATTTTACATTTGAGAGTTGATATAAATGATATCATAGGAGTGATAACTGGTTATGATATGGGATTTGTTGGTGGGTGGATAGATGTTGAATTTGACCAATCTGACAAAATGATCAAGGAATTTGTGTCAAACAATCCCAAATTGATTGCCGTCCCAAGAGTGTTCGGAGAACCGACAGAAGACGGCGGGTTCAAGATCAAAGGTCTGAAAACTTTTGTCATATATCCGGCTCCATAAATAGAAGAATTTCATGTCCGGGGATTATCCCCGGACTTTCTATTTTTCTTATTTTTGAAATATATTTAATTATTATGGATATATCAGAAATGAGATATCCATAAACTACTTATTATTTATCTAAAGGAGGTTGATTTCTATGAAAGAAATCAGAGTACGCGTAACATTTATCGAGGAGCTGCTTGGCACAGCAACCAATGACCAGGAAATCTACAGAAGCTACATCGCTTCGAAGTCACCCGATGCAACCACAATCGATGATGAGGTAGCATCTGTCGGTGTTGATCCGACTGTTGAAAAGGGAACAACCGTATTCCCGAGAGACGATGACGGAAATCTGATCATTTACGACTATCAGTGGCGAGGTTACTTCAAGGAGACCTGTAGTTTCCTCAAAAAGGTTAAAGGTACCGCTTCATCAAAGATCAAAGCGTTTAAGAAACAGATAGACGGTCTGATCTTTATCAAGGAACGCAAATCCGTCATCAACGTTAATGGTGAGATAACGTTGTGTCAGAGACCGTTAAGAGCCAACACACCACAGGGTGAACGTGTTTCACTGGCATGTTCAGAAACCGTGCCGGTCGGCTCCACTAACGAATTCACCGTACTGTGTATGGTGGATGAAGATGAAACACTCGTTCGTGAATGGTTGGACTATGGATTCTACCACGGAACGGGTCAGTGGCGCAACAGTGGAAAGGGTAAATTTGTCTGGGAAGAGCTTGATGCCGACGGAAATGTAATCGGGGGTAATGCTTCAGAACACTAATCAGCCACAAATATCACAGCCATGGTAAAGTGAAGTGTGGCGTATTAAAGTGTGGTGTAGTCAGGTCATGTGATGGTATGTATATAGTATTACATGACCTGATGTTCAGTAAAGGCATAGCTGTGAGTTGCACAGTAACGTTAAGGTTACGCATAGTGTTGCAGAGTTAAGTGAATGTAAGGCTTTGTCATGTTTCGTGGGGTGATGCAATGTGTTGGTGTGGCATCGTTCAGTCCCGTCATGTATTGGTAGAGTGTTGTCAGGTGTATTGAAGTGGGTGGTGTATTGGTAAAGTTGAGTGGTGTCGGGTATATTAACGTGATGGTTCAGCCAAGTATCGTCATGGTATGATATTGTCAGGTATTGTGTTGTTTGGTACTGGTGAGGCAACGTCATGTAGAGTGATGGTGAAGCTAAGTATAGTTTATTTTAGTTCTGTCATGGTGAGGCTTGGTTCAGTCTTGTGATGCTTGGTGAAGAGACAATAATCCCCCAAATATTTGGGGGATTATTTTTTGTAAAGTAAAAGAGGTGAAGTGTATGAATACAGAATTAACAAATGAAGAAATAAACAATCTTGCTGTATTATTTGTAACAATATACGATCAAGAAGCTGGTAATCTTGATCGTGTTAAAAAGAGATTATTGGAATCATCTCCGGAGTCACAAACAATTATAAACGGGATTATTGAATCCCATGATAAAATAATGAGTAATGCCGTAGTAGATGTAGCCAATGAATATGATGCATTGGCTTTTGAGAAAGACTAATTTAATGGGGAGGGATATCCCTCCCCATTATACAGTATATTTTCTATGCTACCACCTATTATTTCAATCCTCTAAATATATATTATTATATTGAATAAAAAGAAATATAGTGTTTCAAATTATTCAAATAATTTTATACCCTCATACATATAGAGGGAGAAGGAGAATACTTATGAAAAAGACATTTGTTAAGAAGATTAACAAGTCCTCTAAGAGAATCGTTAAGAAAGCGTCAAAGGTAGCCAAGAAGAACCCCGTTGCCGCTGTTGGAATTGGTAGTGCTATCACTGGTATTGCTGCAACAGCAATGGCAACAACAGCTTGTAAGTCTGCTAAGCATGGATTTGCAGCAATTGCTGCAAAGAGAGCTGCAAAGGCTGCTAACAACAACGAGAACATCACAACTCCTCCTGCAACAACAGACACACCTGATGCAGAGGATGATGATGTGTCATCCGACGATTCGTCAAACGAGGACCCCAGTCCTCCTGATTTTAACACGGTTGATATGAAGGCACATATTCAGGCCGTCATCCTGGGTTCTTTTAAACTGAACAATCGACCGTTAACCGATACTGAGATATCTCGTTTTACAGTAGAGCTTACGAAACAATTTAATTGTATTGAAAACGACGCAATGTCTCTTATCTATAAAACGCAAGATAACCTCGTTAGAGAAATCAATAAAATAGAGGGAGAAAACACAGAAGCAGATCAACCCGAGACAAATGGAGAAAATCTCAAAACAGATGAAACGGCAGTAGAACACGACGGTATGGGACAACAGAAGAATCCTCCGAAGAAGAAACGACGGAAGAAAACCAGGTCGCGAAAACAGAAGAAACGTGCGAAAAAGAAACAACAACAGAAAACCCATTAAAGAAATTATGAGGACGCATAGCGTCCTCTTTTTTTTGTTTAATTAATATTTTTTGTATGCTACAGCTTCTATTATTTTAACATTCTATACATATATTATTTAATTGGACAAATGAAAAGAATAATTTCAAATCACCTTGTCCAGAAAGGAATGTGGTGGTCCATGAAAAAGTTAAGGACCAGAATTTCAAAGATGTTGCGTACAGCGGAAAAAGTAAGAACCGCAACGTCGAAATGGCTGATGAGAATACCTGATTGGGTATTGCTCATGGCAAAATCATCGCGTGTATTTTGGAAGGTGCATTTATATCCAAAATAAACCTCAAGGAGCCATCGCTGATTAAACAGTTCAGCATGACTATCTTTTGGGCGATAATGATGCTGTATGTATGGTGGTTGATTTCGAGACTTATTGGACGTACAGCAGAGAAGGCCTACAGAACAAAGAGTTGTGATCGCGAGTATAATCACAATCTTGAGAAAACCCTCCGTTCAAAGATGCCAGATATTCAGAGGGTTTCATCAGGCAAAATCTTTGGAACCGTAACATCTCTGTCAACAATGAAGGGAATGATCGTAATGTCATTTATCAACATGATTCCATTCATTGTACCGTTTGGTACTCTGATTGTTAAGGAAGCGATGTATGATTGGCGGATGGCAGTGATATCGTTCATATGTGTCATTGTATGCTTCACATTGGGTATGTTAACTGACAAGATCTTCGGATGGTCAACTGAAGTGGCGGAAACAAAGTCTGCATTAGCAGCAGTTACAGCAGACAATTTCACAAACGTAAAGACAATTAAATGTCTCAGGCAGGAAGCGTTTGCGATGAAACGGTTGAGGCAGAGACAGGAAGACGCAGATTCACTCCAGTTGGAATGAAGGTACAATAATAAAACATATTTCGGGAGGGATAAACCCTCCCGAAATATAGGAGGAATATTTTATGAAAAAATATACGGATCAGGAAATAACAGAAATCATTACGTCAACAATCGAGAACGGTAACAAGGTAATCTTAGGTACCGATTGGCATTTAATCAGGTACGACAAAAGTGCCGGTACGTTCTATCTTAAACAGGATTGGGAAGACATCATCCGCATGCAAAACAAGGCATGTGGGGAGAACGACGTATTCATCTTCCTTGGCGATCTCGTTGATGATGATTTACCCGAATTCATGCCAATATATGAACTTTTGGGATGTCGAGCAGAACGGCAGTTGACAGGAAAGTACAAGTTCATGATCAGAGGGAACAACGATACCTTCTCTGACCATTCGTATAAGAATCTCGGGTTTGACGAAGTCGTGTATGGTATCCGATACAAGGATATCTTCTTCAGTCATATATCGGTTCCACTCCATTTTACGGAAGACACTGGATGTCATACAAACGTCCACGGGCATATGCACCGGGACAACACAGATGTTGACTCCATAGCGTATTATCACGCGTATCCGGATGATAATATCTGTATATGCAGAGAAGATTGCCATCCCGTTGACCTGACAGACATAATCAAGCACATCAGGTTGTGGAAGTATAACAACTGTAATTATGTTCAAGGTTATGAGAAACCGGGAATGTCAAGGTTCCTATTGAACACATGCTCTGAGAAGATGATGGAGCTGTTTAACATTGACTAATGAAGGGGGGGGGTTGTTAAACGATGGAGCTTAATGAACTACTTTTAGAAAGTATTGCACAGGTGCCAACGCAATATGTTTATATAATGAACAAAGAAGTTGCTAATGATTTCTGTGACCATCTCATTTCGAAACCAACAGACAAATTGGAAGTTTCTGATAATCTTGATGAGCGATTGATATCAATTGTCAGGAACATTACCGGACAAAAAGAAGAAGATGATTCTGACTTTAAAATCCCGATCGACATTGTGTTTGCGGATAATATTCCACTTAAAAGTGTGGAATTTAAATTCCACAATATTGCTGGTCGTGTGACATTGTTTGATGATGAATATCGTCACATGGAATTACAGCAAGTAATCGATGGTAAAAAACAAATGGGTGCGATTGGCATTGTTTCTGTCTATGTGACATTAATTAATATGTCACAAAAACTTGAAGTCTTCTGTGTAATCTACGTAGAGGCAGGTACAAACATGATCGTTGTCAAACCGGATTTGGGTTTCAAAGGACCCAAGGCAGTGACAGATATATGGTATTCTTACAGGTTTGATATGTTGTCTATAGATGTTGGTAGAATCTTTAGAGTAATCGATGATGTGAGATATATCTTTACTGCATTCTGGTATGCCGTTAATGTTCTCTTGCAAAATCCGGTGATAAAGAAATGCATCAGTACTGGACGAGAGCCAATACTGTCAGCACCTTCAAAGAAACACAAGGGTGGAAAACAACCACCAAAGAAATATATCCGCCGGATATACATTAACACAAACAAGATGGACAAAGAAGACATAGTCATCAATGCAAAACCCAAGAGCACAAAGACTAAACCTTTATGGTACGTGACTGGACATTGGAGACATTATTCGAACGGTAAGAAGATATTCATCCAGGGTTACTGGAAGGGTGTTGCTCGTGATTTAAAGAATTGCGACACACGTGACAGAGAACTTGTATTTGATAATGACAAAAAGGAGTATATTTATGAGTAATAATATGATTGAAATCGCTAAGATTACATGGCCGGAATATTTCGAGGTCAACAAATCTATCAAGCTTGGAAATGGAGAGACATTAATACGCCGGTATGAAAAGTACCAACCAGCAATGTGTTTTCTGTTAACAGAAAACAATATCGATCAGCATTGGTTAGATGTAACATACCACGGGATCGACATTAATGCTACTTTCGACGCAAAGAAAGTTGAATGGATGCCAGGAGAATTCTGGGTGTCAAAAAAGGGAACCCCGTGCTTCCGACCCAAAGAAGACGGTTCACATATATTAATTCGCACTACATGGGGAGGCTGCTTTGAGCCATCTCGTGGCACAGAGTTTCCTGAACTGAAGGAGAAAGCGTTATTTTCAAAATACGCTCGATCTAATGGCGGTGGTGCGGGTTACAATTATTATGTCTTCCCGAAAGACTTCCGGAATGAGGTCTCTCTGGACGATATATAAAAGGTTATTTATCCGGGGGCATTATGCCCCCGGTTTTTAACTTTCTTTTGTCTTATTTTTATTTTTTCTTTCGACTCATGCCGTTAAATCCATTCCCGATAAAATCTTATCAATATTGAAAGGATCGATCTGACCTGCTACATCAGGAGCATCGGCTAACAATGTTTCGAGTTCTTCCTTGGCGGTCAGAATGAATGTTTTGTATGCTACCGGGTCTTTCTGGAAATCTTCGTATATGTTCTTCCATGAGAACTTATCTGTTATCTCTTCACCAGTAGAAGACAGCACCTTGTAACCTCTCCTGTCACCCTTGATACGACCACGGTCTTCAAGGAACTTAACAAGGGTTCTAACATTGTCCGCACCGTTTCTACGTTTATCAACGATGATTCTGAATCCAAGACCTGTCTTAGCATTGCCTGATTCATTTGTTGATACCTTTGTTGGTTCGAACAGAACAGTGTTTCCTTCGAAACCATCAGTATTGATATGATAGCGAGAATCTTCTTTAATCTCACCAGTAAACGTCATAAGTGCGGAAGCATTGTATTCGATAGCTTTACCACCGGAGATCTTGATATCTTTGTTACCATACTGGAATTGTTTCTTCGGTCCTGCAAATGCAGTCATTGCAACATTTGCATTCTCATGAGCGATTGTAATAAATATAATGTTAGCCTCTTTCATCATGGGCAGTATGTCAGAGATAACACCTTTAAGAGTTTTTGCATTCTGCATACCATCTGTATTTGAACGCATCTCTTTTTGTTTATCCCATTCCTTTTTATCTCTCATGTCGTATTCCTTGGATATAACATCAGAGATAGAGTCAAGAAACATTACCGTTGGAGGCATAAGCCATATGGGTCTGTTATGATCATCAACTTCTCCAGTATCTTTCAGCAGTAATGTCTTGTGACTCATCTTACGTTCATAGATCTCAGTAACATATGCCTGAAGAGTGTCATAACCAATAGCACCATACTTGATAGCATAACGAGGATGATCCCCATCAAACCAATCCTCGGGGAGTTTAGTTAAAGTCTTCGCTCTCTGTAACGACAGTCTGTTCTCGGCATCGATATGAACCACGTTACCCGCATGAGAATAAGCAATGTTTGCACACATCTGCATTCCAAGTGTTGTCTTAAACGACTGAGTTGCTCCGGTGAGAACGTTGAAAGAACCTGCTTGAAGACCAAGACATATTCTCTGTTTGATGATGGTACCTGATTCGTCTCTGACATTGACCTTGTAACCAAGGGCATAGTCGATTACTGATATACCCGTTGGATAACAGTAATCGACCAATTCGTTCTTCTCAAAAACTTTGGAAGAACTACCGCTCGAAAGGATGGACATCAGGTCAGCGTTAGCAAGTTCAGCTTCAAGTACACTTTGTTTTTTAGTAGCCATTTAAACATAATCCTTTCCTATTTTTAGTATAATGATGTACCTTGATCGTCGTTTATATCTCAGCTTCTGCCAACGGGATGATGCGAGTCACCTTGGGTACAATCAATCCATCTTCTGTCCGACTAACATCCTTAACCTCAGCGAAAGGAAATATCTGTCCGGAAAGGAATTGTCTTGGATTGTAATCGTAGTAAGAATTATTAATTTCCAACATGATATTATCTTCTGATATACCACGCAACTGTGCAATTTTAATGTTGCCGAATATATACTGCAAACAGAGAAACGTATTGTACCCGTCTAACTTTGGTAATTTCTTGAAAGCCGATACATTGAATTTATATGATACCACATTATCAGTATATTTATTCAAAAGAATAAATCTGAAGAGGTCTGTTGCATCGGCGTGGCTGTAATGCGCGTTGGTGATTTTTATACAATCCAGTTCGAAAAGGTCAGGTGTGATCAAGATCGTATTGTTTTCTGTCGCTGATTTCAGAGACGGATTATTAACAACACATTTGAATTCACGAACTGTGTTAAGTTGTTCCCTATCTTCAGGAACAGGATACAACCTACAGTTTTTGAGGTGTATAGACAATCCGTTGTTATCATCAATATCCACATTGTATATAGATGACTTGATGTGTTTGATCATTTGTTCAAGATTGTCTGTGCTACCCTTAAGGCCATCAACAACCGTGATGAATTTCTTAAGGTTGTCGTTGAGTTCGAAGTTCGTATATTTCAGAAGGTTGTTAACAGCCTCGGGATCTTCATCAGAAATGACATTTTTATCAATGTCATATTCCACAGAAATATCGGATTTGTTCTCAGTTAAATTGTTCATTATTTTTATTCCTTTCTGCATATTGCATAAATATTGTTAGTCTATATTAAGACCAACATGGTTTGTTCATGTCCGGGAAGAGTGCGTTGATAAATTCTCTGGGATTTGTATACAACATGTTCATCTCACGCGTATCAACCCAAATCCTAACGCTTTGCTCGTCCCTTCTGATTTCTTTTGGGTTTATATCCTGCTCGAAAAAGACGAATGCCTTTTTAATAATAAAAGGAAAATTCATATCTTTCCCGATTAACATAGGATCGCCATCAGCCTTGTAAACATAACGTGTTTCAAGCCATTTTGGTCTCCCATAAGCATCCCAAATATTGGTGGTTTTTTCTTCAGTATCGACTATTGTACAGGATTTTTGAGTGTACATTTTTATTCCTTTCTATCACGGTTGATTTTTGTCTCGTATTCCTTTATCTCAGTAGACACATCAATGTCATATTTATCCTTGACATATTCTATCAATGCAGGAACCGGTTCAACAATTGGATTGGTTATTTGATTACTATCAAACTTCTTGATGGAATCATCTTTGCTGATGGTCTCTGATATGATTTGATATTTCAAGAATTGATTCTTCTTGAACACATTCATTATAGCATGATACTCGGTGAGTTCATCGTTCTTACAATGAATGATAAATCTGTGAGGATTGTTAATCTCCTTTGATACCTCTCTACGAAGTTCTTCTGGAGAGTGTATTTCAAAAGTTTCATATTCTAATGCAAATTCGTTTGGAACTGTTTCCACTTCGAAATTGTCGTTACAGAAGAAGAAGACTCTTGGTTCATCCTCACCGTATTTCCATCGTAACCATGGTCCAGTATAATAAACATTATTACCAAAATCAGTATATCCATGATAATGTCCGAAAACACAAAGTTTCGATATATCACCGAGTTGTTCAGCAGAATGAAGTATCTCATACTGTGTTGATTTGCACGGATGTTTAGTTTCTGATGACAATGGTCCATGACCAACAATGATGTCATATTTCTTATCAAATGCTTTAGAATAATCGACATCTCCATATTCCTGGGGTAAATATAAAACACGCAATCCGTTACGTAATACACTGATGCACGCGGTCTTTGTATAGAATATATTGACATTAGGAATTCTATCAAGCATTGGTAAGAATATTTCGTACTGGTCATGGTCATGACCATATGTCCCATGAATGAAATGTACTGGAACATGTTGGTGACCGTTCCGACCACAGTTATTACAAACGAGATTAAGTAGGAAAATTGAAGCAAACTTGGCTTCATCGATTGTTAACTTGTGATCGAATAAATCACCACACACGAAGATACAATGACATTCTTCCTTATGTTCTTTGATCAAACCAAGGAACTTGTCAAGAGATTTTAAATAATCTGCCTGAGGAAGCTTTGTCCCAATATGCAGATCTCCTATGAAAGCTAACAAAGATTCCTCATCCCCCTTTCTACATTATTTCTTGAATACATATGCCTTCATTCCCTTAGGAAATTCTTCCATTTCAAAAGGAGGTAGTTGTTCTGTTCTATTCGGCGGTATATCCGGATCGACAAACTTGAACACGTGTTCCGTACATGTATCATGTATCATGTATCATTCGTTGCATTTCATTGAGAATATTTTTCTGCGGTTTCTTCTTAATCCTCTTATTCATTATATCACATCCTTATCAACAATATCAGCAGCAATCGCCACCTCCTGATTACATAATTTTCGTAATGACTCTCTCATTATAAATATCCTCCTAAATAAAGTTTGTTAGAATGTTGATATGAATTTCCAAATAAATAATATTCTTACAAAAGAAGAAAAAAAATCATGGGGGTATATACCCCCATGATTAAATTCTAAAGCAATTGTTTGCCGGCTTCGCGTAAAATCTTGCAAATGTATCTGGTATATACCTTTATACCTAACTTGCGTTTACAGGTACCGATGATATCCGGCATAACAATGTCATTGATTGTATAATCAAACATTGCTACAGTATCATAGATCTTCCATTTTTCCATCGTTTCTCTGATAACATTACAAACGTCCGTATACTGATCTAATGTCAAACAACTTCTTCTGCCTGGAGCTGGTGACCCGGTAATCAAGACTTTTAGATTCTTGAGTTTGCAGTTGTCTTCATCGCCGTTTATATGGACGATATTAAGCCTGTTGGTAGGAAGCCATGGAGGAATCTCCAGGAATGCACGTACAACAAGGGTATCCACATTTCTGACAATTGTAGATCCATTTTCGGTGACCAGCACAGTTTTCTTTTTGGTATCAATGTATGTCATGACATTAGCGTCGATATACTCGTTTCGTACGACGCCTTGATCAGATATGGAATAATGCCCATCATTTACTCCTTTGATACCCTTAATGGGTACCCTGTCTACATCGGCAAAGTACTGTTGTCTTATTACGTAATCAATAGGTTTTATTTTCTTCTTTATATTGCTGATAATATCATCTAAGATATGTGCGCGGGATTCTGAGTCAATGTTAGATGCAACATATGTTTTAAACTTATCTTTTGGCTCATCATCAATTTCCAATCCTAATTTGAATCCAATCGGTTTGTTGAACTTAGTTGCAACTCCTAATGGAACCAGACGGACACATTCATAGTTGATGATCATTCGTAATTCGCCAGTCATTGTACCTGTAGAGTATTCTACCTCAGTCGACTTTCCCATTGCCTTAAAGTACTGGTCGTTAAATTCTTTGAGAATTTCGAGCCAATGCTTATGCATAAGAATCAAGGTATTAAGTACATTCTCCTGATCTATGAGAGCATTGAGTTTACCAATGGCCTCTCTGGTTCCACGTTCGGCTGTGTTGTACTCGTTCAAGAGTTGTATTCTGTAGCGATCCTGTGATGCAATTTGATCATGAATTTCTGTGTCAAGGCCCTCCATGATCTTTTCAAAAACTTCTGTTTTCATCTTTTATTACTCCTTCTGGACAAAGTGAATTTGTTTTCTGTTTGTCCGTAGAAATAATATATGCATGAATAATTAAAATATTAGATCAGACCTATTCAGCCTCGTATGGATCCGGGATAAAGTAATTTGTTCTCATTATCGTATAAAACAAGTCGTAAGATTCATTGAAATGTTCCGGACTTTCTTTGATTGTTCTGGAGTATGATTTTTGAGATTTTATAACCATCCATAGTTCAACGGGTTTCTCTCGACCTCCACATGATGCTACATCGATATGGTTTTTATATGGAACCCAATATGTTCGAAAATTATGTAGATGGCCGTGTATGTTTAGCTGGTTATCATTTACGACCGGTATGTGGGTGAATAAAATATCATGCCACACGAATGATCTAACGACATATTCGAAACCACAAGATTTGTAGAAAGACACATCAAATATGTCATTATTTCCGATAACAAGAATCTTATTACCTGGGATTGTCTTTAATATGGATTTAAGTTCGTCCTTATCATCAAACTCTCCGTCAACAAGATCGCCCATATAAATGAGGAGATCATCTTTAGTCATTGCCTCGTTTGCATTCTTAATGATTTCTTCAAATCCATTTCTTCTCTTGCATGCCCGTTTTCCTTTTTCAAGTCTTGTCCAAAGATGCCAATCCGTTGATAAGTACACCATATGTTTACCTTTAATGGTTTTATCAATTAATTTTGCAATTTCTTTTGAATGAGACTCTTTGGGATCTTTCAGTTGTTCATCAAGTTTATTTTCTTTCAGCTTGTGTTCCTTTATATTCATTTAAGCATCTCCTTATAAAAAATAAGGGAAGCAATAAACTTCCCTTAATATAGATGATTTTATATTTTATTTTTATTTTTATTAAAGATGTCGCGACGCAAGTATCCATCCCCATTTCGGAGAAGGAACCTGATGGGTAGGTCAACAAGGTTTATTATAGGGAAACGAAGTTTCTTGGTTTCTCTATCTTTATGTCTTTGAGATAATATTCTTGGGGCTGAATGAAGTTATGATGAACCGTGGGGTCAGGTCGCATAACAACTGGATGTGAATGTATAAACGCATCAATAGGTATTTTAAACACATCTATCAGGGAATCTATCTCAAGAGTGATGCTGTGTATCACGTTCTTGATACTGATAGTGGTGTCTACAGTAGGAGGCTGAGGGCTTACCATTAACGAAAAACCTCTGGTATCGAGGGTGTGAAGCTTTATATATTCTGCAAGCCACTCAAGATTGGTTATTGTTTTGAGTGGCTTGAAACATTGGGTTGATCCTGTAATAACCTCATAGACACCCGGAGCTGATATGAATTCTTCTTGGCTTTCTGATATCGGGACCAATTTTGGCAAGGGCCTTTCCAAACATGCATGCCAATCCTTAACGGCACCCAGAAATTTCTCTATGTCAATACGCGGCTGTTTTGGTTGTATTTCAAATGTACTCATTTTATTTCCTCCTATTGCCATTGCCAAATAAATCATTCCAGGTTATTTGTCTTTGCTCGTGTTCCTTCTTTTCTTGTTCTTTCTGTTCTTGCTCGTGTTCTACAATAATCCAAGATATTCCCAGAAAAGATACGAAATCGAATATAATTACCTTGACAATCTGATGTGGTGTAAGCTCATTGAGAATCATATCAACAACAACATCGATTGTCAGAATCGTCGAGTATCCACACCAAATCAAGAATGCCGTGAACAACAGTAAAGCAATCGCTGTTGCCAATACCTCTGTAAATTTCTTCACATTTATTTGATACCTCCTTTAGAATATGAAGCCCTCACTTGAGGGCTTCATAAGCTTGGTCTATTGTATATATCGGGATTCCACTTTTCTTCGCCTTGACAACCTTACTTGATACATACGTTGGATGAGGTATAACCAATGCAATTGTTTTTGCGGAGAAGTCGTTTACATCATAACCCTTTTCGGTAAGGTATGATATAAGTTTGTCATCCCGAGTTCCTGTCAATGTCACACGACCTTTTATATGTCGAGTCAGATCAGTTGTACATCTGAAGTTCACGTATTGAATGATATCCACGATGTCATCCCAATATAATGTCAACCCTTCCTTGATTGATGAGTATGTGTTCTTTGAGAATCCATATACATATTCAGGAACACATTCAGTCATGAACGACATAACAGTACCATGTTCGATATTGTATTTCACGGCATTCATTGCTTTCATCTCGTTCATTGGGAATTTCGCATCGATGACGAGTTGCCATGTTTTGTCAGAGATGTCTTTTATGGGTAAAGCCCCTAACCATCTGCTTAATCTAACATCGGTTGATGCTTTCCATATTGTCTTACAAATGTTGGTTGCACTCTTTTCCTTGAATCCATCAAGTGTCATTATTTTTTCGGGTGTTAATCTGTATAAATCCCCAATTGTTTCAATCAACCCCGCATCAAACAACTTGGTTATTATCCCCTTTGACAAACCCAGCATTTTCATCTTCTCACAGTATCTGATGATCATACCAATCTTCAAACCCTTACAATGTGGATTTGTGCATCTCACTGTCTTGAGGGTTTTGTAGTTAAGTTCTGCCCCACATATAGGACATTTTGTTGGGACTGGGATTGGATAGTTTCCATCATGGTATGTCGATAGTAGATATGGTACGATGTTGTACACAATTCGTACCGTATCATTGTATTGTAAGCCGAGCTCAACGACTCGTTCTAATGTCGATAAACCAACATGATCAACAGTGATGTTATCAAACTTAACGGGTTCAAGTATTCCAACGGGAGTAATCTTACCTGTCTTTCCATACTGATACTCGATGTTGATAATCTTGGTCTCCTGAATGTTATTCAAGATCTTGATTGCAATCTCTTTATCAACAAAGACCTTACCAGAATCATCAACAACAGACACAACAACACCATCGATCGCATAATGCCCATCATAGAACTTTGTGATTGCCCCATCAGACAGTTTGTCATTAATGAATCCTTGGATGGTATCAAAGTCATCGACTTTTGCTTTGATTGATACTTCCTCAAGTTTATCAGGAATCATTTGGTGTCCACCAGAATACTGACGTAATGGAATCAGAGTAATCAGTTGAGCCATCTCTATATTTCGTGATGTGATTATTCCGGCAACCGCATCACGGGGTCTGAGATACTTATCTTTCAATCCAGTACTTTCGAATATCTCTTGTGCCATTATCGCTTCGAACTTGATCGCAGTAATGTCACTTGGAAGATTCATGTTCTTTCTATGGAATTCGAACAACTCGGTTACATCAACTGATTCTCCGTTGTCATAATCCCCACGTGTGAAAAATCTCCCCGTTGTGACATCCAAAGCAACACTACAACCATCAAACTTCGGCTGAATGATGATATCATACATCGGATCGATCTTCTTAGTATTAAACCAAGACTCATACGTTTTCTGACCTTCTCTCATCGGTGTTGTGGTTCCGTAAACTTTTGGAAGAGTTCCTACAAGGTCATTCACAGAATCGCTCTGTTGTGATCTGAGGAACGGCCTTTTGTCTTCACCATGTTCCCTAAGATACTCTTCCAGCAAACTGTCGTATTCTTCGTCAGTAATTGCTGGTGTTCCTTCTTGGTATAGACGAATGTATTCGTCAAGTTGTTCCTTCGTTATCATCAGGCATTTCTCCTTTCATTCCGACAGTTAAAGCTATTTTAAAATCAGTAGTATCCCCAATAATACGATAACCAAGTTTGAAAGCAAGATCTGTACTGATATACATATGACCGCCATCAAGACCCTCTATATTATCATTATTTACAATGGCTCTGTAATGGGTTTGACCTTCGTCATCGTATATCACTACAACATCTCCAGTATTTATTCCCGGAAGTACAACCTCTGTGTCGGGTAAATCTTGCTTTACGGTTGCAAGTACGCCATAGCACTTTATTTCGGCATCTTCTCCAAATATATCAGATATTCCCAAGGGTCTCGGTTCAATATACTTTATCCAGAATTCATACGGATCTTTGTATAACTCCTGGATTTGGTCATAATTGATCCAAACCTGCACACGCTTTTGATATTTGTCAACACAGTATCCACTTGATGGAATGTACTTATGTTTCTTCAGGATGAAATTGAAACGGTGTGTTGAACCGTCTGATACGGGAGCCAATGCTGACTGTTCGTATGTTATTTTCATAGAACTATGACCATCAATCGCATAAATGTATCCGCTTTCAAGCTTGATAACCTCTTCGAAAATCTCAGGAATTAATTCGGTAGAATCAAGTCCTAAACGTTCAAGATATCTATCTTCAAGCTCTTCTTTTTGTTTAATGGAATTAACGCTTAAGCGTTTTGTTGGGTCATATTTTACGGTGTCGATCATAACATGATCACCGTCTACATCAAGGCCCAATTTAATTGCATTTATGTCGTTAATATAACAGATAGGGCGATATTCATCGATAATCGCAAAAAGAAACCCAGTGTTGTTAACACACAATTTCACTGCAGTGTTAAGTGTTGAAACAATTACTATTGTGCCATTCGTAAAACCAGGAATAGCGATACAGTCTTCTGCTGGGCGAGGACCTGTATGCACCTTAAACATTCTCTTCATAATATTCTCCTATTCCCCCAATGTTAACGTCTTTGGGTTGACATATTACTTTCTTAATTATTTTCCAAAGAAATTAATACCAATGGGTCCCGCATGGGACCCATTAATATCATTAGTAATTTTTCCATGGGTTTTGGTTACCCATACCAACCGTGTTATCCCACGGGGGTTCTCGATCCATGTTGTCATTCTCCCATGCAACAGGATATGGTTGTCCCGTTCCACATTGGATTGATCCGTCCTTAATACGATCGAGAATCGTTTCAAGATCCGTCACGCTAAAGACCGCCGCCGGTGTATTGTTTACTGGTAACCCATTATCGCTGATGATGCTATCGGTATATATGATATTGGGCATATTATCACCTCCTATATTATTCCAATCAAATAATATATATTTGGAAGTAGTAAAAATCATTTCGTATTAGCACGTATATCCCGTCCAGTCCACGTACCACCAGTCTGTTCAACTTTGTCACGTTGTCTTGTAAGCTCCAACAAACCGTTGTCGAGTTTCAGTATAGATGAGAGATCGTGTGCCATACACTTGATGAATTGACTGTATTTGTTTACAATAGTCTTCATCTTCTCAATGGCAGCATTATATGCTTTCCTGTTCTTATAGTAAATGCTGTTAACATCACCTTCGAAAGCGATTAGTTTATCCAATACTTCTTGTGATATATCACAGTATGCCTTTGTAACCACAGCCAATACATCGATTCTGTTATAGATATTACCACTCTCATTGATTGCCGGTCCGTCTCCCCTGGTAGTTTTGACATTGATCTTCTCATCAGTATACCCGAAGAATTCTTTGGCAAGTGCATCCTTGTTGCTGTCTGTAACAACAACCTTGGTCTTTGCAAGTACGGCACCATTGAGTTTATCGATTCCTTCTTGTGCTGTTTTGAATCTAATAGGATTTTTGATTGTTCTTTGATTACGAGGTCCGTTTACTTTAATCCCACATTCTTTTCCAATCTGCACGGTTATCCTGTACATCAAATCAATATATTGACATGGTGTATCTAAGTCGAATCTGTCAAATTTATCCGAATAGAAATAGAGGTGTATACCACCCTTAAACAGATCAGCAACACCATGCTTCTTAATCCATTCTTTCTTCCAATGGTTTTTGAACTTTGTTTTCTGTGCGGCATCACGAACGACGCCACTCAATCGAATCAAACCATTAACCGACGCTTTTAATGCTTTAGACAGGAGACGAACAGGATTACCGATTCTCTTAACTTCCTTTGGTGCCTGTGAAACGTTTTCCATTTCTTCCTGAATGTATGCTTCTACGAATACACCAATTGATTTAGAGTATGCTGCATTATATCCGTTGGGGATAAACTGTTCACATATTCCCAGAAGGATCTCATTATGAAAGAGCATTGTTTCTACTATAGCTGCCTCTTGTTCAAGTTTCTCAATGTCACCGTCGTCACCAGAGTCATTTAACGATGTCTTATCGATAGCCGTTGAAGCCGCCGTCTCTTCATCCATACCCATTGCAACGAGTTCCTCATATTCACTCTTTACTTCGGGATCTCGAGGTTCATACTTTTCACCAGTAAGTGTCGACTTAGCATACAGCAACTGTTCCAGATGGAATCTTTCTTCATGACCGATGTCTCCATACAGACGACGGAGATTCTCATCATGAGCATCCTTAGCACCATCGAAGTAATCATTGATTGCTTCCGATTCAGCTGCAATCAACTTATTCAAAGTTTCAATGTCCTTTGGATTGAAGTCATTTTGAACATCAGATGTGTCAGTTCCGAATGATGAAAGTTCATCATCTTTTGATTCATCATTTTTGTCATCCATTTTCTTTATAGCTTCTTCACCCTGGCTCTTGTATGCATCGAAATCCCCCTCTTCTGGAATACTCCCTTTTGCATTTGCAGGGATCTCTTCTTCAGCATCTTCCATGAACATAGAACCACCGAAACGACGTATATCAAACAAAGCATCCTCAAGAAGCAACTCCGGCTTTTCAAACAATGCGAGAATTTTGTTCAGTGCTTGTGATAATGGGATATTTGTAAAATGGCATTTAAATTTGCCATTTCCTCTGGATACCACCTTAGCCCCAGTACCTGTTGATTCAACAGTTGTCTTTGTTGAATCAATATCCGCATCTTGCTCAGTAATATCGAACTTGTCCTTACCGCCCATACCCTTAACGACATTCGTTACTTTGAATTTACCTCCAAGGGATTGAGCAATTTTAGAACGGAGATTACTGAATCCGGCATCAAACATTCCTTCCTGGACTGCTTCATCTTCCGGGGTTTCTGTTGTTGTTTGATCATTGTCATCGACAGATTCCTGGTATACATTGAATCTTCTTGGAAACATTTTAACACACTCCTTTATTGTTATTCTTTATATATTTTCAACGATTCCCATCCTGATGTATTCATACCGTATTCTCTTGCTTTTGAAAGAATTCTGTGTGCGAGTTTCTTTCTGTCCTTAAACGGAGCATGTGGAAACATCCTTACTGCAGCTTCTACATGTTCTTTATCATGTAATGGGTATTGACGTTTTTCAGGAATACCGAAATCAGAATCATCGAGTTTATTTCGTTTGGTTGTCGGAAGTTTTGATTCCTGGATATTGCATGGTACAGTACCGAAATACTTTTTACATTTCTTATTTGAACATAACCAAACAGGTTCACCATGAAGGAATATCTTTACATCAGAACCACACTTGTCACATTTCTCAGGAACATCTTTACCCTTGTCATTAACTCGTTTAATCTTACCTTCATAATATATCTGAAGATCTGAATCAAGTTCTGTATCAATGGAAATGGGTTCACCGGATACAACATCTTCTCCAGTATCCCAAATGTGTTCCATGAATTCGTTACATGTACAACCGTAAGGAGGTTGATTATCCTCATAAGAGTATACCCAGTAATTTCCTTTATCATGACCACTTTCGGTCAACATTCTCTTTGCAATCACTTGTGATACAATATCAACGACTTCTTCTTCATTTTCCGTGTATACATGGTAGATACCCATATATTTACGGAACGCTCCTTCAATGTAATAGAAGTTATTGCGATCAATATTTGCAATGACAAATGTATGTGTATCAAATTCATTATTGGGATACTTAAGATTTATGAATAAGAGTTTACAATTGATTCCGTACGAACGAAGCTCATCATATTCATATGCAGAAAAATCCCAGCATGTACCAATCTTATTCTTTCTGAATTCATCAGGACTGGAATATCTGTACGATTGGAAATCTCCCTCTGATGGAGAGTATATGGGTTTTCCATCGGTCCCGATGAATCCATATTCACAACTCTTGATGAATTTGTACATATCTTTGATCTGTTCCAGTTTATACCCTGAACCCATCCTGTTCTGAACTGTGTAGTCTGAACCTTCTTGAACGATCTTACGTGATTTTGAACGTGTTCTGTTTTTCGCAAGTTCTACTTCAATTAGACACATTGGATTATTCTCGGAACGGGGTTTGTTAAAGAAATGATCAAATTCTTCAAACAATGTTTATCAACTCCTTTATTTGTTTTAAGACGTTGCTCCATTACCCTGTATATCTTTCCATTTAACACCAGTGGGATTCAATGATCTGGCAACACCCATTAATGCCAGATCCACAGGACCAACATCACCCGGTACTCCCAACGCAGAGGGGTCTCTTGTAATTGCAAGCATTATAAGTTTGAAACTCAATGTAATAGGACCACCCAAACACAACGTTGTTAAATTCTGATCCCGATAGGATTTGTCATTGAAAGCTTCATCATCTTGCCAGCCATATGTCTCTTCCTTAATATTATCGAGTACGACCGTTTTGAGAATCTTCATGGTTTTGTTAAGTTCAACACCAAGTTCTTTGCGGAGTGCGTCATCTTCAATCATGTAATCATCAAGCATATGATGAGCAATATATAGCTTTTCGCCATGTTTACTTAAATCGGTGACAAGCTTCGGTGCACGCTTTCCGATATTCCATAAACAATTGGCTGTTGATGCCAACATGGTTCCAAAGGTATTACCCCCATACATCATTCGTTTAAGGTTCTCATATGAGAAGTTATCTGTTTTAGACAGCTCATTGAGTTCTTTTCCAAGAGTCTCTGCAAACTTCCGCATGAGTTTTAAATCTTTTTCAACCTTAACCCTGCTGGATTTTTCTGTTTGTTTGTTAATATTCTCAACAACTTTCATATCTTTTTTATTAAGATATCTAACATTGTCAGAATGTCCTGATATGTAACCTGGTTTCAATATACGGTCAGCAACTTCATTTATTTCCATAAGATGTTTACTCAACGTATCAATGAGTAAAACATTCTTAATAGTATCCTTACTGATTCTTTCGAGTTGGCCTTTTTCAAACTGACTTATTGCGTTCTGGAGGTTTTTGAATTCTTCAGGAGTCAACACATTCGCAATATGTTCAGATATTGCCTTGATGTCGTTCTTCGTGAGTTGTCTCTTACGAATAGCACTCTTGTATTCCTTTGACAAGGCTTTGTTGAGTTTTGCTTTTTCTTTCGAAAGTTTCTTTTCTTCAGTCGCCTTTTGTTTATTTTCCGCCTTTATATTTTTACGAGCCTGATCTGCAAGTTTTTCTTGAGGGGTTTTGTTAAACAGTCCCTCTTGCACAACCTCGTCATCTTCGTCACCATAGTAAGATTCTTTTGTGGGTTTTGGTTGTTTTACATGTTTAACACTATCCATGATAGTAAACATGTTAGCAACAATCGTCATCGATTCTTTATTCTTGATAAACTTCTTTCGGAATATGTCTGAAATCTTTGAAAACGCAGTTTTAATAAAATCAATTATTTTATTGAATACAGCTTTGATAGATGACTTGCTATCGTTGTTTGTATTAGAATCATCAGCTTCCATGAACAGGCATGTCTCCTGGATGATACTTTCATCAAGGTCAGTATATTCCATCATGTCAAGGAGCTTTTGATAGCTTTCACCAATTGCTATTAATACATCTATTTCTGATGAAGAAACAGCATTATCAATGTCATCTATAATAGTAGAAAATTCCATTTAAACATTTCAACTCCTTAATGAAAGGATTCGGCGGGGGATTATCCCCCGCCATCCTTTTTATGGTGTAACGTTTTCGGCACTGTCTCGCCGATTAGAAGAATCTGCCGGGTCTCCTGGGTTCGAGCGGAGTATCGTTCTTCTTGTAGCCGAATGAAATATCAGGCGTACTTTCGATCTCCATATCAAACATGCCACTGTTAAGCTTGTTATTGCCGCTGGATATAATTGCCTCAGGATTGAAAGATGTAAACTTCTCATCGAAAAGATCCTTGAATCCCGAGCTTGCAGCATCATAGCTTTCCTGCACTGCCGATGTGTCTGAACTAAAATCAAAATCAAAATCATTCTTAATGATATCAGCCATTGTTAAAATCTCCTTCACATATTATTTTTCATACATGTCTTTCAGCATATTTTGAATATACAGTTTATTGACCGCGATGATGAGACGGTATGTATGAACATAGTTAATATTGTCAAATACCAATGTCCGGCGTGACCAGTCAATATAGTATCCATCATCTATTAAACATCTGTTTTCGCGAAGCTTAACAGATATGAACAGTCCAACATCCAAATGGTGTTCCAGATGATAATCAATCATTCTGTTGATGGTTGTACCGAATGTCGAACCGATATAGATCTCTCTTTCTCCCCAGTCCATTTTGACGATTGGTCGTGCATGTATTTTCCAGCCATACATCAAAGGGAAATCCTTTTCATTCCAAACATCAGAAAATATCGGAATTGCGATTGAATATTCCTTGGGTTGGAGTATCCGCACAGGACCAGGATTAGGAACGCATAAATCATACATTCCTATTGTATTAAACTCACATCTCATGGTAAATGTTATCGGATAATCCGATTCAACGAGATTATTCGACTTACTTCCATTCGAGTAGTTTAATTCTCCTATGTTACATAACAGAGCGGCCATATAATAAGAATAGAATGCATCAGTATGTCTTCCTGAAGAAAAACGGTACGAAACAGGAAATGTACTATTCATATTCAAATAGTCCACAAACGCAGATACATCTCCATTCTCATCTTTAACAGGTATACCCGCATACCGTGCTGTTTCTTCCAAGAACCCATCAGGGATTGCCATCTCTAAGGCAGTATCTATATCGAAGAATCCACCATCTGTTGGAATCTTATTGATCAGATAGGATGCCCACCGGAGTTGTTCAGAATAACTTTGAAATGATAATACAAAATCAAAGTATACAACAACACGATTGATCTTTCCCCGCCACATTATTTTCTTCTGTTTGTCGAAGAATAACTCCGGCATCTCAGAGCGATTCTGAAAACGATTTGACGTGGTGGACCAAGTTGTTGTTGCGAACGAACCAGCAGCCAATCTATTATCCAAACCAGATAAAGACACTCTTGGTGCAACGATACACATTGGATACGGTTGTGTACGGATTTGTTTAGGTGTATGTCTCAGTTGTCTATGTGCTAATTGAGTTGAAGGAAATGCTGTTGCAAATGTATCTGAAGGAAACAGATCAAGTATAAATTGTAAGGCAACCGCAGTTACATTTCCGATAGTATGCATCATATCCGTACCACTCTGACATGCAAGTGATAAGGAATAACCATGTTCATGTCCTCGTGGAGATAATCCGTTATATTGGTAACTCGTCATTGGATCATGTACGCCATGGTTTATTTTACCCTCATTGAGATAATTGATATTATCCTTGTTAGGATGGGTATCCGAATAGTTACTCACTCTGAACCCTCGATATCAATACTGATAATATATTGGAAAACTTCTCAATGTTGTAGTAACGTATGAATTTGAAGTTGAAATCCATTATAGTAGGACATCTATTCAGTATCATTAATGGTCTCCACATGTTAGTGGATCCATAACGTTCATATGCACACAACTTTGGATTCCTGATATATTTCGGATCGAAATCCTCTATAGTAATCATGTCTGTTATCGAATTAATTATCCGATAGAACTTAAGTGGGAGGTATGAAACAACCGCCTCCCACTTGGCATCATTACCTAATATATCTTTTGTAGGCGCTTCCAATAAAACAGAAGAAGAGATGTTCTTGAACGTAAACAAATCAGACTCAATATATTTTAACAATGAGGGTAGTAGAGTCATTTCATCCGACGTCATTAAATCATCATCTCCTTTTCATTGTATATTTCGACATACATATGGAATACATCATTATCATCACATTTCAAAGTTCCCTTGAATTCTCCATCGGGAAGATTATTTTCTATGCTACCGCCTGATGCTGAGATACGGGCAACGACATTGAATCTATCACTCATATTAACCGCTCTTGAGGAGAAATTGACCGAAGCAAATACCGGAGATGTTACTTCAACTGTGTCTCCATCATGTATAATTCCTTTCGTATGTATAATGCACATTGACGAATGGGGAACCGTGAACGAATCTTTTCTATGGGATAATAACACATGTATCACCTCTTAACCGCCGCCGTTTTATTATCCGAAGAGAGCTTCAGTGATAGAATATACAGAATTATTGAAGGCACCCAAGAGATTCTTGGTCGTCTTGGAAAGAGACTCGTTGAGTTCGACGATCGGCTTCTTACCGGTCTCTTTGTCCTTCGCATTGAGTTCCTTGACTTCATCGGAGCAGGCTCTGCTGTCCTTGCACTTTCTCAGCTTCTTTTCGATGCACTTCTCGATCTTAGAACCGCCGTCTTCACCTTTCAAATCAATCTTAAATTCATGAGCCATACCAAGGATTGCATATACGCATGCGAGATACATTGAAACATCCTTAGCTGTAGGAGTTGTAGTATAGTCAGCTTCCTTGATGGATGCCTTTGAGAGAAGGGTGTTTACATTCTTAATTGTTGCAGTCATTGCAGGAAGATCTGCTACACCGTCTTCATGTTTTGAATTAGTTGACAGAGGAGCACGGTTTACTGTTGAGAACATGGGATCCGCACATACTTTTTCGGTGCTGAGACCGAATGTATTAGCGAGAAGACATACGCCGTTCAGATAGTTTGTAGTAGCTGACTGTGCCTTCTTAGACTTAACGAACTTTGCGCCGTCCTTGAGTTCACCGGACTTTTTAAGAATTGCTTCGGCGATTTCGTCAGCATAATCCGGAGACATTTTTGTTCTGCTTTTAACACCGAACTTTGTTGCGATGCTATTGATAGCAGCGATAGGTGAAGTAGAGCTGGTTCCTGATTCAAGGAACATTGCCATTTCAGCGTAGAAGTTTCTTACGGTACCGATAAGCTCACGACTTGTTGCCTCATACAAAAGATCGATAGACTGTTCTCTGTCAGAAGGAAGACCTGCGGCCGCAGCCTCCTGAACAATTGATTCACGATCTTTATCGTTGAGAGCCGCAATCTGATATGCGGCGTCGTATATAGCTGCAGAAACTTTTACCTGACCAACTGCTTCCTGAATATATGCATCGTACTTAGATGCATCACCAGTAGCAAGGTCTAACAAAACATCTGATACCTTCATTTGTGTATAACTTCCTTTCGAATTATGGATTTTCACATCAATAAACAATAAGAGCCCCCTAATATTGGTTACTGTGTAAATTACAAAGTTGTGCTTATTATATCGGGATTAAACGGTTTTTGAACCCCGATACTTTTGTATCAATTGATTAGCGAGTCCCTTGTACTCGTTAATGATTTCCGCCTTAAGTCTTCTCTTCTGAAGTCCTGTTTGTGTGAGAGTCCTATATTTAGGATCCCCCGCTCTACGAGCAAGCAGCAATGCTACGGTAGCAATTGCAACATTGTCTTGTGTTGTCTTATTGAGACGGATACTGTTCTTGACATCAAGACCGTTTCTTTCTGCAAGATCCTGAAGTTCCTGATTTTTCTGAAGTTTCTCCATTAAAGCGACTACATCAGAAAAAATCTGTTCATCATTTAACATGTCGACATTTTCATTCAATTCAAAAACCTCCTTCCTTAAAAGGTTAATATTACGTCCCGATGGATGAATCCAAGAAAAAATATAACGGGGGGGGTAAATACCCCCCGTTGTCAATTTATATAGGATAATAAGATGGAAGATAATCTTCGTTATCATCATTAAAATCGATAACGTAAGATGGATCTGATATTAGTACGTCATATCTTTGTCTATCTAACAATTCAGATATCTCTTTTAATTTTTCAAACTTAGCTTTGATTTCTGGATCAGTAATTAGTATATCCTTTTCATAAGTTCGAACGAAATCATGTAGCTGTCTTGTAAGATATTTGATAGAACCAAGTGAAAGTTTGATTTCTTTATTTTCTTGGAAATCTCCGTACATATACATTTTATATAGTCTCCTTTCTTTTAAATAACAATTTCTAAAGACAATTTTACCGTGTCTTTCATTCCAAATTAAAAATATATTTATGGAGGTTTGATTTTATGTTCAATATCGAAGACAAGGAATTGATCAAAAAGATCATAGACGAACTCGATGGTACGGATGGAATAATAATTCCGGTGTATTTATGCGTAGGGAAAGAGTACTATTCCATTCTCGAAGTAGAAGAAATCATCAATTGCACACCTTCCGTATTCAAGGTTGGTTTTGGTGCAAGGGATTCCATTTTCATCAAGAATAAGTTTCCTAAAAACAAACTCATTACTTTCAGGAACTCACGTGTGTTTTCTGTATTCAATGAGGAGAAACAATACCAAACAGACTATTTCACCTTTGAATCTGATAATGTACCTGATGATGGTTCATATCTTAATAGGGAGATAAACAACTGGTATGACTTACTGCTTCCCTGGGTGATGAAATCTTGGAATGCAAGAAGAATACAACATCTCAAAAACATCATGGATGAATCATCTTAATTTCTATTTTTTCTTTTTCTAAATCTATATATAATAATATTGACGTGGGTAATAGATAATGAACTTATTTATCATATTATCAATATCTTGTAAAAATAGATTAAAAGAAAGAAGAATAGAAAGGGAAAGATGGTGAGGAAGGAACTATGGACAAGAAGATCTACATGTTCAAAGAAAGTTTATTGAACTCCGGACTGTTCAAACGCGTTTCCAATGTGCAATACAGATTGAAAGAGTGTCCTATTTGCGGCGACAGAAAATGGCACTGTTATGTCAAGATAGATATCAACTCAGATGAACCGGTAATGTTCAATTGTTTTAAATGTAATTCTTCCGGAATAGTTGGTCAGAAGTTTATCGAGGGCATAGGTCTTGATGATATATCAATACCGAAGTTCAATGGGTATACTAAGTTGAACACCGATGGAAAGGTATCATCAAAGATACCGTTGGTGAATGTAAATGAACGTGATGACATCAGTAAGGTTGTATCTTATATTGAATCACGTGTTGGTGTACGTCCTACATTGGCTGATCTACAGATATTCAACTATGTTGGTGATCCTCATGGGTATGTTACAAAGTACCTTGGGATTGATGATATTGGTGTTATCCATGACCGATATTGGTTTCAGATGACGAATGGTAATATAATCGGTAGATGGAAGGATGACAACAATGATATTCGATGGCGTAAGTATAAATCTTCCAGAATTAAACATTATGGATTATATAAACTTGCGTTGCCCATTGATCTATATCAACCTATCAATGTTGTTATTGCCGAGGGAGTTATGGATGTGATAGGGTTATACTACAACTATCATGGTTGTGAGAACAATATTTACATTGCTACTACCGGAAAGAATTACATCAAAGGAATGGAATATATGATATCTCGTGGTATCTTTGGAACTGGTGTTTCTGTTAAGATATTCAAGGATTCAGATGTTCCTACAAACAAGATATGGATAGATAACAAATACAGGTATCTATTCAAACGAATCGATATTTACGAGAATATCTCTGCTCATGATTATGGGGTTAAACCTGATGAGTTGGATATTCATCGTATAATAGAAAGGAAGGTTTAAAAATGAAAGACAGTAAAGTTGAAATGAATGTCAAAGGTCCGAGGGATGCCGATTCTAATAAGCCAAAGAGGCTTTCCAAGATCGATTATTATCTCAAAATGGCGGCTGTTGTGGCTGAACGTGGTACCTGCTTGAGGAGGAGGTTTGGTGCTGTAATCGTTAAGGACGACAGAGTTGTCTCGACGGGTTATGTTGGGGCTCCTCGTGGTAGAGTCAACTGTTGCGATAGAGGCGTTTGTCTTCGTAATGAGAAAGGTATCAAACCGGGCGAACGATATGAATTGTGTCGTTCGGTTCATGCCGAAATGAATGCAATCATAAATGCATCCAAAGAAGAAATGACCGGATCAGTAATGTATTTGGCCGGTATTGAAAATGATGGTTCGTTTACAAAGAATGCGCAGCCATGTGCAATGTGTAAACGATGCATAATTAATGCGGGTATCAAATATGTAATCGTTGCATCCTCATCTGGATCGATCCAGATTGATACTGATCATTGGGTATCTAATGATGATTCATTGGAGATACATGAAGGATATTAAGGAAAGGAGGTATAACATAATGAAGAAGTTTCTTCAGGTTGTGGGTGTTATCACATGTATAACGGCAATATGTTCATTTGTACTTATCGTAGTTTCCATACTCAATTGCGATGAGGATGATTGTGACGTTGATTACATTGATGACGATTTCGATTTCCCTGAACTCAACACAGAGAATGAATAAGAATTTAAACATGGGGGCAACGGCCCCCATGTTTATTTTTTCTATATTTCATCCCATGTTTTGGTAGTTGAATTGAATATCCTTAGACGAGCACCATCATCTGTCTCATCCATTATGATACTCTTCATAGAAACATCATTTCCTTCGGAGTCATATACACTACCAATATCACCAACGAATCTACCTTTGATGACTTGCATCTTTTTAGGAATCCATTGTGTATTGGTTTTATCATTCTTAAGAGTGAATGAATTAACTCTTGGGAATACGAGTCTCCAGTTTCCGCATGGCATATGTTCTTTAACCGTTTCTCCAACAGTTTTACCAACCCGAACATCGTCAAGTTGTGTCATTTCCGGTTGTTGATATATTGGAGATAATGTACCAGGATCTTCAACGGACATTGGATTGTTTGTCATTACATTGAATTTGTATACACCATCTTCGACGATCTTGATAACTGTTCCATCTGATGATTGACGAATATCGATACTCTCATATGTCATATCATCACGTGTGATATGCAGATCCATTGTTTCTGGGTCAATGTAATAGTTTTCTTTTTTGTTATATGAAGGATCATATACCCACATCATTACACCTATTCCGGGAACATCATTCCATACGACTGTTGTATTGGCATTTGTATGAACATAATTGTCACACACCAGCTTGTTCGTAGGTAACATCGTGATTTCATCAGTCGTGAATAGATTGCTGAAGCCACGATATATGATACCGTATTCAAACATTTTGTTACGGTCATCCGTTGATTTCCATCTCCAGATTACATATGAATCAAATCTCAAAACATTTAATTCATTAAGCTTTTTACGGACACCTTCAACAGATTTTTCTTCGGCCATTGCTTCCAATACACCATCACAACAGAATTTACACATATCAACAACGTTGTTCTCTATCATATCATCAGAGCTCATATCAGGTACAACGGGAGTATATCGTTTGTCTATGATATTGATAAATGAAGCAGTCTGTAATACTACGAGTGAAGTAGGATCAGTATTGTTATTTTTCATTGCAATAGGAAGATCTCTGACGGATGGAATTATGGAATTGATATATGATTCCTGTGTTGCAACACCACCGATTTTCTTGTCAAATGATGTTACCTCATATTCTGATAACATCATTCCTTTTTCCCATTTACCTGGCTTGGGAGATGCTTCAGATGATTCATCGATTCTGTAATTGTAAACATATAAGCCATTTCGTTCTCTGACTAATGCAAACAGATCAGGATAGAACTCTCCTCTTTTCGGGAGTATAGAATGATAGTAATCGTAATTAATACGGAATGTAAACTTTAATCCTTTACCTTTTCCTGATGTAGGAGATGTTCCATATTCGTCAGAGCTACCGTTGTATTCTTCAGATATATTGAAATTGCTGAGGTTGATATTAGCGGCTCTATCGTCCGGAGATAAATAGATCTTTGTTACAGCACCATCGTCAGTAACATCATCAACGATGTATGTGAATGAATATCCGCCAACAACGCAAACACCCATGTCATTTTTCTTATAACCGGATCCACCATTGGTTATTTTCTCAACCGAAATTTTGGATACATCGACCATTGGATTTAAATTATCCCAATAACGGAAGTTATTGTGATCATACATATCAACATTCTCTAACGTTTCAAGTGTCTCAAAAGCAAACTTATTTGGGAATCCCATTTCTTCCCAAACAGGTTTATTGTTTTTGGTTAATGCCGTTGGACGCACCCATCTGGATGTCAATTCATTATATAATTTATTCTTATCGGCATTGGTATAACTTGCTTCTGATCTGACATATCTTTTATCGACAATAGGTTCCGGTGATAATCCTTTAACGCCGGTGAGTTGCATTACTGATGTCGGGATATCACATATTCGTGCGGCCGTTCTTGCGGGCTTGGGATAATATTCATTTGCATTATTTTTGTATTCGATGTCATCATTAGACAACACATATACTCTACCTACATTATCGGCAGTAACGATCGGATTTCCCAGTTCATCAAATGCATCATCACCAGTAGTATGTTTACCAGGATCCAGTATCAATCCAGCACCCTGCATTGTTTCAGGATGTTCCGAATCATATGTTGGCGGTTGATGAAATGCATACATAATAAGATGCTCTGGTACCATACCTTCATCAAGATTGTTCATCCATTCAGGCAAACCTTTCCACTTGTTGATATTGTAAGGATATCTTTCATGTACGTCTGATGTCGGATTGGATGCACTCATTCTTACACCGGCGATTCCAGCATCCGAGGATTTCTTGACGAAAGGAATAGACTCATCGAAATGAACATCGAATATTGAAATCAATGGCGTGGACGTTGTTACGACATTAATGCAGTTCTGATCAAAGTAAGACATTTCAATTTCATATGTATGATCATCTACATATACCCATGGTATATCAGATGACATAGTTATGATATCGCTGTCATTACATATAAATGGAACACTGTGTTCAGTTTGTTCCACATTATTAATCAGCTTGATTGATGCAGGGTCGATTGCTTTATTAAAGTCAGATGAAGTATTGGTAAACACTTCGTCAGATTTACACGAACACCTGATCTTGTAATTAATAGATAATTGTCCATCAGGTGTGGCATCTAAATTACCATCCACACCAGTATATATCTTAGCATTAAAAGGTGATGTATCACCTGCATTGGATATGAAGAAGATCTGTTCATTTCTGGAATTGATGTTGTTCTCAAATGTCAAATTTGAACCGACATTTGTTTGGTCACATGTGAACCAGAATAACGGATAACCTATGAAACCATCATCGTTTACTGCTTGAAGTTCGTATCTTCCATTCTCCAAATCAGTTAATTCCAACGGTTGTAATGTTTCTGCCAATGGATAATAATAAACAACATTGGTCACATTCTCGGCGAATTCAAGTTCTCTGGTTATTGTATATTTTCCCGTATTTGTATCAAGGAGCATAATCGTAGGTGGCGTTGTTGTCCGTATCCATCTGTCTGCATATACTTCATTGGAAGATGAACTTGCCCCAAAAGGAAGTATACATTTTTCCGCATTATTGAATCTGATCTTGTAATGATTATATTCCAAAGCCCCTGCATCATTGTATGAGAAGTTTGTTGATGTTATTCTTGCAAACATCAATCCATTCACCATTGCAGAATGAGGAAAAGCAGAATTTGTTATTACCAGAATCTTATTTGCACTGGACAATTTAAAAACAATTTCAGATACAAAGTCGTATTTATATGGAAGCTTCTTGGATTCAAGTATTACATCCGAACCGATATTCTCAATCTGTCCTTGGAAAATATCACCCGTCAATGTGTTTTGTACTTGCTTATTGGCATCAGTTTTCATTAACCAATGCCGACGTTCCTGTTCAAGAATGACGGATAAATTGTTATATCCCAACATCCAGAATAATTTCTTTGGAATCATTCCTTATTCTCCTCCGTTTCGTTATCAGTCTTATTCAAACATATCCAACCGAATGTTCCTTCTCCTTTGTTATTATGAAAAACATATTTCTTGTCATTAACTATTAACAATGACATTTCAGATATATCTTTATTCATCTCATCATACAACCTGAATCCTTCAAGAGAAATATTCTCTTCATCAACGTCTAATCTGAATATGAATAATGGACTTGCTTCATGCGAAGCTTTATCAACATTAACATTCTTATCAAATTTTTCATTTGATATACACTTGAACATACCCTTGGGCTGATCCCCTATAGGACGTCCTGCCTTATCCTGAACCTGTTCACCTTTTTTCCTGAATAAACGTATCTCAGGTAGACGATATAATGATTCAGGACCATCCGTATATCCTGCAGCTCTTCCCCAACGTAATGTATTCTTCATTATATAATTGATTAACATTTCCTTGGAGAATGCATAATCTGTATTTTCGAAGCGCAAGGGATATGCATCATTGAAGTTCTCTTTCAGGTAATTGATAAGACCATCTCGTGTGTAAACGTTTAACTCTTCGATCATCTTGTCATGGTCAGAAGTATTGAACTCATCTGAGATGTATATATTTCTCTTGAGTGTTCCTGATGCATCAACAATATCAGTGAGTGTTGGCATCATAGCAGATATTAACAGCGGTTCATATATTCCAATATCTACCATATCCTTACATATTACCTCTTCATTATAATAGGCGATCGGTGATGTTGGATCGAATATAAATAACATAGGTTGCGTATCATCAAATGCATGAAGAAGTCTGTTCGTTTTGTTATAATAAGAATAATATGATAAGTCACTATATGCGGGATGTTTCATCTGATTATGGGATGCATTAGGACGTCCACCATATTCAATTCTTATGATATTATGAAAATTGGAAGTTTCATACCCGGTATCAAGTATGAACAAGCTATCTTGGTTATTGAAGTTTCCTAAATTTAATTTATATGAGAAATCATAATCGCTCATAATATCTTCTTCATCTTTACGGATATTACTCAATATGCATGATATGTCTGGTGTGGAACTAACATCGGTGTCTATAGGAGTTAACATATTATACATGAAAGTATTTAAAAGCGTTCGTTCTTCAAGCGTGTTAGATGGATCATATACATTGGGAAACATTTCACATCCGGTGATTTGAGCAGTAGGATTAAACTCTGACGCAGTTTCATCATAAGTGTATGCCCATATGTTATCATAGACATCCTTGGCAAAATAAAAACAATCCTCAAGATGTCCATTGGTTGTCATTCCAGTATTGTCCCATATTGACGGAGAAATGGTAATCATTACAGTTAATCCAAATCCATTACCGGAAACAGTCTTTGTTTCATATGTGGTGACACGATTTTCAAAGTTAGACCTTGCAATTAATGTATGCTGCAGGATGGGATATTCTGTATTGATGACATTACCTTCATTATCATAATTTTTATATACTATACCATTTACGGTCCCAGTATCAATGGAATTAACAACGCCCTTGATGCATAAACCACCGATGTAGAAAAGGAACTCATCACCAAGTTCATATCCTTCGCCGCTCGAATGTAATTCGAATTTAACATGATCCGTATCAGATATATCAATCATTTCATTCAACCTGATATACTGAGGATATTGTTCATTCATTTCGTTGACCATTGCAACATCCATTCCATTGTTAGAATGTAATACTATCATTCCATTAAACCGAATGAGTTTATCCTGGAATGATCTATTATACATGGCATCTTTATCATCGGTATCAAATGATGCAATCATACGTACGTATTCTGGATCAATTACCAATGTAGGTGATGTTTCTCTATTATTAACCAATTGAGAAAAGTCGGTGGGTATATCACATATTCTTGCAAATGTTATTGGGGCTTTAGTTGTGTCTGTGGTTTCATTGTTCTCATAAACAGCTTTATCATTAGAGATAATATAAACTCGACCTACTTCAAGTTCTGGGTCAAAACCCATAAGTCCAAGTGAGAAATGACGGTTGCCATGATAAACGAATTTCGGATACATGCTTTGTTCGACGATGTTTGAGTTACCCATATGATTGTCATCAATATAACAGATTTCTGAAAGGTAATTGGATTTCGATAATCCCTCATCTTTCTCTGGATAGTATTTGTAATGTATACCAGTAAAATTGTTCATATCGAAACAGATTACCGGAACCATGTTCTCTGTTACTTTTTGAACTTCATTTTGGGGAATGGCAGAATCTATAATGATACCAGCAGTTTGTTTCTCATTTGGTAACTGGTTAACATCATTAATTTTGTCTCTTATTGCATATGCTTCCACATGAGCTCTGTGGATAGTATCGTCTATCATGTATTTGAAATATTTCGGTAAACCGTCGAATTCTCCCATTGAATAGATAACACCATTCTTTTTAGAGACACCATTATCTGAATGATCTGATGTTACATCGATATGAATACCAGAACAAGCGTTCTCATTCAAACCTTCGTATTCATGTAAAAAAGCATCATCGAATTTTACGGACATAGCAGCAATAAGAATCGGATTATCGGATGTATTAATAGAGAAACTGCTCAGTGAAGTATATGCATAACATCTGTTGTGATATGTTTTCCCGTCGTAATCATAATCACCTTGAACTGGTTTTCTAAAATACCATTTTCCGCGATAGGGGATATTTGTTGAGAACCCAGGATTTTTAGTTTGATCAAAATTGAATAATGTGATTTTTGAATATTTTTGATCGTATGTTATTTTTATAATTGAATCGGGTTCACATCGAGGATCAACATTTTTATTATCTCCAAAGTGGAGAATCTGGATCTCACCAACTTTGGTATTGAAGTTAATCTCGGATCCCGTTTCGATAAAAGCATCACTGTCAATTGGTATGACTTTAATAAGGTAATGATTATCTAACGATTCCCAGTTATGGTTGATCAGGGGGTACATGAGGATATTATCGTGACCATTCATACCGAGTGTAAATAACTTAACTCCATTCAATTCATTATTGACAAAGCCGATGTTCGGTAACAGTTTGAATACATTAACACAAATCCATACCAATTCTCTTCCGTACATATTATCCGTAATAGGTTTCGTTATGAATGTTTTTGTGTTTATTATATCATCCAATTCAGATTCATCAAACATGTCAATCGTCTCATGATCGATGTGGAAATAGTAATCTCCGTTAATACCGTCCTTATCAGAAAGCCTGAGTTCTTTTTCTTCTATCGATCCATCAGTTGATTCAATAACCAAATGGGGCGACGTTTCTGTGTGGAGGAAGTAGTCCTTTATGACATTAGGATCACTTGAACTTTTAGACCTTGGAACATTTGATATCTCGACATTATCGAATCTGATACGATATGTTTCATTGGATAATAAAACATCCTTTTTCAATACAGCCGACAACATGTTCTGTTGATCGTACGTATTAACAGAACCAGAATACTGTATATCGAAATAAAAATCGAAGGTGTTCTCGATAAATATATTTTTCAAAGATGGTTTATCCATAAGAATCTTTCGAGATTCGATCAGTTGTTCTGAACCGAAGTTTTCAACGGTTCCCACATACTGGGAACCGTTTATATCTTCATATCCACAATAACGTTTTGTGTGGAGATCATAGAGGTTTTTCAATAGCCTTGTTGTTTCCCTGAGAGAGTCGGGACCAACAAATGGAGAAAACTCCATAGGTGTTTTATCATTCAATTATATCACCTCATGATTATTATTTTTAAATTGACATACACATTATTTTTGCGAGTAAAAGGATAACTGTCCTATACTCTGATTAAAAGAACAGGAGGAAATGCAATGATTGATTATTTCATCAGACAGGCACACAATCCACTGAGTAACATTCAAGTGGATTTGGGCGTTGACCAACCATTATGGAAATACGTCCAGAAAGCAATCCAAGATATTGAAATCATCAATGTTTTGGGAATGAATCCGATCGATGATTATTCGACGATGCCATTCATTCATGTCGGTAATTGGAAATGGAATCCGTATCCTGCGGCTGCGGAAATCCAACACCGTCGTCGCGAAACAGGTGACAAGGTATCCACAAAGGTTATAGGTAACTCGAGACTTGGAATTCTCGAGTTCGACATTTATTGTGGGGCACGTGACAAGAACAAAAATCTTGAAACAGATGTGATTCACAATAAGATCTACGTTCCGATCGAAGACGATCATGGAAGGTATCTGATTGAGAATGTGTTATACTCGGAGTATCAGCTTGTCGATAAGCTCTTATATCCATCGGGTAAAGATAGCATCACGTTGAAGTCTTTGCTTCCGATAGTTATTAAGTATGAGGAAGCTTCAGAGACATCAATCGATGGAAAACTGTACTCATCAAAAATAGGTATGGTCAAAATCTTCACAACCATGGAACCGATACTTTCGTGCTTCATGCACATACCGGCGCCGTTGTGTTACCTTGGGGTTTTTCCATTGCTCATATTTTGCGATCATATCTCGGACGACAAAGATGAATATGATTACTTCCAACCAATACCTGATAAGGATATCTACATCAAGGGATATAAGAAGGGTTTGGAAAAGTTTGATTATGTCAGATCTATCCTTGTAATGGCGATGCATCTCATCAGAAAACATCAACCACCAACACTCGATGATCTCACGAATCCAAGATGGTGGGTATATCAGTTGTCGTATTATGACAATATAATCGAACATCGTGGTGCATGTCATGAAATGCATGTTGCAAGAATGCTTGACACAATCTCTGCTCAGGTACTCCCAATACCCGAAATCGACAAACGGAATATGGTATCATTGTTGAGATACTGTCTCCAGACGGAGTTCACGGATGTTAATATCTATTCATATGAGAATAAGAGACTTCGTTTGAATGAGGTAATTTCAACAATCGTGACTGCGGATGTTTCCGATAAACTGAAAAGAATGTTTAAGTTCGGAATTCTCATCAAAATGAAAGAACTTCAACCTCTTCTCAAATTCCACCCTGATCTCATACTGAGGAACATGTATAAGCTTGGAACTGTTCATGTTACCGATTTTGCGAATGATCTGGACTATTATCAACAGCTACGCTTCACAAGGAAAGGTCAACTTACAGCGGCCTAACTTTTCATATATGCGGGAAAACGTCGTGCTGGATAAACGACGGGCGACTCATTTGGGCGTTGGATAAAGCTTTAACTACCAAATCATGATGGTGACATTATGATGGCGAAGAGTAATGTCTATCGGTATGGTAAAAAGGTTAAAGATAAATTCTTGATCCGCAGGCAAGTGACTGTAATGAATTTATAGCCACGGTCTCATCGACTATCCCGGAAGGGAGTACGCCATAAGCTTATGATGGTGGAAACGAAAAGTACATGATTGTCGAGATGATAAGCATGTCAAGATATAGTCAGTCCATTCAGGGAAAGCCTGAAGAAGTTCATAAGAGAACTGCATGGAATTTGCGAGCCATGTGAACACAAGAGCCAAACTCACTTGGCCGTGTTGATAAACACAAGATCAATTTCGGTCATAAACAGTTGCATCCGTCAATGATCGGTAATGTCGATCTGTTAGAATCGACCAAGGACGTTGGGCAGAGTGGTATGATTTCTCCATGGGCAGATCCACACATGTTATCGGATGCTGATGTCAACAAATATCCCAATATCAAGTATGACTTGTTTAACTTCATCTGCCAAGAGTTTCCTGAATCTGCGATAACATTTGATTGTGACAACATTGTTGACTATAACAGAATCTTGGATAGACTGGTTGCTGCAGCTTATGTTAACTTTGAATATACCATTCCTGAATTAGGAGGTAATACCGAGGATGACAGTTGATACACAGCTTTACAGGGGATCTAAAGAATCTGTCAATCCTAATATGCTGGTATTATATCTGTACATGTTCGAATCAGAAGGAACGTATCAGACCATCAAGGAAAAAAGAAATGGTGGTTATTCGATAAATCCTTCGTTTGGTATATCGATATCTGAGGGATTTGATAAACCAAGGATATTCATTCCGGGTAACAGATACTACTCATTCGTCACATTGTTGGATAAAGCAATCACCTTAGTTTCGGAAAACTTGTTTACAATATTTCCAAATGTAAACAAGATAGAATTCGAGATCGACTCGAGGGTTCTCGAACGATTCCAAACTGAGAAAGCATTGTCAACCGTTGGAATGACGGCATATCCATCAGTGTGGCACGATGAAACAGATGCATGTTTCCCAGGGATAAAAATCAATACGAAACAGGGTTCAGTTACAATACCATTGGAAGATGCAATACCGTTGTGTGAAATGTTGAAAAGATTTGACCCAATAGTGTATAGCATCAACATGCTCAGATTCTTTGGTAAGATAGAATGATTGATAATATCGGTGGGGATTGCCCCACCGATATATTTTTTGTCATTGACGATCCCACTTGAAAACTTTGTTGTTGACAAATGAATGCCAGTCGCTAAGTAATGCATCGCCCATGTTGTGTAACATGTTATCTGGTGAACAAGCAGATGCAGTTAATGCCAATCTTGCAATGGTTCTCATGCTTCCGTTTACTCTGTATTTATCAACACCAGATATCTGAGCAATATAGTCAAACATTGTATGGTTGTTTAAGAATACTGCCGGTTTATCCATAGGAGATGTCAGTAGAACATGTTGTAAATCTTTAATGTTCATGGTGACATCGACCTGTAATGGATATCCATTAATTGACACATCCTTTCCGCTCGGATTTTTCGAAATAGACAATGATTCTATTGCGCCTAAACGAGTGCCCCATAATCCGGGAATATTACATTGGATTACCGGAGGATATGAATATGCAGAAGCATTATTGTTTGATAGCATTGGTAAAGCCATTCCAAAGATAAAGAATAAAGGAACCAAAATATCTGTTAAATAAGAATAAGCATCTCCCCCAGCAGATGTCAAATGAACAGTTACAGCCATCGATGTTGTGGCAGAGTGACTTTGGAAAACTTCTGGGTATATTGTATGATCACCAACAAATGAACGAGCCATTGATGATGCGATAGCAGCAGTAAATCTACCATTGCCTGAAGAAAGATTTTTCAAAACTTCTTCGGCTGCTTCTTTGGATTTCTTTGTTAAGTTAATCGTCATATCAGATGAGGAACCACCGGTTGAGTTTGTTATAAATGCAATTTCAGCACCTGTTGATCCTCCTGCATTAATTACCGACGAGTATATTTGTGATTGACCAAAGCTGTTACTTATACTTTCTGATACAGCAGTTGGATCTATCATGAATGATACGTATTGTGAAGTATCACCATTTTCCGTAGCGATTTCAGTTACATCACCAAGACCGGATGTTGGTGTTATAAAACGATAGTTTGCCCAAACATCTTTTTCCGCTGATTCTTTATAATACATGCCGATAGGTAAATAATCATCACCGATTCTTACACATGCATGTTGTAATCCTAACATGATGACAGCAGTATTGATCATCATTTTAACATTGTTTATATATGTAGACCAATCTGCTTCAAAAGTGTAAAAGGGCTGCTGTACAGATAATGATGTTTTAAGAGCTGCAACAAAACCAGCACCCGCTTTACCAAGGTTTCCAAATGAACTTAACAAACTTTCATTTTGTATGATGCCCGAAATCTCCAATATAGAAGTATCGCTATCGACGTCTTTTGTCAAAGTCATTGATTCTGTATCTCGAGTCCCATATGCTGTTTTGTATGCATCGACTGATGCTTCACGGGTAAGAGTGTCACGGATACTATCAGTGTTTATTAATTCATCCTCTGTACCGAAGATGTTGTATTTGGATAATGCTTTTCCATAATAATAACACTCTCTGATGATGTTTGCCCATGAACTCATACCGCCTATGAAACGGGCACGACCAACAACAAAATTTGCAATGTTTGCATCTTGAAGAATCTTTGACAGATAGAAGTCGCCAACGGGCCCGGGATTGGTTCCATCAGAACTCATTATTCTCATATCGCATTGATTCGTTAATTGAGGAGGTGCACCGAATAATCTTGGTGAATAATATCTAAGTAAAGGAGCTGCCTGATCGGGAGAAGCTGAATCTCCAGATTCCATTTGAGCTCCTACACCGGGAAGCAAATATTGTGTACCCATAATATCAATCCTTTCTATATAATAACTTTAGTGAACTAATATTCAAACTAATTAAATGGAGGTCTTATAATAATGAAAGTCAAAAGCATTGAGATAGCTCCGTCAATAGATGAATACAACAAAGAGATGATTTTACGATTACTGAAAAGAGATATTCCAAACGATATTCTTCTAAACAAATTCTTCGTTGATATCACGATTGATATGAATGATCCAAAAGATCATCCACAGGACTTCTTGTATAGATTGCTGTGGGAGCACATATATCTGCGTCGTAGCACATATCATCAATCGTCAAAATACCTTGGTAACAAATGTGTGTTAATCAGGATATCATTGGTTGAAGCAATCAACTACATTCGAACCGTAACACCACCGATGTACAAATCGAGAGTCCATGAATTATATCAAGGACTTGATGAAATAAAGGAGAGTCTTGAAATCTTCTTAATTGAAGAAAAGAATGATGGTGGATTTAATTTAGCTTCATTCAGAAAAGGAATGGGATTTAATCCTTTCGAAACCGAAACAACGTATGATTTCTCAAGAACAGAAATCTTTAGAAAAACAGGTTATGATGGAATTACTGTTGACCTTGAATGTTACACCGGATCATTTCAAGACATATACGAAGAAAAGATTGATTATGAAGATGGTATCCAGATGCAGTGTGTTGTTTCCACATATAACAGAAGCTGGTTATGGAAATTCCTTGATGAAATGAAAGATGAATGGAAAAGAATATCTGTATTGAATGTCTTCAAACATGATTCATTAGGGACGTTTGCCCAGCTTTATCTCGGTTATAATTCCGAAGATTTTCCAGCTCTGACTTCAATGATACAGACATCGTATAAAACGCTTATGAAATAAACGGGAGGGCCATGTGGCCCTCCAATATTTTTTATTTTATATGAATATATTTTTACAGTGAAAGATGGGCATATCAATGCCTAAAATTAAGGAGGAATGTTAATGGAATACAAATTATATGTTGCAACCAAAGGATGTTCAGCTCTGAGAGAAGTGGAGCTATTTTCCGAAGAATATCTAACAGCGATGTCACTTCTCCAGGAACCCATACCCAAAGATGATGATGCGTTGATGATAACCAATAAGAATGTTTCTTTGGACAACGCATATATCTTTGCATTGTCATATGAAGCAGCCGAGGACATTGCCCAATCGTTTATCTATGATGAACCAACGTTCTTCGATAAAATGTGTGATATACATTTCAACAAAAGTACGGATGAATTGATAGATTTCATTCTTGAATCAGGAGAAAATATAAATGTCACACTCACCATTGACAAACATGGGAATTCTTTGTTGGAGTTAACAGAAACACCCAATCCGGAAACAACAATAACGCGTCTGTTCGTTGATGAATTACCACCAGACGAAGAGTAAGGAGATGAAGCTATAATTATAAATTTAGATACGTATATAATTATGACGTAAAGGAGGTATGATATACCAATTTAAAGACCATACGAATATCCATAAAATACGAATAACAATTTGTGATATGCGCGCATCACAAACTGTCGTAAACAATGATAGTATTAAGGAGGAATTTTATGAACGTTTTTGGCGTTATTAGAATTGCTACTGTTGTTGGTTTATCGGCAATCAAAGTTATAAGTGCGGTTTTGAAAGCTAAAGAAGCAAATCAATCAGGTCTGATCAACCCGATATTTGCGAATGCCAACAATAACCTTCCTTATTACAATCAGCCAGTGAATAACAACTGTAACAATACACCGGTATATGTTCCGGTACAACCACAGACACCCCAGTATCCAGTAGCACCTATGCCCCCAGTGCAGCAGCACATTGTTCCTGAGAGCAGAAGATTCTGGACACCTAATTTTGCATACCCTACAATGAACATGGGTTATGACACACCGGTACCGAATATGAATGCATATGAACAGAACACATCCAGAAGATTCATGACGATACCCCAGATTCAGTATCAGGTTCCATTGAACAATATTCCTGTTCAGCAGTATCCATCGATGATACCCACAATGGCACCGATTATGAATGTTCCTAACATGAATAATAGTAATGGATCTTATTGGAGATCATATTACACAAATTCATCAATTAATAATGTTCGACAGCAACAAATGTATTCAAATCCCATCAGACCAAATTCATATCCAGGAAAGGAGTTACAATGGGCTGATAGGACGCTTGGAGAAATGGCGAGTGGTGTGAAAAATGTTAGACAACAATATCCACCGCCGCCGAGGAAGTGGACTCCAATGTTCAATTGGAATAATCCCATTCTTAGACAAACACCACAGCAACAATCTGACAATAATGGTGTTGTTGCGATGTTTTATACAAATGATGGAAGACCGTTATTCGGCCCATTACCGACGGCAGTGTCGACGTAATAAAAATAGATAGGAGGGAACCGATATGTACTCATATTGTAGAAATATATCGAGCGATCCTTAGATAAGGAATCATTGTTCGATACATTTCATGGAAACGATAAAGGAGGAATTAAAATGGCAGACAATCAGAAACTTGATATGGACATGCTGTTCAGTGGTGCGAACGCTGCTCTTAATGCAGCCCAGAATACCATTGGTGCGGTGACAGCCGGTATCAACGATGTAAGACAGTTCATGGGAGATTCGAGAAGGAATGTTCCCAACCAACCCCAGATGGGTGGCGGTTATGCACAACCGGTGACATACGGTTACGGTTACGGAGACTCTGGACCATATCAAACACAGAATCCGTATTCGACGTATGGTGGTTATAACAGTCACGGATCCGGTTTCTTCATGAACAACAGAATGAACAACTATGGTGGTTATGAAGGATTCACCAACCCTGGTTATGGTACCGCGACTGGCATGGGTGTAATGCCCTCAATGCCAAATAGACCGCAAGGAGGAGCGTGGGGATAAATGAACTTCCTCGAATTCTGTAAGAGTAAGACAACAGACGTTGGATTTGAATCTGTTGCACTCAGTGAGGTCCCTGACAGATACAAGCAGTCAACTGACGCAATGATTCAAATCATGAAACCAAAGAGAAAGATATTCGACTCTATCAATGTGCCATTCGTTGAAATGACATTTGAAGAAGAGGATTATGAAGATATCCTGAAAAACAATCTCGTTGATGGAGAAATTCCTGATGGAATTATCTACGAATTGTCGATGGGTATTTTCTCAGAATATCCAAACAGATTGGACGCAAGTCAGCAGTCAATAATAAAAGTACTGTCGGCTTACATTTGTATACAAAATTAATTATAGGAGGAATTTTCAATGGCAAATTCAGTTTCAAACAAGGCGGGTATCAAGCAGGTACCTGTTGAGAGATTCGTCATCTCTGGTTCAGACATTGTCAGATATCTTCGTGATCAGCTCGGCTTTGACCTGGCTGCATATGACTTCACACGTTGGACAGGTCCTTTTCCGGAGATCTGCTACGTTCGTATGAGAGCAGCAATCTATCCTGAGGACATTGTTGTTAAGAGTGGACCTAAGGGTTACTTCGATCGCGTACTCGAGGCCAATGCGGCAGACATCGAATTCAATGGCGATGTTATGGATGTATTGAAGCCCTTTATGTATCCCGAGTCAACCAAGGATGTCCTCAGTAATACAGAATCTCTTGAGAGACTTTATCAGCTCGGCCTGTATGGAGAGCGTCTCAATGATATTATCATGAATCAGGATCTCAAGTACTGTCCGGCTGCCAATCTCTACGGTGTATATCTCAGACCTGAGATGATCATCAAAGACATGCTCGCAGATCCTTCATCAAACAAGGTTGACGGCGAGATGGCAGTCGTTGCTGTTTACGGCACAACCTCTGATACAATCAGATGGGAAGTCGTTGTAACGAGCAAAAGACATGCTGTATCAGGTTCTTCGGGTATTTCATTGAATGCTGTATTCAACAGCTGATCAATCTAATAATGGTACATGAGGGGGATTCGTTCCCCTCATGTATTATATCTTATGGAGGATTTTATGATATACGAAATAAATGAAATGATTGACTATCTGGATCAGTTCTTTGATAGTAGCAGTCACGAAACAATTGTTGGTGGTATAGCAGGTACACAAATCGAAAAGTATACCCTCGATTCCGCTATTAAAACAACTCCATTCTCCAAGATACTGGTTCTCAATGGTTGTCAGGATTATATCGGATTGATGAAAGAACCTCTTAACAATGTTCTGTTTTATGCCGATATAATGATAGAAGAGATTGTTGACGGGTTTAAACCGATTGATCCATGGAGCCCGCGAATTTGTAATCCTGAACCTGAAAGTATGTACAGGGTAAATACAAAACTACTTGCTCAGTATGATGTGATTGTGATTTTCAATTCACATCTCATACCTTCAGGTTTTAATGAGCACTTATCTCACCAATTCAGTGGAAAAATCATACATGTGGTAGATCCACTGGAAAGAGCATATCTGTCATCATTCGTAGATATGCCGGTGTTGGTTGATCATCTTGAGAAAGTTTCACCGATGATTGCATTAGCTCGATCTGTATATGGGTTCCAATCAAGAGCAGTAGATCGTAAGGTTCGTGGAACGATTACCGAAATAAGTAAGATAAACCGAAGATCTGTTGGTAAAATCGATGACAACCAGTATGTTACTAATGATTGGGTCTTGTACGAGGATGTCATTAAAAAGCAGAAGGATGCACCTTTCCGGAAAAATCAGAAGGTTTTGATCAGTCCTGGTTCTATTGCTGAAGGAATGGTTTCTGTTGGAGCAATTAATGATGACAGAAGGCATGCCCTTACAAGCCGTTCACTTCTTGTTATAACTAATCCATCATCTAATCCACTGATGCAACTTAGGATATATAATTCTAAGACAGTTTGCGGGGTCGATGTTGAATATGATAATGACATACCATATTCGTTAACAAAACGAGGTACTATACGCGTTGAACCTGCTAATATAATAACACCTTATTCAGTAAAATATCATCGGTTCAACAAACTCATCCTGATATTGGATAAACCACTTACTGCAGGAGATAAGTACTCCATTATCAAAAATTCTAACAACATCACGCTTGTTAATAATATAAAGGGACCATCATTATGTTCGGTTATAGACTCAGATTAGTAAAAAAGAAGGAATTACAGGACATATCAATATTCGAGAACGTGGTTAATGAAATCGATAGGAATTGTGATAATCTCGGTCAACTGTTGACTTCAGGGACTGAGATGTCTGATAAAGATTTTATTGATGCAAAATCAATAATTAAAAGACTGCGTTCTCTATTTGATATTTATACAAATAACAAATACTCGATGCCTTCAAATATAACCACAGTTGCACAAGCCCTCGATACTCTTTCAAAGAAAATCTTTCACTTTCATGATGCGATGCGCAATCAGAACCAACTTGAAGAAATGTATGTTTCTGCGGCAAAAGCAAAATTGTTTGAAAGATTTTCTCATGAAGAATTGTCGGAAATGTCATCGGAAGAAATATATAATAAGACACATGAAATTGTTGAAGAATTTATCATGTATCAACTCAACGAAGCTCTGACGGCATTGTATAACCTTCAATCTACAATTGCATATGATGTGGTTAGAGTAACGATGGGTGTCGATATATATGCCGATTACAAAGGACATATCAAAGTACCCAATTCCCCAACAGATATGGTTATCAGATACAAATTACAAACAGAGGGCTTTAATATATTAGCGGAAAAGGAGAAATTGAAAAAATGACTAATGAAGAAATGGAGCTTGCTGGGTATTCGAGAGTCTTCGATTACACTCAATACTCCCATGAAAACAATATTAACGTAATTCCTGAAGAGGCGTTTAAACGGCTTGTCAGTGACACGTTCAAAACGATCTCGGATGTGTTACGTTCGACATACGGTCCGTATGGTTCGTCAGTTATCATATCTGAACAGTCTGAGACAACGACGACTAAGGATGGTTATAACGTATTCCAATCTATGGGATTCAATCATGCTTATAAGCGGATGGTTTATCTGGCAATCCAGAAGATCATCGATAGAGTAAATCGTAATGTCGGTGATGGTACAACATCATGTATTCTGTTGGCAGACAAGATCTTCAACAATCTCAACGATATTATCAAGACTCCTGACGATAAGAGAAACATCCTTGACATTCTCTTGTTTATCGAGAAGAAGCTGCAGGACAAAGATCTCCTTGCTAAAGGTAGAGAGCTGAAAGACATCGAACCGCTTACGAGATACGCTCTGCAGCAAATCATCTCACTCTCATCGAATTACGATTATGAACTCACATCGGTTATCGTTGAAGCACTTCAACCGGAGGTAGATCCCAATACAGGAGAAGTTCTCAGTGTTCGTAATGTAATTACTAATGAGGATGTATCTCTTGATGCAGATTCAAATGCAACATATTCATTCGAGTACATGCCTGGGGATTACCGCGTGAGAGTCAACATCGGTGTTGAAGAAGCAAACAAACTCGCTAATCCGGCACAGATACGTTGTGCTATATATGACCATGCATTCGGAAGTACTGACTGGATAAACTTCACCCAGGATTATGACGGTTATCCTACGATCATCCTTGCAAGGACATTTACTCGAGGCTTTTTATCCAACGAATGGGTGCTTCATCTGAAACAACTCCAGATGGCAAAGAAGTGTGGTAAGAGTGATGGCGTCAACAACATCTATCTTGCAGAAGTGCAAGGAACATATGTTCAGCACGAAATCCAGGACCTTGCACATCTTCTCGGCACCAAGGCATTTGATATCCATGCTGGGGTTGTTGACCATGCTGAACTTCCGATGGTTATTGTCAGCGTGTTCAAAGGAAACTGTCTTGCATTTTATGAGGTAGGAGATGAATATGTTGATCAATATATCAATACCCTTAAAGCGGAACTCGATGCAGATACAACACATTCGTATCTTAAGGAAAAAGAATACAATGACAGAATAAAAGCACTTAAGATGGAAACAAAGGACACTATGTTGACAGTTAAGTGTGGATCAACACTTGAGGCAAAGCTCATCACTGACAAGATCGATGACTGTATTTCAATCGTTAATTCTGCGATTACCAGTGGTATCGTTCCGAATCTCCTCAAATATGCATATACGAGAATGAGACAGATGCGATCATTTGCCAACGAGACACATGGTGATCTTGATGCAGTTATCAACGCAATCGAACTTTCAATCGAAGGATTGTTCGATGATATTTGGCAATCCAAATACGGTGATAAATGCAACTATTCGCGTGACAAACAAAGATCTGACCACTATTCAAATGGTAAATTTACGTCATTCGATATCATTTGTAATGCATCCCTTCCTGGCCAGAAGTTACCTACATCGGCACAATATGATCTCGAGGTAGTTGCGGCATCGTTGTCAATTGTTAAATACCTTCTCACGAGCCGTGCTCTCGTATTCGATGCACACATCCTTCCTGCTGTAAATGATGAAGGTCATTATACGAGGCAATAATATATTGATAATTAAGCCGGGGATAATCCCCGGCTTTAAATCAAAATCGTCCGACAACAGCATAATACTACTTAGAAATCATTGAAAGGACGACGGTTTCATGAAGACTTTGCGAAATGCAATTTATAAAGATATTGCTTCCATTCTTTGTAACCCAAAAAACAATTTAAGAACGTCTCAAATGATTGTACTATTTTCACGGGTACTGTCAGTATATCCATCTAAATCAGTATATTGTCTCGTTGCACATAGGGTCATAAGTTTTATTGAGAAGAATATTAACAATATCAATCTCATATTGGAAGTTATGCGTGATGAAGGAGAAGAACAAGAAATCATTGAGAATATTACGTTCTTGATGCATAATCCAACAATAACAACTCAATCAGAGTGTACAAAGCTCTGTCAAGTATTGTCAGACTATGTAAAGTTTGCAGGTGTGCTAAAAGCTACTGATGGATTCATAAAGACAATAGACATCATCAATTCAGATGATGAACCCGAGGATCTTCATGATCATCTTGAACGGATATATACTGTTTCTAAAGAAATAGTAAAAGCATATGAGTCAGCCAATATAACTACAGTATCCCATTCGTTCGATTCTTCTGACCCAGAAGGAATGAAAATTGTCGTGGCTGATGCAAAAGATGCTCGAGCTCCTGATAAATGTATTATAACAGGAATCCGAGCACTTAACAACCTTCTTTCTCCCGGATATCTGTCTGGATGTTTATATGTCTATGCAGGTCTTCCGGGTAACTATAAATCTGGTATCTTACTCAAGGGACATGTTGACACCCTTAAATATAATGAACACATTAAAAATACCACAAATGGAAAGACGCCGATTTCCATGTATATCTCAATGGAGAATACAATGGTTCAAACAATACGTCGTCTATGGAGTATACTATTCCCCACTGCAGATATGTCAATGTTTTCTGTTGATGAAATCTGTGAGATGATGAATAATGAACTTGCCTCCAAAGGAATGCGTTCTGTTATTCTTTATTACGGATATCGTGAAAAGTCCACAAAGGATCTTGAAGCGATAATCCGATCATATAATAATGATGAGAATCAAGTCGTTGCGGTGTTCTTGGACTATATTAAACGTATCAGACCAGGTCGTACAGATGCTGCTGCAACCGCGTCTGAGAAAACAGAGCTTCATGCAATCATGAATGAATTGAAGAATGTTGCGGCAGAGTTTAATATTCCGATCATAACAGGTCATCAGCTCAATAGAGAAGCTGCAAAACAGGTAGATGATATCGTCAAAAATGGTGGGTTTAACAAAACCGATCAAGCATTGTCTCGGGGCCAAATTGGTAGTGCGTTAATTACCGGCGCCTTAGTAGCGTGAGTTACTAAGCAAACCTTTTTAATTGTCTGGGACTCCGTAAAGTAACGTCGGGATGACGTAGCAGGAGATCAGCAGCCAAGATAATTTTAATCCGATATAATAAACACAAAGGTGGTGATTATTATGGAGGAAATATGGAAAGATGTCGAATATCGTAATATAAAACCCGACATGTATCAAGTGTCTAACATGGGGAGAATCCGAAATAAATTGACAGGTCATATTATGACCCAATGTCCTTCGGAGAAAGGTTATCTCATGACTCTCTTTAGATGTTCGGACGGCAAAAGCCGATCTATCAAAACTCATCGTGTCGTTGCTGTTCATTTTGTGAATGGAAGAACGAATGTGAAAAACGAAGTTGATCACATCGATGGGAATAAAAATAATAACAAACCATCTAATCTTGAATGGGTTACCAGAACAGAAAATGTTAGACGCGGTTTTGCTAATGGACTAATACCCATAATGAGAGGATCGAGAAATGGAAATACAAATCTTGATGAAGAGAGTGTTAGGACAATATGCATGTTGTTAGTATATTATTGCGGTAATTGTATTAAGACTTTTCACACAATACCAATATTTGGTGTTAAAACAAATATTGGTAGGATCCATGACATAAAATACAAGAAAATTTGGAGCTGGATTTCTGACGAATATTTTACACGCGAATCTATATCAGAAATAGATAGAATTTCTGATGAGCACGTAAGTTTGATATGTGAGTATCTCATATTGGACGATTGTGATATAGATGGTGTATATGACGATCTTGTATCAGAAGGCATTGTTATTGATAAGAATATAATCCGAAACATTCGAGATGGTAATGCCAGAACAGGAGTATCTCATAAGATATTCAAGAAACATGGATTAAAATTATAAGGTTCAACGACTATCGAAACTAACTCAATCATATTGATTGGAATAAGGACATAAGTCCGAAAGGAGTAGAGTAGCGCCAAGTGGTTCGGGTGTGGAGTAATAATCCAGTAATTCCCGATTAAAGCGAAATGAAAGGGGTCTCATAATGAGATCGTGATATAGTCTCATCTTCTGTTGTAATGACAGAGAAGTTCATAAGAGAACTGCATGGAGTAACGACCCATGTGAAGACAATGGGGAAATTCAGGAAGTTGCCGATTTTATTGCTTTGATAAATATTGAGAATAATGGTGAAGTAAAATCATTAATGATTAAAGCAGCAAAACAGAGAGACCTTGATCAAAGCACAGATAGTTCAATAACAGCTATTAGACATCCATTCTTATCACCACAGTCATTTGCATTGAAGGACGACATCATGGAAAATGTAAGTATATCAATACCAATCTTCTTTGGACAGCAGAGAATAAATTATACTGCCGCAGTATAGACTACATGTGGCTTCAATATAAATTATTTTGAAGACATATATAATTTCGATGGAGAAGATACAACAGAGTATCTTCTCCATATTATCATAAAGGAGGATTTACACATGAACATGCTGGTTTCCCAGTATCAATCCAGAGTTCTCAGCCCGGAGGAACCGGTCGATTACTCGTCTATTGTGATGCAGACCTATGTTCCGTATGCAATCCAGAAAGAGCCGTTTATCGGTTTCAAGGTATTGTGTACAGACACACAGGCTTACAGCACAAATCCCTCGGATCGTATTCGTTATATCGATGCGAACCTCGGATTTCTCAGAGGAAAGGGTTGTCTCATCAGAGAGACAAAGATGGATAAGCCTGATGGTTTTTGGGTTATAACTCTCCCCGTTCCTCGGTCACAAGTGACTATCGCTCTTAACAACCTCTTCGATGTTCTTGCAACAATGGAGCAGTACTTCGGAATTGTTAGGGACGGTATATTCGACATTAACGTTTCTGGAAAATGTCATGTAACAGAAGTTGAAACATGCTTCGCTGGATTATATATCCCACCGCGTTATATGACAAATCTCGTACCCACGAACAATGTTCTCTGTAGCATCGGTCACATTCAGCGTATTAATGATGACTTTATGTGTCTGAGAACAAAATGGGATCTTTCCAGGTCCACAACACCCGAGTCGGTATTCGAGGATCTCACTGTAATTTCACAGCTGATATCATCGATGTATCATTAAAATCTTAAGGAGGAATTTAAAATGTATAATCCCGATTACCCAACAGATCAGGGTGCTGGTTTCCTCCAGCACACCTATCAGAACACACCAAGGAATGACATGTATTTCTGGGGTGGATTCTCCGGCAATCCTTCAGGATGCTATAATGATGGCTCCAGAAGAAATATGATGAATCCTGTAAACCCGGCTGCTCCGAATCCCTTCGCTCAGTTTGGTCAGACACAATCTACCGTTCCTGAGCAGGCTGTACAACCATTCTCTTCTTATCCGCCTTCACCGATGGCACAGCCCGGAGGTCTTAATGCGGCAATTGAGAGTAGAAGAAACATTCCGAATCAGATGCCCAATCAGAACAACCCTTGGGCAAAACCCCAGGCACCGGCGATGAATGGTTTCAATCCCACAACACCTGCTCCTCAGCAGCCGCCGATGTACTTTGATCAGAATCCATATGGAAACTATTATTATGGTCCTGATACAAATACCCTGGCGTTGTACAATAATAATTCATTCGGATTCGACAAACGTAACAGCTGGGACAACTACTATACTCAGAACAGACCTTATCCGATGCCGACTATCAACTGGAGAGAACAGCAGCAACAGCAGCAGAACTGTTACGGTCCAAACCAGTTCTGTATGAATCAGTATCAGATTCAGCCTTTCCCGACAGCTCCCATGAACTGGAAGGACAAGGCAATGGAAAACTGGTCTTATCAGCGCTGATATAACAGTAAAGGGTGTGAATTTAAATGGCGGAAACAGTAACGTCGGAGTACATTCGAACGTTCAGGTCTCGTTTAAATAGTCTCCCCCCGGATTTCAAAGATGAAGTTGGAGAGATACCTCTTCAGAAAGGCATGAGAGCAACTTCTCGAAAAGAGAGGGTCATCAAATTACTTGATGATTATAAAATCGAATGGCTTGATATAGGTACAGGTACTAACCGATTCATTGTAAAGTACGACGGCTATGCCCTCAAAATCGCGTTAGATCGAGAGGGCATAGCGGATAATATGCAGGAATATGCAGTATGTGAATCGCTGATGCCGAATGTTGCATATGCGCATGAAATAAGCAAAGGAGGTCACTTATTGGTGGCCTCCTACTGTCCTGCTTTTACATCCGCCCAAGAGATGTACAATCATAGATCGGCTATTAGTAATATACTCTCTGATTGGGGTAAAAGATTTCTGTTGGGAGATGTTGGCATTACTGGTAAGAACTTTGCAAACTGGGGTTTGGCTCCCGGAGGTCGACCTGTATGTATTGATTACGCATATGTGTTCCCGGTGTCTATAGACATCTTCAAATGTATATGTGGCAACCAAGCAATGGAGTTTGTAGGGGGAGATTTCTCGAGATATCGGTGTTCTAAATGTAAAAAGGAATACGAGGATAGAGAATTAAGAGCCAGAATATCTAACAATGAAAGAATGAGATTATTCAATAATGCTACTGGCATAATCATGAAGGATGAGTTCGAAGAACATCCTGTTGATCCCAAGTATATTAAGTATGATACCAATCCTGATGCACCTGACTTATATGATGCGGCAATGAATGTATCGGATCATTTAGGAGGTTATCAAACGTCGAATTGGTATTAAAGGAGGATACGACAATGAAATATTGGGATATGTTAAAGGTTTCAGATCCACCGGTTATACAACAACCGGTGGTAGTTCCTGAACCTAACATTCAATCGGTTGAAACAAAGACCGATGACAAATACGTTGAACTTAGTGACAACGTTAAAAAGATCATGGAAATGATCAATGACATTTCGAATAAAAATAATGAACCTCCACAGGGATATGATGCAACATCTTTAAAAGATAATGAGATTGCTGATGTCTTGACATGGTTATTAGAGTTCAGAGACAAGTATTTCAAGGAGATACCTCTGGCAGAAGTGCTCCAGAAATCATTTGTATGGAACATTCCCAGAGAAGTATACGAGATGGCGGTCAAGGTCACCGAGTATGATTATCCGGATTGTCTCAATCCGATGTTCTGGTTCTTCATATTCTGTATAGATATGGATGAATATTCTATTTCTAAATTCATCATTCTCGCGGACAATGCAATGTCGGATGAAGATCGCGAAATGATTGAACAATTCGCGGATGAGTACGATGAATCACTTGCTGATGACCAGGAAATGGAATGTGACGATGAAAGATATTATCGTGAAGATGAGGAATATTGTCATGATGACGATGATGCAGATGAATACGATAATGATGTTGATGCAGATATCCCTGCCGAGGATTATGTCGAAAAGGAGATAGATGACAATGAATGAAATTACCGCTAAATTGATGGAGGAATCAATCGAAGGTGTTAAAATCGTATATGCTCTGACAGACTATGTATTGGCTCTTGCTCCCCGTACATTCGGTCCGGACATATCTGTGAATGTAAATCCGGAAACAAAGATCTATCGTGTCACAACCAACACAATTGACTGTACGGTTCAGCCCGACTTCAACGATACTAAGGTTGTTATACTGGTAAAGACAATACAGGATGATCATTTGGTTGCCCGCTGTACCGTAGGAGCACGTGATGAAGACTATAACGAGGTCTATAACAAGACATTCGATGTTGGTACTAAGAAACAGATCGTTGACTGGTTTACGGAGATTTCGACAATCAACACCCGGGCTCTTTATGAACAGCTTATTGAGGAAGAGTTATCCGAATCCACCTGTGAAGCTGCTCAGGCAGAAGACACTATCAACGAAGCTTCAGAAGAGTTAGAAGTCGAAGTTGTTGATGACGGTTCTACAGACAATAAATAATTATAAAGGACCGGGATAATCCCGGTCCTATTATTTTTATTATCGGTATACATATTATTTATTTGAATAAAGAGAGCAAATATCTTTATTCAAATATTACAGTCTTCGGACTTTAAATGGAGGAAACAAAAATGAAGGATAACATCTTTGCACAGTTCAAAGAGCTCATGGATGAAAATGCATCACTGATTGAGTCCGGAAAAAGATCCGGGTTCTTAAGAGATGAAAGAATACATCCTATAGCAATACGTACTAATCTGAGTGGTGATATCGGAGTACCTGCGGGATCCCTACCGCTTTGTCTGCATCCAGGTTTGCGTATGAAGGCTATTCTGGAGAATTGTACTGCTAAGGAATACGTGGCCCTGACGGAATGCACTTACAAGAGCACGAAAGATTTTGTTAAGCTGTACATTGACACATTGGTAAAGTTGTTTGATGCGGGGGTATTTGACTACATCAACGATTGGGAAGGGCCCTTTTCAGCGGCTTCACCATCAAAAAACCCTTTCGGCGTAAGTGTAAAACCTCTCAGTTCTACTGAAACCGGCGGGGCCACAGCGGGTCCAGCTAACAATACCCAGAAATATAGGGAAATCTATGAACTGCCCGAAGGCGCTGTACTCACTCATCATGCTCCACAAGGTAAGATGCTGAAGAAAGATCCAAAGACGGGAAGACTGTACGAAGTAGATGAGTCTGAAGAGAATAAGGAACAGAGCGAAGACAATTCTGGGAAACCTTATAATGGTCCTATACTCGAAATCAACTTTACGGGCGACACCGATGATGTCAATATGATGGCTTCGATCTTCCATTATGCAATGAACGGAAACGATGATTATATCAATTCGAATGTTGTTGTGTCAAACAATAACGGAGAATCGACAGCGATAACCGTTTGTTTGAGTGATCTCAAACATCCTGCTGATATCATCTCCGCGATATCCAAGATGTTTACATCTGATAAAATGCTTGGATTTCTTGGATACGCCTCTGCTCATTCTTGTTGTTTTGAAGGAAAACCGATTGACTTTGGTTTGAAGGAACGCGGTACTGGTAATTCAGCAGAAAGCATTAAGCCCAATCAGGAGTCTGTTCCAACGACAAGTAAGAAGGATGAAGAGAAGTAACAATTAACACATATACGGGGATATGAATAATATCCCCGTTATTTTTTTTTATATTGAAAGGATTAATTAATATGGAAGATACAAAAGATTATGAAATTAAGATGGATGGGGAATTCCATCAGTTCGAAGGTGGTGGCATACGCTACACGAAAACTGGAAAGGGTCGTTTCGATCTCATACCATATGAGGTTATTGCTGAGATCTTTAAGTATGTATGGACGAACGATTTACATGTCAATGACTACAAGAGTGTGGCATTAGCTTCTGCATACAAAGGAGATTATATTACATCCATAATATCTATCGTTAATGAGAAATACACAAAAGACAGCATAATGGATAAAACCGAGATCATCATACATCAATCCGATTTTTTGATCGGCTTTACCAAGATGCTTCGTGAACTTGCTGTGCATTACGAAAAAGGAGCCGATAAATATGGTGCCGATAATTGGAAGAAGGGAATTCCCGCACAGAGTTTCCGCGATTCCGGATTGAGACACTTATGTCAATGGATTTCAGGAGAAACGGATGAACCTCATCATATTGCGGCTATATGGAATTTTTTTGGAGCAATCTATCTGGAAACACAAACAGCTGTAGATGAAGAATAAAACATATGCCCGGGAAATCCCGGGCATAAAAAATAAAAATCTCGTATATATTTTATATATTCGAAAGGAGTGATCGTAATGATCGTAACAAGTAAAAGATGTTTCCTGAATGTCTTGACACAGTTGATGAATGCTGATACTTTGTTGAAAGCCAACTATTATGTTGGTGATAAGAGAACAAACAAAGCCATGGCATATGTCAATGAGAACATGGGATACAACGAATATGGTGAAATCGTTACATCTGGAAAAGTTGATGTCAAACAGTTTGCCACAGTTCATAATGTTAAGTACAGCACATGCATTGACCCGACACCCCATGATGTTGAATATGTTATGGGTAGTGATGAACGTGGTTACGTTTCTGGAGAGGACAGTTATGTTCATCATCTAAACAATCCGGAAACATTTACTGCTGTTTACAATTTCCTATTTAAAGATCCTCTTCAGGGAAACGGTATCCAGATACTGATGTTTGAGGATTTTCCCCGACTGCTTAAATTTGGGCATATAATATGTCAATATCTTTCGATGAATTTTGGTGTTGACATATTATTCATTGATCCCATGTATAGACAAGACTGTCGGGGATACAGCACGTACACAGGGAACAAAGAGAGAGGAAAGCAAATCATTAAAGAAATAAGAAATGCTGATCTTCTGTTAAACTTTACACAGGCACTAACGAGTTCGGAATATTACAGTTCCATCTCCAATCTGAGAACACATTTACTTGCGTATGATTTTGATACCACCATGTTACTCTATCATCTGTTGTTTCCAGATGATCCGTTACCTCCGGGTAACTATTCATTGGACCACATCAGAGAAATCATTATTGGTCGTTGTACCGAAACGATCAATCCGGTTAGAAGTATAAATGGAACTTCAAATCTGTTAATAAACAATTGGGAGGATATCATTGGTAGAGCGAACCAAGAGTATATTGACTTCATGGAAGATGATGATGGTGCTGATTCTGGTTTATTCTGAATTAATAACCGAGCAATTCCGCTCGGTTATTTTTTTTTATCTAAAGGAGTGATATAAGTGGGTGCTCAGATAGCGAATCCTATGGCTGAATATTTACTTAAATTACAGCTCATAATAAAGAACTCCGAGTTCAAGAATCAGGAGGAAGCGGATAAGTACGAAACACTTGATTCTAAACGTAACGGGGAAGCATATGTAAGGGCTGTTACAAAGACCGACATTTTCGAGTCATATAAATATGAAGAGTATGAAGTTTATGATATTTTAGCAAAGGCAGGATATGATGAAGATCGTATTTTTTTATTAATGAAGAATCCGGTGATGATCCCTGTAAATATAAAAGACACCTTGTTGACAAGAGCTCGGGAAAAGTTCATTTCAATGTACAAGGAACCAAACAAATACTATGTCAATTTGACAGGAAAACCATTTAGGGGTGATGATAAAACACCTGCTGATGAAATATTAATGATTCCCAATGAATTCTATGAACGTTATAGTGCCGATGCAGTAATACAAAGATCAGAACCGATACATGAACTTCCTTCAAAATATCAGGAACTGTTTATGAATTCGGAGTTCTATGAACCAATGGTGAAGGCACATCCCAACGCAATTTATCTGAGATACATTGGTGGTAATTCTATACCGATAAACGTATCGAGAAAAGCCAGGGATGGAGATATCATGATGATAAATGATTCTAAGTTATCCACGTACCATAACGTCTTCGGAAATGTCTCTGTTGAACCGAATATCGTTCATGCATTCAGTAACATCTATAAATCAACAAGAAACTATGTGTATCAAACATTAAGGGGAGATTTTTCAAGTATATACCCCAATTACAATTCACTTATAAGATTCTTGACGATCTATATGTCTATTGGTGCATCAATGAATGAATTCCAACGAAAGTCAAATAAACTCATATACATGAATAATGTCACTGCAAATAATCTGTTCACATTATATGGATTACCCTCTGTTATAATGGAAGGCGCACCAATGATAGAGTTCCTGAAGAAATTTCGTTTACTGTTAATGGATAAGGGAACAAACGTTGTATACAGAGTCAAGGACCTTATAGGTTATCAGGACACTGACATATACACTCTCGTCATGGTAAAGCAACAAGTATTCCAAGATGGTATCCCAGTATACAGAGATGGGAAACCTGTTCAGAATATAGTATTCAGGAGAATGGGTACTGCTGATGATAACACATCATATTTTAAATTCCGTGAGAATAAAAAAGAATATAGTTTGAAAGAAATAACATCAGGAGATCCACGCTGGTGGAATTGTACCGAGATAGATACAATGTTAGAAGATATGAATTTCACGTTGTCGAATTCAAAGTATATTCAATTGTCAACCCACATGTCGATGTCTGACATATGGTGGCAATGTGTCATCTTCTTAAGAGGATTACTTGACAGAAGGCAAGAAACATCAACGACATTGTTGAATATAAACAGGAACATCAATGGCAGCTCAACAATGTCAGTATATGATGCTGTGTTATCATTGATAATAATGATGCATTGGCAGATGTTGGATTTTAAAGGAAACCCATTGTCAGGTAATATGTACATACCATCTGAAGGAAAGTATATGTGTTTGGATATGTTATTCAATGGCATGACAGGATTTGAACCTAATCCATTGAAAGAGGGGTGGCCTTTTAAGATAGCATCTTTCAATTTCAATATAAGAAACACGGATATTAATGCATACATGGCAATGTACGAATATGAATATCTCGAACCTACTCGATTCATGGATATGTTGAACAAAGTGCTCGATATGCATAATACAAACCCGGGCGAAATGTTAATGACGGATATAAAACTGATCTACAAATATCTTGAAGAGAAGCTTAGATCATGCCGAACCATCCGGCAGTTCCGACAAGTAACAGACACTTTCAATGCATTGTTCTTGGTTGATCCGGTTCGTGATTGGTACGAAGAATCATCGATCGACACGGATAAGTTATTATGTGAAAAATACGGTATTTCATCAATTGAGCTGGAGCATCTGAAGTCTTTCTTTAAATCACCGGGTTATATTGACAATACTGGAAAATTGGTTGAACCAGATTTCACAATAACATACAACAAAAAAGAATATGATATCTATCTACATGATATATTGAATAACAATGCTTACACTTATGAGATTAACGGTGAAACGGTTTTCAGAAACCGAACATTTGTTGGTTTGTTCGATGCCAAAATGATGTCATACACAAAAGACATAGATGTACAACGATCAACGTTATCTCCAAAGGTGAAAGAAAATTACAAGAGGATTATAATCGACAAAGTGAATATCGATCTCGGCAGTTCAGTATATGGTCCTACAACATTTGAGAATTTGTTGATGATATCAAATCCCACATTATATGAATACATGCTTCAACAGAAAGCTGATGGTAATGATAATATTATACTCATGCTAAGATCTATTATTAAAGCATTGGAAACATATGCCAATACATCGCTTGCAGCATTGGAGTGTAAGGCCCTTGGTTCTGAAGAGTATTTCAGGATCCTTAAAGAAGTGATATCATATTTCAAATCATACATGGTTGAATTCACCAAAGAAGAGTTTACATTCATATTTGGTGGAATATTTGATAATGGTGGAAACTCTGAAATGATGAAACTGTTTGATGAAATTGATCATGGTGTAATGCAAATCGCACCAAACGATTCAATGACAATGTATGATGTATCATGTGCTGATGTATATTATAACATGCAGGATGATAATGTTGGTATGTTATATGACGAAGCATTATTCCGACTCAAGGCAGCATACAAAAATATCATCAATACAGGATATGATATTTGGTATGACGATGGAAAAAGAATAACCAAAACACCGTTCAGTATCAGTGATGATACTGAAGTAATTGCAAATATCGTCAGCACGGGAGATTCATACAAAATAATTATCAACGTTGATAATGTCGATATGATTCCTTCTAACTACTACGGAAATGTTCGATGAAAGAAAAAAAAATACAACCGGGACATATGTCCCGGTTGCTTATACTTGTTTCATCTGAGAATAGACAGAACCTTGTCGATTGCATTCTGGAACTCAGGCCTGTATGCATAGGTGCCAAGTACTTCTGCACGAACAATATGTCCATTCCCGTCGATACGTATTCTCGTCTGGGTTTTATCATCCATGTTGATACGTCCGAGTGTGAACTCGTTATGATGCATAATGATGCTCACGCCGTTTGTGTCGTATAAAACCTTTGCCCAAATATCATTTGTAATCTTATACAAACCACAGTCCTTCTTGAAATACTTGCTCAATGCCTTCTCGACATCGATCTTCAGTTCCAATGTGCTTCTGTTGGTACTGGTGGTTGTTCTTGGTGATGATGTCATTGATCCACTGATTTCCGTCGCGGTGTATCTGATCTTCTTTAGTGCATCAGCAGTTTCCACTTCTCCATGTGAACGAAGAATTTCCTCAGTTCTTTTAATAACCTCAAGTTCTTCTGATTTGTAACAATTTGCCATTGACTCACCCACTGATACCATAACATCTAAGAAACTTTCGAAAAATAATGGTCAGATATTTCTGTCCATGTTACCTTATTTCTAATACATGAAATAATTCCAAAATTTATCAGCAATCCTTTTGATTCCAATTCCTTCTGAACTTCATAACTTGCTCCATTATACTTCACCAATAGATTGCAGATGATTTTTACTATAGATTCATTTATAATAGCACGATTATTTTTAGAGCCTTTGTGTGATGGAAACAACCCGGTTTTTGATGCATGACATACGTTATTCTTCTGGGAAATTAATTCGATATTTTTTGGCCTATTATCTGTCTTAATTCCGTTTATATGATTTACAACATCTTTTGATGTAAATGATATCCATTTGATAAATTCATGGGCGACCAATCGGTGAACTGATACCCTTCCTCTGTCACCATAACTTCCAAGAGACACATTCATATATCCTCCGGTCTTTGGGAATTGTTTCAAAATAACTTTGTACATCTTGTTCCGTACTCTACCCAAATTGGATATTTCATACATACCCGGGGTTACACCCGGGTATGTTATTTCTTTCCATTCTTCAACACTTTCAATCCATTCCAAATTTGTCAAATGATTATTACGTGTATCACCGTCAATATGATTAACATTTAATGGTTTATCTTTTAATTCTTCTGGAACTGGAGGAAACATTATCGCTACCAAATCATCAATCGGAAATAATTGTGATCTTGGCATATCATTTCCATTTCTTTTTAATCCAAATAATGAATAAACATATCCGTTTGATGATGGGTATGTTGGTTCATATGGATCACCATCCATAAACCGAATTCTGCCGTATGACGATATTTTGTAACCTTTTTGGATCTGATAATGATTTAAATCTTTCCATTGTTCTGTTGACATTGTTTAATCACCTCGTTTTCTAAATTTAATTGATGGATATCTAAATGCTCATTATCTATTCCAACATGATGAGATATAACGAAACACTGACTACTTCCAATGACCGATAATACACTTTTGAGGAGTGTTATATATGATTCGGATAATTCCGAGTCGAGGTATCCATCACATTCATCTATCAAAAACACATTGTATTTTGTTAATAAAGACGACAAAGCCATTTCTAATGCAAGCGACAATAACGTGCTTTCTGATTGTGAACCATATCTGATGTCTGATGACATGTGAGAACCACATCTGAAAGGTAGAATGAAGTTGTTCTCATCAATCACTGGATCCAACATTTCTATCTCACCGTCATACATGATGTCAAGTAATCTATTTGTCATTGATAAAGCATTCTCTACTGTATCACGTATCGCAATAACAGGTTTTCCTTTGGTACTGCTTGTCGCTTCGGCAATGATCTTGTATCTACCATTGATGGTATCATGCTTGTCAATCTCTGCAACAGTGTTTACATATTGATTATATGCATCAGATAAGTTCTTGAGTTCATTGTTAAGAACGTTTGATCGCATAATCATCTCATTGTATGTGGTATAAAGCTGATTGTAAGTTTGCTCAGAATCATGGAGTTTCTGGATTAACAGAGTGAGTTGACCATGTCGTCTATTCAGGTCATCAATGTTCAGATGTTTTACCTGAGAGAGCAGTAATCTCTGTCTGTCATTTGTATCAAGTAATCCTTCACAAGATCTAATCTGGCCATCTATATCCGTATCTTTATTACGAAGATCAGATATCTTTTCTTCAATACCCCTGATTGTGTCATCCATATTGTCAGTAGGTAACATTAAACCTTTCATATTAGTGATAGTTCTTTCAACATCACTAAGTTGAGAAATGAATTGTGTTCTCTGTTCACCCTTTGCTGCTTCCTCCATCAGGTATTTAATATATGAAACATCAATACCGATCTGACGTTTTTGAATGTTCATCATAATGGTATTGAGATTAAACACCTCTTTCAATTCAACAGGAACTTCAATTCCAAGAAGACGTTTTATTGTTTGAACATTCTTGTTGGCATGTTCTATTTGTTCAAGATCATACTGGGTAAATTGTGATGATGTTGCTCCTTGATATGATTTGAAATATGTTTCCAACATCTTGTGTGTATTACGGTACAAACAATTTGGGAAATCACACTTCTTATCAGTCCATTCACCTTCAACACCTTCAATCATTCTTCTAACACGTGATACTGCACTTATTTCTTTTTCTGAATCAAGTAAAATACTTCCTTCCTGAATAAGGAACGCATTAACATCGATTCCGTTTGAAATCATTTCCGTAAACATTTTGAGATGATTCTCATTCAAACAAGATACGATTTCTGTACATGTATCATTGATTGCTTGTGCCGGTTGGATCATACTGCGGTAATATGATGAAGAACCGCTTACATGCATTTCGATACAAATATCAGATATCTTTTGTTTTAACTCATCTCTCATATTGAGCATATTGTTGTAATCATCAGCTGCCCGTTTACTTGCCATCATCGTATTCTCGATATCGTTTTTCTTTTCATAAAGAAGATCGATGTCTTTACGAATCATCGTCCTTTGATTCTTTAATGAACTCAATGATGAATTGAGATCTATTTGTTCCTGTATGAGTTTATCATACATATTCGGATCATATGTCCCCATTTCATCTATGACGTTCTTGTATGCGGTGAGACGGTGATTGATTGTAAGTAATTCCTGCTGTGGAGATTGGCTGTTGATGACAGATATCTCTCCTGACAATTTATCCATGTTGGATTTGGTATCAAGAATCTGTTTTGCCAACATATCGGCTTCATTCTGTTTTTGATTTAACATTGCACATAACGTTTCATATGAGCCATATGTTGATAAAATGTATTCCTTGGTATTGTTGAGAGATGTGATGAGTTTGTTAGTGTAACGATAATCATCAGTCGCAAGCTTGTGTATCTTGTCATATATGTCAATACCCAATGCTTTGTTTAAAAGATTCTTTCTTTGGGTCGTTGACATATTGGCAAATGATGTAAGTTGTGTTCCATTTATAATGAACTGGAATACATACTTATTGATACCGAGTATGCGTTCGATAATGGAGTTGAACGCTGTTACACCTCCACTTGGATTCAACTCCTCACCATTATGAAGAATTGATGATGATATTGTATGACCTGTTCTGGTAGGACTGTATGTGTGAGTGATATTGTATACCTCACCATCAACCTCATACACAATGTTTTTGATTCCCTCTTCTTTTGGTAATATCAATGAAAGATCAGATCGTTCATCACCGTTCAAATTGATACTGCTGAAAGGATGCAGTTGCTGGATAAGAACAGTCTTACCACAACGATTCTTACCATAGATCTGAATAATGGGTTTGTTGATTTGATCGAACGATAATTCGAGTTCTCTTAATCCCATTGCGGCGTGGACACCAATGAAATTTTTAAGTTTAATATAAATGATTCTCATTTCTATTTTTCTCCTTTTATAGACTTATATCTTTATTGTGTATCATGGGAATAATGTATATTTAAAATTGCATTTTAAGACATATATAATTCTGGTGATACGGTACTACGTCGTGGTACAGTAATCAAATTAAGAAAGGAAGATTTTAATGGAAAACACAAATGCCACATTCCAGGAGAGAAGAAACAACTTTATGGAGACCTATAAAGGTGATACAATTCTCTCGAAGAAACTCCCCGAAATAGCTGCAGGACTTATGAAGGCGGAGTTTGGTATCAACATCCCTGATCACTCACATATCCCGATTGTGTTCACGGTTGGTTGGACTGAAATTCTTAAGAAGCTCGGTAGTGAAAGAACCGATGAATGTAAGGTTGATGTATGCGGTATTCAGCTCGAATATGTTACGGATTATTCGGAGTCAGACAAGAGTACGAACATCGTTCCCCAGATGTATCATGTTAAGACTCCTTTGTTCCAGCAACATGAAAAATCTGCAACAATCGGTGCATCGTATACCGATACACTGCTTTCAAACTATAATGCCTGGAGATCGGTATATGCTCTTGAAGCACTTACTGGTGTTGAAAACAAGGCGTTTGAAATCGTTCTGAAGGAATACGGTGTTAATCTCATGGTCCCGGCCGCAATCTATCCGATTATCGGAGCAACTCATGCTGCAGGAATAACTCTTGCACGTGAACTCAAACAGACGATCAATATGTATAACATATTTGAGTTCGACGTGGTCGAGGGTGACAAGGTTCTCGTTACACCACTCGCGTACGTAAAGCAGTGGCTCAAGAATGATTCCAAGAAATAATCACATAGTTCATTAAGATGCACCAGTGTTATATCAAAAAAATCAATTAAAGATTCGGAAATCTGTGTACGCCTGTACGATATGACATTGGTGCTCTTTATGATATATTTAAAATGGAGGTCGATAAAAATGAATAATCTCATAATTAGCCTCGGTGGGTGTGGTACAAACATCATCAAGGCCGCCGCTGAATCACCACTTCTCGATGGGATTAAAATGTATGCCATCGACAGTGTCACATCAACTATCGATCTGTCTATAATGGACAGAATAAAGGTAATTCCTATCATTGCCGATGAAAAGACTGGTTCTGGTCGTAACAGAGAACGTGGAAAAGATATGTTCGAATTTCATGAGTCCCAGGGTGCATTTGAAGAAATGTATTCTGATGCAGTGAATTCCAAATCTCCCATTCTTGTTATAACATCAGCTGCAGGTGGAACTGGTTCTGGTTCTGCAATCCCTGTATGTAAATCCCTTTTGGATAAAGGAGTACAGGTTATTCCCATCATTATATGCCCGAACAAGAATGACCCTACGGCATTCCATCTCAACACAAATGATCTGTTGATGGAACTTGGTGAGCTCGGAATCAAGACGTATTCAATGTTTGAAAACCGTAGAGGTGATGCTGATTATGGCCCTGTCAACCAGGAAGTAGTTAACCTCATTGAAATCATCTTTGGTAAGAAGTATGGTAAAACCGATCTCGATTCCATTGATGAGTCGGACTTGGATGTTATTCTCAATACTCCTGGTAGATTCCTTGCTGTATCTGCTGAAGCAAATTCCATTCCAGCATTGAGAAAAGAGATAACAAGAAAAGTGTTCTCTGGTTTCCAGCCTGCATGGACTCCTGATGAAGCTAAACAGGGCACTATTCTTACCGGTTATTCTCTGACATCAATGTTCGCGAATACTGATTTCGGAAATGTCTTTGAGGAGATTAACAACCGTCTTGACAATGTGTATGATGAATACCGCAACATCGTTAACGATGACAATGATGGTGTGTCTGTCGCATCAATCATTGTTGCAGGTCTTCCCAGACCTCAAATAAAAGAAATCGATAATGAGTACAAAGAGGCAAGCGGTTTGGGAGACGGCATGAAGAAATCAACAAGACCGAACTTCATGAGGAAGAAGAAAAACACGTTCTCTGTTCCAACAGATAATGGCGATAACAAAGCCATCTTAAACCAGGTCAAATGGAAATAATAACGTGATAAAATTCTCTGTTTGCATATACACATAATTTATGCGATATGCTCAACAGAGAAATATCAAATAAACAAATAGGAGGATTTGAAAATGATTCCAAACAGAATCACAGATTCAGATATCATTGTACTCGAGTCCGTCGAGTCATATCTGAAAAACCTTAACGTACCGATGTATCAGTCGCCCCAGGAAAAACTGATCGTCACCCAGCAGGCAAGAGATCGTCTGTATTCTGATATCGTCAGAAGAGTTCCCAGAATTGCGGGTTATCTTCTCCAGGCTGATATGGAGACCGACACAATGGCTCAGGGTCTCAATATGTCTCTCGAAAAGCATGCTATGGATCCCGTATTCATCGACCTGCTCATGCAGTATCTCTCAAGAGAGAATAATACTGAAGAGAATGCAATCACCGGCGCATATCTTACCAAGATTGCAAACAGATGGGTTGATCAGAATGTCAAGGAACCCGAGAAACCCAAGAAGGGTGAAAAGACTGCTGAGACAACTACTCCTGCCGGTGATCCTCTGGAGCCGATCAAGCATATCTTCTATGCTATTGAATGTCTCCTTGGAAACATCACAAGAATCGTCTCTCTGAAATGTTGTGATCTCAACAACACACAGGTTATTGCGATTGCAGCATGTCTGGCTATGAACAATAATGACACCATCAAGGATCTCATCGCAAGTGATCTTCCTATCACTGCGGATATTCTCGATATCTATGATAATCCTTCGATGATCATTAAGTCAGCACTGTTGATGGAGAAAACAGAGATTCCTGCAACTCTTTCAAAGAACCAGACGGCGTTCGTAGATTCTCTCAAGAGATGGATCTACAAGAGACTCAATGATCTCAACACACAGGCTATGTTCCAGTTCCTCGTTGCAACATACGGCTTCGCATCAGGTATCGATGTATCAACTAAGTTCATCAATCCTAAGGAATGTGGAACCCAGTACTCAAATCTGCTCACTGTTGCAAAACAGATGATCAATAAGTAATAGGAGGAAATACAAATGGCACAGGATACTCTCAGAATCCACCCTTCAGTGGATGCGGTTATTAAACCAATCATTTATGAGATGACAAAAATTGATATCGCACAGACTACTGATCCTATCATCGGCTCTTCAAGAAATGAACCGGAACAGGTTAAGGAAATCAAGAAGCGTTGTGTCCATATCATCTACGACAAAGGTAACTTCCGCCTTGCTGTACACAAAGATGCACACGGCGATTACGTTTGTCGAGCTTGTGGAAGAAAAATCAATGCTCAGTTTGATGAGACTGCGGTTAAGAAGATTACTGATGCGATCGAGGTTATCAATCAGCTTCTGCTCTTCGGTATGTTGAACGGCCTTAAAGCAGAACCCATTGATACGCTCATATCTCTCAAGGCAACTCTTCCTGCGGCTGCACAGCTGATGAAGGAACTCAATGAGTATATCAAGAGAGACAACAAGGCTGCTGAGAATGCTGCATCACTCGGTTCAGAGTTCAACATTCCTTCACAGTACAGAGGAATTACTCAGTACAACACATGATGAAATGTGTGTTTACGCGTAACCACATATGATATTTAATGACGGGGCATGACGCCCCGTCAATATATTTATCATTTTTAAACGGAGGAAATGAAATGAAAAATATGTTAGCTTGCACGGTAGAAAGAATCGATGAGGAACATAAGAAACGTATCGTCGAAGGTGATAAAACATATTCGGACCTTGCAGATATGGTTAATGAATACAAGGGTTACCTTGGTGATGTATATACCAAGTATAAGTCAATAATAGACTGCAGCTCTGTAGTTAGCATTATGCTTGATAACAGAGATTATAGAGAAACTATCAGAAGTTTCTTAGAAATAGTCACCAACAGATATGTGAACCCTTTTGGCTGTTCAGTCATACTGTTCTATTTTGATAACGCTCTTGATCAAAACACCATATGTGGATTTCTAACGATTATCGAAGAGGAACTCCATACTTTGACCGGTTCTAAATACGTTGATTTTGATGATGGATGCATAGAACCTAATCATACTGTTTTTGTTATAGATGATGAGAGCTATGATGAAACCTTCAAAGATTTATGCGGAACGGTCCTTCTTCAACGACCGACTCTGGTAAAACCTAATAATGAAAATAGGGTAACAATCTTTGGATATCCTTATATTCTCAGATGTCCGATAATCGTTAAAACCGAAATGATGACTATACCCGCAACCAACGGTTATGCTACGATACGAACGAATGAATTTAGAGTGTTTGCAACCCCGATCAATGGTAGTAACAACTTTACCATTACAGTACAGCCCATGTTCAATGAAGCTTGTTATGGTGAGAGTATCCCCCTTATAATGGACTACAAAAATGCAAAAGACTTTTATGCCGACATCGTCAACATGATCACTCTTCTCTATCAGACAGAAATCAGACAAGCTCATAAACCACATACACCACTTAACGTACTATCCGAATTCATGTACTTGGGTCCGGAGTATGATGGCATCATATTTTAATCATAAAACGGAGGGCATAACGCCCTCCGTTTTTTTTTTAATTACTACAAAGCTTCATCGTGGTTTGTGCAATAAACAAATCAGAATCAAGGTTGGTAATGACATGATTTACTGTAGTGGCACGATATGCCTGGTTAATACTCATACCACGGATAGGAGAATCAAAGATCAGATTGTATCGAGAATTGATCTTTAACTTGCCTATGTCAAATCCAACACCAGAGACATCAACCTTTGTTATACGTTCTGATATTCTTGCGTTGTATGTATCAGCCACATACTTGCTCATGGATTTATGAAGCATATCAGGAACTTCGATTTTGTCTCGTAACATTTTAATGTATTTATTGATACCGACAGATCTTATTCGTGCTATTTTTTCTTTTCTAACATCGGGGAATAATTTAACCATTGTCGATGTATCGATATCCATTGTACTCACATTGATAGATACAATGTTTTCTGAGTTGATAATTTTTTCTATATCGGTTTCAGATATAACAGAAACATTTTCTGCTTTTGTATTCATCTGGTATTGATTACCTGATTTGCGCATACCTCCCATATCTGAAGAACTCTTATAACTTTCTACATATATTGGGTATGGGTTTACGCCATTATCAACATCCGAATTAGATATGTACATCTTATCTGTATCTCCATATGCTTGAGCACCCTTGGGATATAAACCATACATTGTATCAAGATATGCCAATGTTTCATTTATATTCATATTGGGTATTAGTACTTGATCATATTTCTCTTGGTTCTGTATAGGATCAATATCAAGATTTACTGTTCCTTGATTTCTAAATAATGTTTGAATTATTGATGTTAATGACATTCCTTTGAACACAGATGGGGCTTTCTTTCTCATGTAGTGAATCAAATCCCCGTCATAACAATATATCTCGATAGGAACCTTTCTATTTACATTTAAAGCCGAATCTTTTTTGATACCGTGATTGTATTGATCCATTACAGATGTTGGTGTATTCTTGTTCTCGATGTATCCTTTTAATGAAAATGATATATTGGTCGCAGGACCTACCGGTGTTGGAGATTTCTTATTCTTATCATTCATTACATACATATTTCCATTCAATGTGATCGTCACATATATCTGATCAGGATATTGTGTTAAACGTTCCATCACGGATAAGTCCGAATACAACCTTAAACGAATAATTGGAAACGTTGCATTATCATAGTTATGGATTATTGCAATTGATACAATATCGGAACCGGGTATACTTTGAACAATCCCGTTCTCACCGGTTGTTTTTATTGATACATTGATCCTGTATAATACTGAATATTTATCATTATTATCTGCCATTTGTTTCACCTCCCGAATCAACGGCTTGATAATTGTTGGTAATATATTACCAACCATCCCAATAGAAATTGAGAAGAAAGGTTAGTGAGCTATAATGTTAGAATTCTTCCAGGAAGCAACTCTTCCTAAATTATCTGAAACCGATCTGTATCAGCGGTTTAACCAGACATCTAAAATCGGTAGCAATGTAATTTCCGAAATAAAGAACTCAAAAGAAACAACGGTAAATCCTGAAGATCTCAAAGAGGTAGTTGCCTTGATAAGATTGAATGGAACCGTGGTTGCAAAAAGAGCTGTTGATGCTTTCTTAAGCGGAAAGATCGTAATAATATACAACAAGGCAACGTCAAAGATCCCTGAAACCCTTCCGTATATCGTCATCGGAAAAGAAGGTAAGTATACCGCTTATATATTCGCCGATAAGTTTATGAACAAGATAAATGCTTCGTCTGAATATACAAAATTGATGGCTGTGATGGAAGCGGCATATGTCTCTCTTCAGTTTAACAACAATTCTACAAAGTTCGTTATGAACAGCGAGATGATGTTAACTTTGTGTAACCTCTATACTATGATGGTATGCGCACCTATCGAACAGCGTCTGTACGTAAAAGGAGAGAATCTTAACAAGGCAATGTTGTATACTATTGCCCATTTCTACAACGTGGTCAGAGGAAATGAGATAACAGAAACATCGATTCCTATCAAACGACTCATGAAGGATAAGATAGATCCCAATATCGCAAAACAGATAGTGTCAGAGGTTGTCGCAAATGATGATAAATCTCTTATGGGATTAATAAGGATGATCACAAAGATCAATCCTGTAAGATACGCATCATTGGAGGAAACATACTTAAGATACTTCATAACTTCATGTGGTTCCAACATTATGTTTGCTTTGGAATATATTCCATGTCTGTTTCTTCTCGTTTCTTCAGCAACATACAAAACTGCGTTAACACCGGTAAGCCTGAATAATCTGGTTTCAGCACCTTGTAAAAAGGCTGAACTGATTTTGGCTAATATTACGAACGAAGGAGGAGACTCGGATGCCAGAACAATACAAAGATCAACCAATGACAGCTGGAAATCCAGAGCTTCAGCAGCAGTCTAATACTCCTTCGACACGGGAAACGGCAGACAATCAATTCGTCGTTGGTAAAACCGAAAAACTAATAGCTCTTGCTAATAGTCAAGGAGAACCTATAACAGGCTATAGCAAGACCAATGCATTTAATAGAAAAATTTCATCTTATGGTGATGAATTCCCGCACAGAGGTCCTTTTTATAAACAACAAGGACCTCGTGGAATTGTCCCGGCTGATCATGAACTAAAACCCATCAAAATGGAAGAGGATCAGAAGAATATATCAACAGCAGATTTCTTTGTACAATCACCCGGTAGCCATTTCATCAGAGATGTTCCTCAAGGACTCGGTGGAGAGAATAATACCGAATTCGTAAATCCAGATGAAGAAGTCGTCAGAAACGGATACTTGGGAGTACGTGGTAAATTTTCGGATGTTACTGTATTCTCCGGAGCAACTACCAATATTAACCCTACCAATGATTCTGATAAAAAGGAAATGTCGGATAATGGAGGATTGTCAACATACATTGAAAAGACCCATAAGGATAAGGAACTTGGTACCTACCTAAAACCTCCTATATCACCCATTCATCCCTTTACAAGGCTTGGTGACGAGGATAACCCATATGTCGCAAACGAGGCAATATTCAAAAGCTATAACCGGACAAAATTACCTATAGCTGATCTTGAATGGCGAAAAGGATTTAGACATATATTCATAACAAGACCTGAATGCTATATTATGGCACATGAGGGCGATGAATCTGGGAGTACATTAAATGCAGTATTATCTAATCAAGCCATGAACGATGAAGACTTTAATTCGGCTTATACAAGAATGCCTCATATATTAAAACTATTATCTCCATGGTATGTAACAGGTTCATTTCTCGATAATGCTGTTGAATCGAATTGGAATTTCCTGTTGTCTAACCGAGTTCAAGGAATGTCCGTTGCTGCAACATCAATGTCCATAAATGAAAATGTTGCCAAGAGTATCGAGGGATATACTGTTATACCCGCAATGCATCTGGAGACCCGCCAAGGATCAACATTAGATCTTACGTTCAGGGATACACGGAATCTTGACGTATATGAAACAGCTCGGTTATGGATGTTATATATGTATAAACGTAAGAAAGGTATCTTCTTTCCGCCTTACAATGGTTACAAGAAAGAGAATGGCTTCGTTCAGGAGAAGCATTTAAATGGATATGACTATACGAGATTCCATCCATATGACAGAGCTCTTGAGTACTGTGCCTCATTGTACGATATCGTCACTAATGAGACAGGAACAAAGATACTCTACTGGTGTAAGTATTATGGTATATACCCAACTCAAGTAACACCAACATTGAACAATGAAAACAATTCAGCAATTACCGATATGACGTGCTCTATCACATTTAAATACCATTATAGACTTGAGAACAGAAACAATGTTCTTGTTGAGTTCAATCATGATGCTGGATTGACTAATGATATCGGTAAGGTTAAGAGTGACAAAATCACTAATTCTTTACCTTTTTTACTAAGGAATTCATACGATGATCCTGTTATGAAAAGATATATTGGGGCTTCTGGTATGTTTACTGGTTCACCATATATTGTAATGGCCAGATCACAACCTGATCCATTAGACAAATCAAACATAATAGTTGTACCTAATTTGAGATTCATGAATATAGGTGATCTAACCCTTGATGGTCATGTAAACGCAGGAATCACCAATACCAAAATAGATCAAGATACAATTAATCTTGTTGCTTATGAATAAATCAAAATTGAAAGGAGTTGATAAGATGCCGACAAATACTGAGACTGATGAGCTGATAAAGTCACTAATGAAGGATGTTACTGGTGAAGATATTATCCAAGTTAAAAGTGATGATATAAAGGAAACTATAACAGAAATCCTTCATGAATATAACCTCAGTACCGACATGAGCTTCATTGAAAAGATGGCTACATTGAAAATGCCCGGTACGAAGGATGGCCAAGTAGAGTTAAATGATTTTCCTACCGAGTTAAAGGACGCGGCATTTTTACCGATAAATACAATCGCGGATATTGCACTCCGACAAGATCTGGATTTGATAATTTCACAACTGCCTGAATGGTTCACTGCATTACAGATAACAAGAGATGCAATATGTGAATCCGATGTGGTCGATGGAACCATCTCAAGAGATATCCGATTCAATCGATCAAAATTATCCGAACTTGAACAGGTCAATGTAATGTCAAAGATTGAAGAAGTTGAAGAGAGTCTTGAACTTCATCAGATTATCAAAAACCACATGGTGTTCAATACACTCGAATATGGAGAGGGTTACATATATGCAATCCCATATGCAAAGGTATTCAGAGATCTGTATAAGTACCGTCTGTCAAACATAGGCGGAAATCGTGGAAACACAGGTAATACGAGTTATGAGATGATTGAAACATCATCCGTACTTAACGGATACGGTTTCGGAGAAGCCGCTGTTGAAGTATCACTGAAGGATACAATAATCAATGAATCAGCAGCTGATAATAATAAAAACAAAAACCATGGTATATTTACTGAGGCAGAGATCATCGAAATCAATCCCCAATACAGAACCAAGGTATTTCGAGACAACGGCACGGAAAATGTCAAGGCCAAGAATGAACGCGATAAACAGATAGATGGATATCTTGAATATGTTACTCAGAATATCAGATACATTGAAGATGACGTTGCACTACCTGTAATTGAAGAATCTGCACATGACTTGAAAGCCGTATATAATACCAAGTATCATGAAAAAAAAGGATATGTACAAGAAGTCAATACATTATTCGATAAGGTAATGCAACAGGGTATATACATGGAAGATGGTGAAGGAGACTTTGAAGATTCAACTTTCAACACTATCAGAGGAATATATCTTAAAATCCTTCCTGCCACGAAACTCATTCCTGTTCGTGTAGATAGACATATCATCGGTTATTATTATATCTCCGATATGACACGTCCTGAAGAAGTTGGTCAGCGTAGAAACAGCGGTATCACTGGTTATACTATGAGAGCACCTGCTGTTGGTTTCGACACTTTTTCTCCTGACAGAATCTTCTGTGAAAAGCTTGCATCAAAAATCATCAACAACTTTAACCTTAAATTTATGAGAGATAACCTGGCATTGCACCAGCAGATTGTATCTATATTGCAATCTCATAAATTCAATGAAGCTATGATGAGATTTGTGTTTATTCCTGCAGAAAATGTCATCCAGTGTTCTATCAATAAAGATGGTAATGGCAAGGGTCATTCTATGTTGGAACCTGGTCTTGTTACTGCAAGAATGTATATGTTCCTCAAACTCTATACGATTCTTTTCCAGATAAACAATTCAGCAATTCGCGTTTATAATGTAAGAATGAGTGGTCTTGATAAGGATTACAAGAAGCTTGTTAATGAAACAATGCGAAAGTTTGCGGCAAGAAGAATCACTTGTAGTGATATTTTCAATTACAGATCGTCTATGTCAAAGGTGAATGGATATTCTGAACTCATAATGCCTATGGGCTCTGGTGACCGGGCACCTATAACATTTGAAACGATACCCGCAAGTGAAATGCCTATCAATAACGAATTGCTTGAGCAATTAAAGAATGAGTCGATAAATGCAGCATCTGTTCCATCGTTGATGGTACAATCCGGCGGAGAATCTCAAATCGAATTCGCCAAAGAAACTGAACTGGCGAATACTCGATTTAATACAATGATTTCTTCATTTAAAATTGATCTCAATTTTGATATAACAAAGCTCTATAGAAGGATACTCCGTTGGGAGACTGATATAGATCCTGAACTCATTAAGGAACTGCGATATGTTTTGAGAATGCCAACGGCGAAAACATTGAATGTTACCAATGAAATGATAGGAAACTTCAATGCCATTGTCGAAGTAACTGTACCTATATTCCTAAAAAATTCGGAATTAACTGAAGGAGATAGTGACCAACAATCTGAAGTGGTTCGTCAGTTTAAGAAATTATTGTTGCATGAATTCATACCCCAACTCGATATAGAACGTTTTGAAGAGCTTGCATCCGAGGCAAGATCAAAAGCAAATGAAGCTAAGCTCGAGGAAACCGGAAAGGGTGAAAATATAATCGATTCAGGATTACAGGATGAAGAAGGGATGATATGATATGAAACTTGAAAGAACCACAACAGGTGTCATCATTCATAATCCCACAGATGAAGTCAAAAGGAGAATATTAAGATATTTCTCATTAGTAAATCCTGTAAGAGAATTCTTCATCTACAGCGGTAATGATACTTCTAAGAAACCTATATTCGGTAAAGAACATGATGTCGTTTATATATCATCTGGATTTTTAAATATAAATGATCCTGTTATCCAATCATTACCTCGACCATCGGTAATCCAACCAATGACTCCGACTAATGTGACTCTTACGATGAATCGTCAACCTCGATCCAAACTTCAAGAGGACTGCATCAAAATGATGACTGATCCAAACAAAAAAGGTTACAAGTTGACTATTGAACTCAAACCCGGCACAGGCAAAGAGGAACCCTACTCACGACGTATTCCGACTCCAACACCAGAAGGATACACCTTAATGGGAGATCTCAAGGTAGGAGATTATGTATTCGATAGATTGGGTAGATCGACAAGGATATTACAGATATTTGAGCAAGGAGAAAAACCAGTTTTCAAGATAACATTTCAGGATGGTCGAACTGCGATGTGTGGAGAAGAACATCTTTGGACTGTTAAATCACATAAAAATGGAATATGGAAAACAGTTGAGACAAAGGATATGATGAAGGACTTCAAGAGGATATCTCCATGGAAAGTTCGTAATGGACGGAATGATCCATATGATTACAAATATCATATTCCGATGTGTCAACCGGTAAAATATCCGCATCAAGATGTCCCGATTGATCCATGGGTTCTTGGATGTTTTATAGGCAACGGATGCTGTACAGAAAGTACCCTTGTAATCTCCTCAGGAACTGATGATGTTCCAAGAAGAATTGCTGAGATATGTAACTTCGATTTCAAAAAATCACAATCCAACTACGACTATAGATTCTATCATAAATCTGGAGAACCTGTAAAGACAAAAGATTTCTTTAAGGATATTCCTGAGATGGTAGGATGTTATTCCAGAGACAAATCAATACCCGAAATATACATGGTAAATGATTCTGAGATCCGAATGTCACTTATACGTGGGCTGATGGATACCAATGGATCTATATCATATAGCGGCGGTCGCTACAATATGAGATATTCATCTTGTTCATTAAAACTGCTCAAACAGTTTAAGTGGATAATGTATTCCCTCGGATATAGCACCGGTAAGATTGTTACTGATATAAGGGAAGATAAATATGTGGAAGGATTCTGTGGAAACCTATCACTCAAGGTTCCTAATGAGGATAAGAAGAACTTCTTCTCAGTAGGACACAAATTTGCAATGGCTGTAGAGTCAGCTGTTATGTGTAAAGAAAACATATATAATGATCTTCTTATAAAGGATATCAGTTTTTCACACTATGAGAAGTGCAGATGTATCATGGTTGATAACCCGGAACATTTGTATCTTACAGAAGATTTCATTGTTACCCACAATACCTTCATTGCAACATATGCAATTTCAAAGTTATGTTTGAAACCTCTGATTGTTGCACCAACAACACTATTGAAGAAACAATGGTGTGAAGAATTTGAAAATGTGGGCATTTCCACGTCAGATATAGCAACTAACATATTTGATGCACCAAGTAAAAAGGTATGTGTTGTCACAATATCTTCTATTGAAAATGCTTTGAGAGAAGATTGGGAAAAACTGATGGATGTTGTTGGTAGATCGGCCTTTGGTATCAAGGTTGTTGATGAAGCACATCTTCATCTTAAGGGGAATCTTAAATTTGATGCAATATGTAATATTCGTCACAATTGGTATCTCTCAGCAACACTGGGTAGATCTGATGCTCAGGAAGATACTATATTGAATCGGGCATTATCAGATGCACAACGATTCATTGGTAATCCTGAATATGAAGAATATCAACACAAATACGTAAATGTGTTATACCAAGATATCTACTATTATCCATCAACAAAATTATGTATGGAACATTTCCGTTATGGTAGTAAGGGTCTTATAAAGGCGACTTATTATCGTATGCTGATGGCATATAAAGATGGTATACCATTTCTTAACAATCTTATATACATGATGAAGGTTGCAAGAAAGACAATTACTTACGATGGAAAGATACTGCTGTTAGTTCCATTGATCTCTATAATAGAGAAACTGATGGAATTAATGGATCGAGATCCTTTCTTTAGGCAATACTCATTCGCGGGTGTAGATGGTTCCATGCCATTACCCGTTAGAAAACAAGCAATGGAAAGTGACTTTATACTTTCAACATCATTGTCAATGGGTACTGGTGTTGATGTATCCAATCTTGCAGCCGTTATAAACTTTGATCAATATTCTTCTCCTATAATTGGAGAACAAATATTTGGACGTCTTCGTGATAGAGGTAAAGAAACATGGTATTTCGATATAACCGACCATGTTAAACAAGCAAGGATGTTCGAATCTTGGGGTAGAAAACGTCATATGTTAATCCCGTATTATCCGGGTGCACATGATGAAATAAAACAACTACCCGACATAAAATGTTGACATCTTCTCATTTTATTTCCTCCTAAATATATGACATGAACCGGGGCATATGCCCCGGTTCCACTGTCCATTTTTCTATGCTACCTTATTATTTATGCTACAATTCCTATTATTTTAATTCTTCAAATATATATTATTATAGTGAATAAAAAGAAAGATAACACTTTCAGATTATTCAAAACAATTACCGCTGTGGCTCGATGCGGTTAACGAGCTGGAGATTATTATGAAAAACTTTATCACACTTAAGACTCGCCAGGATGACACCCGCAATTATGATCCGGATAAAAGAATCGATACATCAACAACTGATGTTTTTGTTAATATCAATTCCATATCCGCTTTCGTTCAGGAAGCAGTTGGCAGAACAAAGGTTGTCCTGGGTAGTGGTATGTCCTGCGTTTATGTACTTGACGAGCCGGAAGACATCATCAAGAAGATCGAAGAGTCCCGAAACGAATATGACCACACAGACAATTTGTTGGCAGCTATAGCCAATGAAATTGCTAAATGCAACGAAGCTCAGTGAAAGGAGAATACTTATGCGAAGATGATAGCCGGGCGCAATGCCCGGCTATTTTTTTTTATACTCCGAAGTTATTTACGTCACGGAAGAATGCTAAATCATCCACAGAAGATTGAACAACCGTTGATTGATCCATATTTCCATATTGATTATATTGATTATACCTATATCCATATTCATCATACCCACCAACAGCATCATATTCTTTTTGTATTTGACGCGTGAGGTCATTAAATAGTTGAGCTTCGTATGACCCCGGATTCTCATACGCAATAATACTATTGTCAACGGTAGAAGCACCAACTGCCTCCTCATACTGTTTTAATATGTCAGCAGCTTTTGAATATGTACATTTCGTTTTATCAATACCAAAACGACCCAGTTCATATCCATAATTTAATACATATAATGCATGTAAGTATGCAATAACAAGGTCATCATGTTCACCTGAAGCTGCAGCTATTTTACCATTCTTTCCTTCAACGAGATTACAAATATCTTTTACAAGATATTTAGTATATATAAGATGACGATAATCTTTTAACATGTTACGAAGAAGATTGAACATTTGTTTTCTTGTTTCTGGTCCAAGATAAGTTCCAAAATATCTCTTCGCACGAGCACGTTGTCTCATCTGGAATTCGTCTGCTCTTTGCTCTGTAATATTCTTGGTTAATTCAGTAGCACGAGAATCATGATAGAATCTATTCTCCAATTGAGATTCTTGAACAAAATCGATTATGTCAACACCAGTCATATTTGATTCAATACAGAATAATGCACGTGGTAACATCTGGGCGAGTACAGTAACAACTCTCATCAAATCAAGTATTCCTATTAAAGGAGAAAGGAATTCAGCAACCACTTCTAATGTATATGGATGAACAACACATATTGCAGTATTATCACCATCTTTACCTGTAGCACAGTCAATAGCAATCAGATATGGAACGTCCATATCGAAGTATGGTGTATTAGAAGTCAAATCAGGCACTCGGATATTGTGTTTGTAAACGTACATATGGTATTTGTTTAATAGACGAATATCATAGTCGGGTTCACGTATGTGTTGTTGAATGAAGTCGATATCTTCTTGACGGAAGAATGCTCCTTCACCACCACGGAATCTTTGTAACAAAACGCCTCGACGATACTCACCAAGAGTACTCTTAGCAACTGCTTCAAAATACTGAGCACGCAACCAGTCTCCATCTTTCCTGAGCTGGATATGGTTGAATTCTATATAAACCATTGTAAGAGGTACTTGATTTGGGTCATCTTTAGAAACAGTTTTCATTGCTGCTAATTCTGCGTCTGTTTTATCATACAATGACTCTTTGAACACAGTGAGATTATCAATAATTTTTTGAAATTCCTTACCGGCATCTGTCTCCAAGTCTCCAGGAGTCGATGCATACATCATGCATGCACGAATACCATTTTTTTTTGCAGTTAAACGTGCTTGAACAATTGTCGGGTTAGCACCATCAATCACAGCTTTCATGAATGGGATGAACTCTGCCTCATCAACAAACCATGTGAACAATGAGAATCCACGAGATTTGTCGGTAGCAACTGTTTCTGATTTAGCTGCACTTACAACTGCAATACTTACATTATGACCCTCATATTTCAATGACTGCAATCCGGGAGGATGTTTTGCATCAGCCCATGGATTCATGTACTTTGGTAATGCCATGATATAGTCTCTCAATAGACCAACGTTATCCGTACATCTTCTTTCGGTTTTGTGCATATACGGGATATCGACGTTTCTATATTCATATAATACCATATATGACATTATGGCCGTCAGTACAGTAGTCTTATGAGTCTGTCTTGGTTGAACCAATTCAAAATCGATACTATGTATGAAACACCATATGGCAGCACATGCAGCACGTTGTAATTCCAATTGGACTGTACCAGCACCACGTATAGGAATACGTGTTACTTCTCTGAAGAAGAACCACGGATTGTTTTTACATTCAACATGGATTCTTCCAATGTTTTCCGGTGATATATTCGGATCATAAGGATCAATATCTTGAACACCAAGATTTGGGAATTTTACTTCCAACATGAAATACCAATTCTTTATCCCAAGTTCTTTTAACTCTTTTGCTGTCAAGAGAAAAGAACTATTCTTCGTCGCAAAATCATAGAACCTTGGATTGCCGTTCTCATCATCTATTCTGACGATGTTAGACATTTCTGAAAACCTCCTTGTTTATGGGATTATGAGGCGGTTCTTGTTGTAATGGGAATGAAAAAAAAATAATATCATGGGGACATATGTCCCCATGATTATTTATTGTATTCACATTAGTGATATTGCTTTCGCTGTTGTAACACAGGAAGAAGTTCTGAGAACCGTCCGAAGAGATAATGGACATACTCTTTATCCAAACCTTGGAAGACATTGGTTTTGCTCATCTTATCAAAGAACTCCTCCATGTCAAATGTTCCATTGATATATGCTGTGTACTGTAAATAGTACGAATGCATGATCAGCATATAGCGGAGCTCCGGTATAGAAATGGAGACATCCACATTTCCGATTTTGACATCTTGGATTTCATCAACGTTTCCGATAGTATCATACCAATAAATGTCTTCTGAAAGTTGAGCACCCATAAGCTTCATTATGTTCTTCAGGTTATCAAGTTGTGGGAATTGGTTGTATTTCTCCGGATCAATCGGGATACCATTAAGATGACTCATGAGCACAGAGTTGTCTTCATACTGAGATCCTCTGAAGTACGTCGAAATCTTAGCAAACGCTTTGACACCCATTCCAGCAAGGAAGTTATAGGTATCATATTCACCATACTTGATTGGGTTGTCCGAATAAGGTATGAGATTCTTGTTGTAACGACGAGTCTTAACAGGTCTATCATACAAGGTGGTCCTACCAGTTGCAACGGTTGACATAGCCTTTGAAGGTTCCTGTTTGAGAACCCATGTGTACTGATAGCCTACAGGGTATTTGTCGTCCAATTTAACCCAACGATGACGAAGCTTTGTTTCGATCTCATAATACTCCATAATCTCAGGCCACTTCTCATAGCACTCGATGAGAGAATCACGAACACATTTTTCATTCAACGGTTGGATCTGGATATAGAATCCGTTATTGATGAGATCGTTATAGGTCTTATCAGGATCCATATTATATACCCTTCTCAACTCTTCACCCTGTTCAGGAGTGAATGTTCCAACGAATTCAACGGCCAAATTCATTATGGTATCTCGGTTTTCGTTTTTCTTGTGCATGCCAAGAATATGGAACCACATGCGTTCCATCATGAATGTCATCGAAGATTCATATGTGGCAAACGAAATGATTCTGTTAGGAATAGCCAATCCATTTGCCAACATATCTATCGGTCTACCATCAGTTGTTCTTGGCATAAGATGTCGTGGAATGATTTGAGCAACAACGGATTTGTTACCATAACGACCAACAAGCTTTTGTCCAACATGAATTCCCTTATGTTGGAGAACCGTAAACTTGATGACCGTATCAACGATATCTTCCTTTGTTGCCCATCTTGATGAATTAAGATACTTCTCCGCTTGGTGATAGATATCCAACAGTGACGTGTCATCCTGGTAAGGATCATCAACGATTGTTGATATAAACGCATAGATGTCTGAATACCAATCACGTATCTGTCCGAGATAATAATTATACTGATCATTCTCAACATCAACATTCGAGAAGATATCCATATCAACGACTATTCCATTCGAACAGTAGTTGGTATCATTGATATGAGGTATCAATACTTCTGATGTTGATGAAAGATATGAGTTCTCACGGATAGAACACAGAATATTATTCTGAATCTCCTCTCCGATGTTCGGGAAAGGTTTGTACAGTGTTGCATCACCATACTTATTCAATAGGAAGGAACTCTGTTTGATGTTGACAGTAACTATGTCCACCATATCGTATTCAAGCTGTTTAGCAGCCCAATCAGATATAACAAGCGCATCTTCTGTCAGCTGAGGTAGTACGGTATAAACGAATCGAATGTTCCTTCCACCACAGTAGTTGTCATTTACATATGATGATGATTGTGCAATCGTGGTACCCTTAGGCAGAATATCACCGTCATTATACTTACCATTGATTGCATTATTCATCCGGAATCCATATTTCTCAACCAGGTGATGAGCAGGTTTCACAACCTCGCAACTATACTTGCCGGTACGTAAGTTCTTGAATATATACGCAACAGGGGATATTGTTGAATCCTTGAACTTTCTGAATGTGCGTACGAGCTGATAGTCATCTTTTGCCTTGATATTCCAAGATGATCTGTCGCCGAATTCATTTTCTGCACCGGTATAGACTCTTGGAAATTCAGGATTAGTCAGTACAACTCTTTGTGATGTATGACGTGTTGCCATGACACCACGAACAGTTGATATTTTGTCTGGGAACGCCAAAGCGGATGCACCAAACAGTGACATCGGGGTGACTTCTTGACATCGTTTCTCAATCTCCGATGCACTGTTCATTGTACCGCGACGGCGCATTTTGTTTTTTGTTTCTTTCTGTTCCATCGTATCAATCTCCTATTTTAGATTTTTGACAATAGATCCTCCTTTCGAAGAAATCATATATGTTTAAAGTTGCGATAAAACATCTTTAACATATCTGATACATGGAGAATCAGATACCTTCTCATTATTAAAATCTATCATAGCAGCGGTGATGATCATATAAACACCAAGTACTATGATTATGTCATCTTTGACGACTGTGTTTGAAACAAGTCTCATCATAAGATTTACAACATCAATCTTTGGTATTTCATCATCTTTAGGATTCAGGTAAAATTTGTGTGTTGCTGCAATATCTGGATTAAACAACAGATCTTCACATTTCTTTGCGTATTTCTCTTCATTTGTCCGTTTAGAAACCATGTATGATTTCCAATCCTTTAATGAGATATTGTTTATAATATATTCCGTGATAGGATTATAGTTCGAGAAATTATCTAAACGAGCAATGTCTATCTGGTCAAGATATTTGAACAAGCAGAAATACAGAAACAGATCATCATGAACCTTTTCGATTTCAGAGGGATGGGCCTTTAAAAGAACCACCAATGCATTTGTTGGTCCAAATGCATGTTCAATCAACGAAATAGGCATACGCTTTGAAATCTCCATATATTCTGCAGATAGTTGGTTTATGACGAACATCTTCCCGTTTTCCCCAGCTGTGGGGACGAATGCATCCATCGGTGGTGTTATCAATTCAATATCACTCAACGCGTTGAGAAAATTATCTTCGTAAGTTTTTCTGTCGATGAGTTCATGTTTTCCATTTAACATTCTCATTGTATGAAAGAGAATGTTACACGCGGAAATATTTGCTTTATGTTTATTGAAGATTTTCCTGAACTCGCTGAGTTTGTCACGAGGAATCTTTATCATTCGTAAGCCTCCTAAAATAGGACTGGCTCATGTCGCTCTCATATAGTAGAAATGTTCTCTCAATGCCCTATAATTCTCTATGACATAAGCCAATCCATTGGTTTGAATAACCCAACAGATATAGTTGTCTAATTGGGTAAAAGTAATAGACGTCTCTTCCATTATAACTCACCTCTTTACAATTAGAATATGTATTTAGGTAAGTTCATCTATGATATCATCCAACGACGCCCCGCCAAACATAGCAGCATTAGTACCAACTGGCATTGGTATACGGTTTGTACCGTTAGTCTTTGCATTCATTTGTTGCATCTGCTGCTCTTGTTGTTTATTCGCTTCCTCGACCTGTTTCATTCTTATTTCTCGAAGACGTCGCACAAAGTGAAGCGGCATTTGCACGAGCATATTCATGGGAATTATTTTCCCTAACAATAAACCGGTCTGGATGATTTCTAATCCATCTCGATCAAGTTTATCTGAGTATTGCTGAGTCGTCGAGATACTTGGAAAAGTAATGTACTTCCGATATCAGTGATCGGGATGTAATCTTCGTGTCTTCCGCATGAAGGACAGTTGATGTTTTCGACACGGAATGAGATAGGAGATACATTCGTCCTAACCTTCTCAATCAGTTTGATAAGGAGGCCTGAGTCATATGCATCAAGAGATTTAGTAATGATCTCCTCAATCTGATTCCAGTTGGTGAATCGATACTCCTTGGGTTTGCCTCCGTTCTCATTTACCACGATTGACATTGCAGAAATGAACAACGCATTTGCAGTGAGGTAATCGAATTCAGCCATTTCTGCATCACTGAGATTGGATTCTGTGATATCTCTGTCGGGATAGAATCTGTCATGAATCTCGTTGATGAGCGGCAGCTTCTGTGTGATAAATTCATAAGCCGAAGGTTCATTGATTTCAACAATGATACCAGTATGAGGCAACTTATATCTCTTTCTTTTACAGCTTGCTGTTTTCCAAACCTTTATTGCATCTTCGCCAACAGCGGCGTTGTGTGCAGCAAAATACCAGGAAGGATTACGCTCAGGATCAATATGTGTGATAGTGCGGGGACTATATGTGATCTTGATCTGTTTTCCACAGTTCTTATTACCACACTTGATAGATAGTGTCTCTTCGTCATCCGCAGTCGCAACCAGGATAGCCCACATAAGGAGCTCACGATCCTGATACTTAGTCTTCTTCAGGAAGTCATCGAAGTCCTTGAATTCACCGATAGAAGGATTCTTGATATGCTCATAGATAACAGACCACTTCTTGATCTCAGCGTCAGAACTATTGTTAGATGACGGAGCAGTAAGCTTGATGAAGTCTGCCCAGTTGATTCCTCTCATGACGCAACGATATCCAGAAAGAGGAAGTGTTATCGGTACATCATTGATACCAGGATCATATGGTTTAATTATTCCAGGCTGTTCACTGTTTTCAACGATGAGGGATTTCAGCAGTTCATCTTCAGATACTTCCTTTACTATAATATTGACTTCATTCGTTGTTGCTGTTTGGGCAACAATAGATTCGTCAACGTTAACAGTTACAGGAGTATTCTTCTCAACAGTAATATTGATTGTCGGTGCCTCTGCTTTCTCGGTTTTGCCATCATCTACATCCTTGTCATTTTTAGGTGCCGTTGTCGCGGGAGCCATCATGGTTTTATCAATAACAATGCCCTGTGTGTTTATGTTGTTAATAGCGAGAGATCCATCAGGCATTACCCAGTTCCTGAGGATCATGTCTTCGAACTCATGAGATATCTTATCACCGTCTCTGTGATACATATCAACGAGTTCTCCCATTACAGCCATCTTACCAATGACACCGAGATTAGGTATAGGTTCATTCGGAATTCCGCCCGAAATAATACGGTATTTAGCAACCACCCTGTTTACCATACCAGATACGATATTAAGCTTTTCTCCCTGGTACGAGATTGCATCATCATGATATTTCATATCATGTTCGTCGGGCGGCATGAATACGTTGGGTTTGTCGTCTTTCTTCTCAGCAATTTCCTTTGCTGCAACTTCACGAGCTTCCTGACGTGCAGTGTCTTCATTTGCAATCTCTTCGTCGATATCATTGTCGCCGTAATCAAAGGTGGGTTCCAAAGCCGGATCGGCTACCTCTTTCCCCTCGGAATCGCTCGGATTAATCATGAGACCATCTCCAAGTTCATCAGGGGTTTCTTTTGTCGGTGTTGTAATCTTAGGCGGAGATTGTTCGATCCCAGCAGCAGCCTTGTGCTGGGATATAAGTGCCTCCAAAGGGTCAATGTTCATATTATCAGCCATTTGTTTATTCTCCTTTTCTAAATTTTATGTGCGAATACACATAAGTCATATATGTAAATTTATTTTATATACATATATCATTTATATGCATTCGACTGAATGATACTCCGATTAAAGAAAGGGTTGATGATATGATGAATGAAAAACTTTTGTGGTTTAATCCCAACATTCAGTTCATGTTTCATTCAAATATCGTTGAATACGATATGCGAGCGATGTCCGTATCCGTATCAGAAAAGTATAATCTTCTCGATAAAGAGACGATAAACATTCTCAAACTGTTACCGAAAGAACAGCGTACTGTAAGGATGGGTTTGCTACAGAAAGAAAACAAAGAGTTTTCAAAACAGCTAATATCTTGTGAATTAGAAACAAGAAGAAAATTCCTGGAAGCAAATGATTTAGATGAAACCAACGTTTTATCATTGCATTCAGATGCATGTATATTCAATTCCAAAAAAGAAATAATAAATGTCATTGATGGGATTGAATTTAAGCATGAGAACACATGGAGCTCATATATGAACTTCAACGGGATTGAAATGTTCTACGATAATGGTGTCATTACATACAAAGGTATTCCCAAAGACATGCTTAATAAGCATACCCTTGGTATTCATAAGTACCTATGTAATGTATTTGATAAAGTGGACAACTATGACTATGGGGTATTGGATTTCATAGCCAAGTTCCAAGACCGTTATCTCAAAGACAAACTACCAGAATATTACTATACTCCATTTGGTAGAAAAGGTGATTACAAAATGGGGAATCTGGAATTGTTTTCATTCGTTGCAAATGTAATTCTAAAGGAAATGAAAGGTTGGTGACGAATCATAATTACACATTATTTCAAGTTCTCGTTTACGTCAGCTAAACGTTTTAACAATAATATGGTTTATGATGTGTATGCAGAAACAGAGAATGACCTGAAATTATTCTTAGTTCAACACAATTTCACCGATGTAGATCCATGTGCGGTTCAAATAATTCCCACAACAGAATGTCGAGACGTATCAAATGACTTGTTAAAGATCCATAAATTCAAATCAAATCATTCTAATGATATCATGTCTGTCATGACGAGTGATTTCTTTGTTAATATGGCTGTCGATGATGCGGGAAATGATTTGACATTTACACTGATATTTGGTGAGGCTATATTACGACGGGATATCGAAATATTTGGATTGATTGGTGATATCATTTATAACATACCACATGCCCATATTGCTGATTTTGTATATGCAGATGTGGACGAATCCAACTCGAATACTCAGTCTATTAAAGATATCACAGATATGCGGTTGGAATACCTAAATCATGTATGTGCTCCATGTGAAGATGGTTGTGCATATCTCACTCACGAAAGTCTACATGATTCAATTGTTGACGGGCAAGTATATCCGATAACGATTGAAAGGTATATATCAACGTTTACAAGTTTACTCTTAGACGAGTACAATTAAGGAGGATATAAATAATGGCATCTGCAAAGAAAATACTAACTCCACAAGAGCTGGTTGAAACGCACAAACCCAAGAACTTCAAGTACAAGTATATCTTCACTGATGAGTCATTACTTAACGAATTGATGGACAGTGATTATGATGTTACCACACTTGATACCATATGTGATGATAAGTTGGTTGAAGCAGCTCTTGCAGCTGATTGTGTTATGTATAATAGAGAAATTGTTGGTAAGGCAACACAACCTACTATCATGGATGACGGTGTAATCATATCTAAGAAATTGATTACCAAAGCTGACAAGAAACTCCTCGGTGTATATGTTGGATTCTTCGATTTTACAACAAGACATATTGTGGTAAAATTCCGGTATGAACGATTCGACATAATCGAGATATTTAATTTGATATGAAATACAAATAGGAGTGGGGCTCAATGCCCCACTCTGTAAATGTATTTTTTTGTTCCGGATTATGAGTTCGGAGTTGCAGCAGATTCATACGGATTAGCGATAGATGTAGGATTAGAATAATCCGGATTCTTATGAATCTGGGAATGATCTGCCGGTGTGATAGCATGAGGAGCAGGACCGTCACGAGTAACTGCCTGTCCATTTGCATACATAGCAGGAGCATTTCCAAGACCAGACTGAACAGCATCAAGATCAGGACGATTACCATTGTTGAAGATAGGCGTATTGATCTTATCAGCAGTAGCATCTGTGAAGAATGCATCACCAGCGCCAGGATTGAAGTTGAGCGAGTTACCGAACACAGCGAACTGTGCGAGATACCTTGATGCAAGATCATTTACATATGCTGATTGAACATACTGACAGTTGAATGTGAGCTGAAGTGTCTGGATCTGAGACTGTCCCGTTGCGTTTGAGTTAAATATATCATTGCCGATCCTACCAGCTGGTGTAGCTCCGAGTGCCATTGCAGCAGCCTCTACTCTTGCACCGCTTCTATCAAGTGCAATGATGAGGAATTCTGCAACTTCCCAAGCAGGAGAAGGTTCAAGTGCAACACCGGATGACGATCCAGCGAATGCAACATTGGCACCAGTAGAAGGTGCGAATATTCTCTGAGGAATATTGTTCTCATCTACAGAACCAGCAACGAGACCATGGTATGTCGTAAGACCTGTAATAGGATCAGCGATACCGTCAACCCACATATTATGGAAGTTTGCCATAGGACGACCTACCATTTCAGGAACCTGGATGGTGAGGGACTGTCCTGACTGAGCGTTCTGTGTTGTAGGAATCGAAATACTTCTTCCAGCAAAACCACCCTGAAGCGTAGCAGGTGCAAGAGTAGCATCACCGATATTACATGTAATACCAGTATTATAGTATTCGATGATTTTCTTGTATGTACCGTATTCGTTCTTCGGATTGTATGCGTTATTCTCATCGCCACCGAAATAGTGCATCAAGAAATAAGGTCCACGATACATGACACAGATAACACGGTTAGTAGTAAGCGGGTTAAGGCTTCTGAGAGTATGGACATCAGGTGTGAGTCCACCAAGCATACCCGTATACTGCGAAAGGTCACCGTGATATTGATGGATTCCAGACTGTAAACTGATAGACATATCTTATCTCTCCTTTCTGTTATGATTCAGAGTCGGTACGTCTCTGGATATTAACGATAATCGGAACTCTCAAGATGAGTCCACGGAATGTAACGTTGCAGTAGCATACTACGATTTCACCACCATCAAGAGGATTGATATCTCTCTTGAATGTGATATCGAGTGCGGTAACGAGACTTCCAACCCAACCGGAGAACATATTATCAACTTCGTCCTTAAGTGTCTTAAGAACGCCGTCGTCGTTATATTCAAGCAGATAAGTATCGATCTTGTTTTGGAGAATATATGTCAACTGTGACAAAGTTCTCATATTGCTCTCCTGGATAATGTCCGAAGTATCACCCTCCCTGTAGAGAGTTCTCTGTGACTTTCTCTGGAGATTTTCATTTACATCAACGATCCAAGCATTACCGCCGGAATTGTACAGCAACTCACGGAGCTCCCAGTCTGTTGCATCAACATCCGGGAAGTATGACGTATACATCTGAGAAGTGATGTTTGTATACTTACCGACATAAGGCTTGTTGACATTGAATCTCTTCATGTGTGAGAAGATGTTATCAACGATCTGCTTTACGTAAGTATATGCAATGCCATCACTCGAAGATACAAAGCCGCCGATATCCCAAGATGCATTCGGATTGGAGAATCTCTTGATGAATGATGCATTAACCATCAATGCAGTATTAGCATCAGTAACACCAGAATCGAGATGGAGTGACAAACCAGAACCAGGCCCAATCGGTCTCTTTTCTTCCGGAATACCCTGATAGATACGGTAGATCATAAGGTCATACATTGCCTGCTTAACGTCAATATCAGTAAATTCTGTGATATTGCTGATAAGATCGTTATTCAGCAGGATAGCTTCCTTTTCATCTTCGGTGTAGATAGTGGAAGCGTTTATAATGTCAATGGGCTTGTATACCATGTAAGGAAGGATAGTTTGACCTACGATGGTATTAGTACCGCCGTCGAAGAGGTATTTAGCCGGACATCTGAGAGGTGATTGAATTCTGGGATCGATTTGTCCACGATATGCCTTAACAAGGAGCTCCGAGTATCTCCACTTGAATTCGATATCAGAAATATCGTCATCAAAGAAACCAGCATAACCGTGATCAACACTGATGCCGCCGAGCTCTGATGTAGGATTGATGCCATATGAATCAGAATAATAGTTTGCCGGAACCTTAACAGGATCTGCCGCATAACGATACAGAGAACCCATAGTACCCGTAACATTGTAACGCTGAATGAATGTAGGGGAAGCATTCTTAGGATCAACTGTAACCAGAATATCCGAAACACCTATATTGATTTTAAGACCAGTACCAGTAGTACTGGTAGTAGGATATGTGCCAATAGGTATCTTTGTAGATGATGTCGTGCTTGATTTGAATTCGATAGCAATGGTTTCGGGGGTGGTTTCGGTAATCTTAAATTCAGCAGTAACTGAATCCGCACCACCAGTGGGTATATCAATGGAGACAATATCACCAACGTTGTAGCCTGTGGTTTCGGAATAAATGGGTGTACCACTATTAACCTGCCAAGAAATCTTCATGGCAGAAGCATCGTCACCAGTTCCGGTTACCGTACCATTTTTATACATGAGAATATCATAAGCAGAGTTAACGATATCCTGTGTGATCTTAATTGATGTCGGACATGTACCAACTACGAAGGGTTTTCCATTGTTTTCGACAGTGTATGCATTCTCTATTGTTCCATCATATGAAACGACATTAACTACGGAATCACCATCGTCGGAAACAGGATCACCCATACCCAAGTTATCAGATATCGTAATAACTGTAGCACCAGGAACATCAAGATATTCTTGATTATTGTCTACAGCAGCCGTACCTGTTTTTGTAGCAAAGTATGTTATTCTGGAAGGGTATACCAACATCGAATAAATATCCTTCTGGGATGAATATACCTTCGAATTCTCTTGATCAATAACGACATTGGTCTTGTCATCAATAGCCTCTTCTGTATATGCGATTTTTACTATACCGAATGTCGTAAGTTTGTTAGCAGGATTCTTGACCGACTTGAACTCAGCCAACAGATAATCCTTAACATATACACCCTCCTTGATCTTACGAGGAACAAGCTTCTTACGATCAATCAATGCCTGTACTGCAGCATATACGTCTGTGGTGTTTTCAGGAGTAGATGCAGAAATGAATCCACTGAACTGGGTTTTCTCCCTGTATTGTTTACCTGAATTATCGGTCTTTTTCTCATCACTGTATATTTGTGAGATCGGGACTGAAGTTACCGCACCAGTATACTGGTTGATTGATGTGATCATTGAGAGTGACATCATTGAAGTATTCGTGATGAACACGTCACCTATATGATATGCGTTCTCCGGATTCGTAATGCCGTAAAGCTTTGTATTGAGAATATCGATAAGATCGGTAGGAGTCTCAATATAGTCATCAATAGTTTCTGTATTACCAGAATTGAGATATACATTGATTCTTCTGCTTGTATCAAGCTGCGCAATATCGAGGTCGAACATATCAACCTGGAAATACGGGAGCTTAACATCGGTATCTCCGTTGTAAATATATCTGCCGTAGAAAATATCAAAGATATTGATGTTCATAGTTGCATATACATTCTTTACGAACTTCAGCAGATCTTCCGTGCTGCTTGTACCAGATGAAGAACTTTCAGGAGGTATTTCAGCATCCATCATTTCCTTTACCCGAGCCATGTAGTCGTTGTAAAGTTCATTTACAGCAGACTCATTTATCGTAGGAACGAGAATTGAAGAACCTTTAACACGTTTGCCGACCTGAACGTTAACTGACTCAACCGCATCTTGTCTGTACATATTGTTTTCATTTATGAGAGAACCATAAAATCTTTCAACAGCTTGACCAACACGGGTATCGATTGTGGAGAACAAGTAACGTACATTTGCAGGACGTCTGCTCTGCTGAGTACTGTTAATTGCATAATTATAATAGTTATATGCCTTACCTCTACCGGCAGCAATGGTGGTCATAATAACACGCTGCTTCCAAACACCAGTGCCATCCTCGAGATCGATGGAATCCTGCTTGAATGCAGCTACAAGTGCATTATTGAGTCTCTTTGTATTCTTGAAGTTAGCATGAACAACTCCAGCCGGGAGGCCGTTGTTACCATTTCCTTCAGTAGTCTTGAAGCGGACATGCATGGTTGTACCGTCCCACTTCCACTGGATAAGAAGACATGAGAATGCATAGGTAGAATCTTCCGGAGTAACACGCATGAACTTGATCGGAACATCCTGAGCGAGCAACGCTGAAGGATATGTTACTGTCTGACCAAACTTCTTTATGTCATTGACACTGAGATTGCTCATGCCGTATGCAACGTTGAGGACATCGCTTCTGTTAATGGGAATGATTTCATTATCAGCACCCATCGGAGCTCCTGTTACAACAATAGAAGCATACAGAGAGGGGTCGTCCACAACAACCGTCGGGAGTTCACCAGTATACATTGAATTATCAACAATATGGACAACGCTGTGAGGCATTGAATATTTCAAACCATATTTTGTTTCAAGCATAATATTCTTCTCCTTTTCTATAGTATTTTTATTCAATTGGAGGGTGTAAAACCATGAAGAATCGCGATTCATAGTTGACCCGCAATTACTTTTGAGTTAATATAATACATGTTATGGGGGCATATGCCCCCATAAACAATTTATATTCCTCTCTTTATAGGATATTCAACAAGGAACTCATCCTTTGCTTTTCCGGCATCAATATCGATGTCAGTAATTCGTGCATTAGGTTTCGGGAAATCAGGAATGATTTCTCCATTTGAAGAGTATGTAACAAAGTCAATATCATCTTCCGTTTCACCAATGACAACATACGTTGTTGGTTCAGCACTCTCAAATTGTAAATGAGATCCAACTGTAGGAACGATAGAATCAATTACTCTTCCAGCTTCACCTGCTGTCGTTGGATTATAGTTCACTACAGTTGATGGTGGTGTTACCGGTACAGAAGGAGCATCGAAGATACTATCAAGAATAGAACGGCCAATACCCATCGAATTCATTGATCCACCATCAGAACCTCTTGCAGATCCATTGCCGGTGCCAGTACCTGTATTTTGGGCCTGTTTGATCTTGAGTTCAGCAATGCTTTTCTTGATAGCGGCTTGCTCTTTAGATATGGCAGTTATTGCAGAACGTGCTGTCGTCAATGCAGACATTGCAGTTATATCTTCTTCTGTCAATCCCATCTTACCTTTTTCATTGAGACTTTCTGTCAACCGCTTCTCGAACAGTTTTGTGATTCTTTGCTGATCAGCTGCCAATGCCCTCAAGCCATTGATTTCAGAAGAAAAAATTCGATTGGGGTCTATTTTATTCTCCAACATAGGATTCTTTGCAGAATCATCAATGTATTGAAGGATATTACTCGTACCACCCCAGTTGCTTGATGCGTAGGGTGATATGAATCCATCCATGTTATATAACACTGGCGAAGATTTAAATCCATTGAATGCTTCTTCCCAACTTCTCATCGGAGGAGGGTCATTCAATGTTGGCTCATATGCCGACGGACCTGTATATTGATTTGGTCGTTGGTACGGGTTTTCTCCGGACGAAGAATCATACATACCAAACATTTTTAAGTAGTCCATAGGACATCTCCTTTCTAAATATAGTAATATTCGGTTTATAATATTCCTAAGGATAAAACACAATCTCTTTATATTATTATATATAATGATTGACTCCGTCAATCAAAGTATATATATTCAAAAAAAAAAATAAAAAGAATGACTTCAAAAGTTATTTATTCTTCCTCCTGGTTAAAGCGTATAATCCATTGAGACATTCTATTGCAATATCGTAAACAGAATCACATTCTGCTTTGATATTATAGATCTTAGAATACATAAGTTCTTCAGCACGTTGATTAGCTTCGTCACTCCAAAGACCGATACTTTTAACGGTATCACCATCATAGTCTCCTCCGATTGCTTTAAGTCGTGAATTAGAAGGAGTCATCGTATCAGCAAATGATATAGCAACACGACTATGCGGTGCATCAGGATTTACAATGGGATATGATTTGAAAGTCTCGCCACGGAACTCAATTTTCATTGTATCAACAGTTGACAGAATATGTACTTTGGAAAAGAAAGCGCCGAGATAATCACCGATAGGATATCGAACAGTATAAACCGTTCTGTTAGCATCAACTATTGCCACCTTGCAGCATAGATAAATTACGTCTGTCAATGTCATTGGTCTGGTGACTTTTACGTTCTTCTTGACATCCATGTATTCCATTTGTAAAGGAACCGTGTTTTCAGGATCAAGATAGATGATACGGAATCTTGAACCCGGATTCTTCATATAGATATTACACAAATCATCTATCATCTTATTATCATAGATATTTGTGATGTTCTCTATATTCACTTCTTCCTTGTTAGGATGAATATCCTGGATGTTGGAAAAAGTAAAGAACTGTTTCATCTGAAACTTGACCAAAGGTTTAAACAACGATACACACGTATGAAGAGGGAATCCTGATCGGAATATTCCGATTTCGGGATCGTCTGTATTGTATCTCGGTGCAGAGATAACGTTTCTTGCCGTAAATGTTGTTGTCTTTGCAAGTAACTGTTTTTGGAAGAATCCGTTCTTAGATCCAACATAGTCATGGATATAGGTATATATGTTCATTACCGCATCTTGGAACTTTGCATATATTTGATAAACATTCGCAGTAGTATGTGATGTTACACTCTTGAGACCTATGATATGGCTATAGAGAGTATTCAACTCATTCTTGGTCCGTCTACCATTCCTCATACCTATCTCACGGAATCCGGGTGGCAATACAAGGACCTTATCATTGAATAAAAGTCTTTTCGGACATTTTGTGAGTATGTCGATATTATCTTGAGATCTCGTTGAAAGAGTCTTTCTAATATCGATCTTCTCCCATATGTTATAGAGATCTTTTAAACCACAATACTCTCCATTCTTATCAGCAACGAGGACACCATTGACAAGATTGCACTTTGTCTCACCGTAAGCCATCTTACGAATGATTCCACCAGAACGGGAGATAATTACCTTAGCAACACACGGGTTGAATACATGAACAGGTAACTTTATATATCCACATCGGTATTTTCTTTCCTCAATAGTCTGACCAAAGATTTCTTCAGAAAAAAGACCTTCAGGATTAAATTGTGATTGCGTCTTGTATATATGCTGTGACTTGACTTCTCCGAGATCATTAACTTTCACGAATCTGTCAATGTCGAATAATTCTTGAACTTTCATTATATCAATCCTTTCTACAAGATTACTAAGGCGTTTTGATACAAAAAACAAAAGACAAAAAAGAAGATTCACCGGGACTTTTGTCCCGGTTACGTTCTTCTTTTTTTTCATGTAATTTACTGGTTGATGACTGCTTGCCGAAGAGCCGCCATATTACCCAGCATTACCGTGTGATATTGCTGTTCTTGTTGTCTATTCGCTTCTTCGGTCTGCTCTGCTGTTGCTTCTGTATTTTCAGTTGTCTCAGTTGCTTCGGGAGTTGTGATGTTCTCGTTGTTGTTAGCAGCCTTTGCAGCTCTCTTTGCAGCAATTGCTGCAAATCCATGCTTAGTAGATTTGATTGTTGTTGCTGCGATTGCTGTTGCAGCAATACCAGTGATAGCACTACCAATTCCAACAGCTGCGAGAGGATTTCTTTTAGCCGTCTTTGATGTTTTCTTTACGATAGCCTTTGCATTCTTTTCAATCTTCTTAGCAAATGTATTTTTCATAATAATCTCCAGCTCGTTAACCGCATCGAGCCACAGCGGTAATTTCGTTAAAGGAAGCATATTGCTATTCCTTTATTCACTATAATAATATATATTTGAAGAATTA